AGGAAAAGCAGGTAGCTATGGGCGTAGCCTACATCCGGCAGCGTTTCGCCCGTGAAAAGTCAATGGACGAGGTAAAGGAGAAGTTCAAGTACTATCCTGATACATCGTTAATGGAAGACGTGGAACCCGTTACTGTAGGCGATGACAAGGAAGATAAGGGTGGGGGAGGCAAAGACCCTAACAAGAGTGCGGCCGAAATAGCCAAGACACGAGCCAATGCCGTCATAGCCAACATCAAGGCGTTCTACGAAGAACAGATGCGCAAGTACCTGGTGTGGGTTACAGAGGTGAACGCCGATGGCGAGAAACTGAGCGAGGGACAGCAGAAAGAACAGATAAACTATCTTCAAAGTCAGATGGAAACCGCTTTGGGTAAAGCCCGTCAGTCTATCGCCACGCTCGACGACGGATGGCAGCAGTTTTACCCGGAAATGTTCAAGGATGTGATGGTAACAGCGGATGAAACTTCAAAGCAGTTGCTGGAGTCTATAGGAAAATCAGACATGAAAGAACTGCACGACCTTTTCTCAAAGCTGTCGGGCGACCTTTCGCGCGAAAACAATCTTACGCTGTCCGAAAATCTCGGTGCTCTGCTCGATCAGATTTTTGCCAACGGCTCGAAGCAGCTACGCAGTGCGGCAGAAAAACTTCTGGCTCAGCAGCGCGAAATTCAGAACATCCTGAATGAGCACGACTATACGGGAGCTGTAGACCGCAGCACGCGCAGTAACTTCGACCGTTTGGGTTTCTTGAATCCTGCCGCCGGCGTGCGTCCGGACTCTAAGGAAGGTCTGCAAACCATGAACACGTCTTTTGGCAAACTGACCACGAAAGCCCGCGCTTCGCTGTCCGATTTGTATCAGATAGATTCTGAAAGTTCCGGCTTCAGGGATAGTTTTCTGAATTTCATCTCGGCAGCTAACGAGGGATTTGATTTCTCCAAACTGAAGGTACAGGAACTGAAAGCCTTGTACCTGGAGCTTATTAAGTACACCTATGAGTACTCGGCAGCCCAGAAGAAAGAAGATGACGAACGAGACAAACTGAATACCTACCGCTGGCAAAACACCGCCGAATACAAGGAGTTCCAAGACAAACTACCCGGCATGGAGCAGTACGTCGATGTAATGGGCGGTTATCGCAACTCGGCACAGCGCATGGGAATGAAGTCGGTCTCAGCTACCGACCCCGAACTGGCACTGATGCAAGCCCGCCTGGACTTCGCTAAGCTGTACTATAAGTTCCTTGAAAAGCACGAAGCTACAGATAGTCAGAAAGCCGAAGCACGCCGTCAGATAATGGAATCGCAAGCGGCATACGCAAAGAAGCTCACAAGCGACATGTTCGAGCAATACAACGCACTGATGGGCTTCATGAATCCGCTGCAAACCTTCGGCGAATCGGTAGGCGACGCTTTCGCCACTATGACCGAAAACGCATCCGAAGGTCGCAAGGCTTTGAGAAACGCATTGAAGCAGATGATAAAATCGTTCGCCACAAATACGTTGCAAATGATTAACCAGCAACAGATAGACCGTGCGCAGACCACTGCCCATTACACCCAGCTTTTATTGATGCAGCAAGCGTTCGGCAATGCGCAGGTAACAGGTGAAGCGGCTATCGGAGCAGCTAAACTTCAAGTTCAGAACGCGAATAATCTGAATGAACAACAGTTGGAAGCCATCCACCAGAAAGTTCTCGCCGCCCTCCGTTCGGCAGGTATCTTCGGATGGTGCGTGAGTACGCTCGGCCCCATCGCGGGTCCAATTGCCTACGGCGCAATGATGTCTATATTGTTGGGATTGATCAACTTTGCGGTCGGTAAGATAGGGGACAGCTCTACCAATACAAAAACCGCTAAAGCTACAAATCAGAAAGTAGTGTCGGGTATGCTTACCTACGATAGTGGTAACGTGCAAGACCTCCGTCCGTACGTGTCGGATAGCGGAGAACTCTTCTGGGCTAACCCTGACGACGGCAAACCGCACGAAGGCGTAAGCCTGCTTACCATGCCTACAGCCACCACCATAAACGGACAGCCCGCATTGGTAGCCGAGAACGGTCCGGAACTGGTAATAGGACGTGAAACCACGCAGGCCATGATGATGAACAATCCCGCACTGCTGAAAGCTCTCGTAGCGTTCGACCGCAATCACTCCGGCCGTCACGCTTACGATGCGGGGAACGTATCTCAAGCAGCTGTAGATTCTACAAACACAGATGCGGTAGTATCTAATAACACCGCAACAAACGCGGCTCTGCTGCAAGCCGTAAACGCATTGCTACAACGCCTTAACCAGCCTATCGAGGCAAAGATAGACATGTATGGCCGCGGTAAGCTGTACGATAGCATGACGCGAGCCAGTCAGTTCATGAAAAACAAGTAGCACACATTTTTAATTGGTATATTGAAGAGTCGTTTCGCCGTGAGGCGAGGCGGCTCTGTTTTTTTTACGTACACCGCAGTCGGTACATTTTAAAGCATACCGCAGTCGGTACATTTTCTGTTTGCGTCAGCATCGGTATTTCACGCACGCATTAGTCTAAGCATTTGGAAGCGCAGAAAAAGCGGTCTAAAACCGTCCTAAAAAGTCAAAAGTCCAAAAATCTACCGTTTTTTAAACTACTCTATATAAATTTTGCCAATTCTTTCTCAACCCCAAATTCAAAATCCCCCGACCTCTACCTTTAAGTTAGTAGCATTAACGGTATATGCTAAAACTCTGAACTTCAATAAAATAAAATGCTACGGATTCAATGGAAAACAGATGGTGTATGGCGTATTTTTAGCGTAAATGGTATACTTTTTATATATGTTTCTTCTTCACGTCTGTATATTTCTAAAAAAAATATCACTTTTTAGACTTTTCATCCGTAAATGCGTGAAAACCAGAATAAAAAACGCTTTTTCAAAATATTCAATAGGCGGACAGCGGGCGGTTTCTGAATAAACTTCTCTCTCCTTTTTCAAACTTCTCAAGAGGGTAGGAGAGTGGCGACAAAAACAAAAATGGACTTTTCATATCATGTTTGGACTTTTTCGGCTACCAAAGTCCATTTTTTACTTTGCCGATTCTCTTTTGATGTTTCAGTTATAGATATATCTCGTGAAAATCTAAAATAATAGCTGAAATATGTATTTTATTGATTCTATATTGTGAAAACTAATTTTAATTATTAATTTTACAACGCAAAACAATAGCTGAAATATGTTTGACGAAGTTTGTTCCATTTACGCCAGTGCTACCGACAATTGCGGTAGGTACGTAGACATGGAGACGGGCGAGTGCATACAGCAGATGTCTATCCGTGAGTTCTGCCTTACAGACAGATGGAAGCCGTACGTGCAGCGTCTTCGCTCCATGCGGCAGCAGTATGGCTCGGCCGCAAAGAAGATGCCCGAATACATAGACACAAAAAAGCGTTTGCCAGGTGCTACGCTTAGCGGACTCTTTGGCTTGTGGGAAGACGAAAGTCTGACTAACCCAGGCCGTCGTCTGATGGTTTCGCGCCGTGAAACACACTTGCAGCATCATACCGGATGGCTCGCTATAGACATAGACCTGGCCGACAATGCGCATCTGTCTAACTTTGACAACGTGCGCATGGTGTGCGGTTATCGTCCGGAAATAGCATTGCTTATGCGCAGTTGCTCCGGCACTGGGTATTTCGGTCTGGTCAGATTGGCTTACCCTGATCGACACAAAGACCAGTTCAAAGCTTTAATAAAGGAATACGCTTCCGTAGGCATAAATATAGACAAGGCTTGCGGCAATATAGGCCGTGTACGCTTTGCGTCGTGGGATGAGCCGGAAAACATATATATAAACGAGAATGCTACGGCATACTGCGGAGTGGCCGATATGGTGGTGATGCCCTCGCCCAAGCCCCGGTTTACGAACCAGTCTGGACAAGCCGCAGCAAACTCTGACCACCAACCGGGACAGATAGGCTATTGGCAAAACGACACCCCCGACATAGTGCTGCGTAAGGCCCGTGTGCTGGTACGCAAGATAGAAGCCAAAGGTGTAAATATAATAGGCAACTATGATGATTGGATTCGCTGCGGCATGTCTCTTTATCGTGTGTGTCCCAATGAAGGGTACGAAATGTGGAAGAGAGTCTCCCGTTTCCGTCCGCCCGACGCAAACCACGGACATCACGAATCAGACTTCGTGCGGCCATGGCAAACCTTCGGTCGGTACAATTACTCGCCAAATACGTTTTTTAAGTTTTGCAAGGAGGCGGGTGTAACGCTAAGCCGAGAAGAAATGATTGAAATATATAGCTGACAGCGCCCCGCAGGATTGCCGCAAGCGGAAGTATAGTGCATGAAACTTGTTTACATGTTCATACGCCGGAATGTGTAAAAACACGGCTTTTTCAGCGTTTTTGCGTGTTTACCGCGTATTTACTTCGTATTTACTTTGTATTTACTTCTAAGCCAGTGGTCGCTCATTCGCTGTATTTCTCGGTATTTTTTAAGAAATTAAAATAAAAATATATGACAATTGTAGCAATAATAGGTCCTAGCGGAGCTGGAAAAGACACCGTAGCCGACATCATAGCCGATATGACGGGCTTTGAAAAACTGATTTCGTACACTACACGCCCAATGCGTGAAGGCGAAAAACAGGGTAGGGAACACCACTTTGTAGGGCAATGTATCACACCTCCTGAAAAGCGTTTGGCTTATACCGTTTACGGCGGCTATGAGTATTGGACCACCATAGAGCAGCTGAACAACCATGCCGTTTACGTGATAGACGAGGAAGGCTTGCGCTCGCTGCGCCAGCGATTTCCGGAAATAGACATTGTTACCGTATTTGTTACCGCCAAAGAGAGTGTTCGCTTTGAGCGTGGCGTAAGTCCGCAGCGCATAGAAAGAGATAGCAGTCGCCTTAGTACTACTAACATCGGCTGTTATGATCATGTGGTGATAAACAATGAAAGCTTCGAAGCTCTTTTTGACAAGGTATCATTTGTGGCCGAGCGCATCATGTCTGTTCTGTAAATAGCATAAAGAGAAACCATGTTTTATCTGTTAAACAATAAACTAAAATACATAAGCAATGAAATTTGTAAACCCGCACGCGGAATGGTGGAAGCAACAGAACCCTATACGGCAGATAGCCAGAGTAGGCAGAATCTGCTACAAAAGCAAAGGCAAACAGCCCGACCCCGCAATGAGCGAAGAGGAAACTGAAGCGTTTATAGACAAGCGCGACGAGCAGCGTTGTCTGGGCTTCTGGAAGTCGGGACACCGTTCAATGTACCGTCACGGTTCCGTGTACTTTTTTGTGCCTAACGATTCTCGTTTGCCGGGCAACATCTGGGCGTGCTTCATAGCATCTCCCTTTATAGACTATGTGGCCGACGGACACCGCGTCTTTATCAGTACCAACATGCAGTACTATAATGAGCACGCCAACCTTCAGCCTATACTTGAGCCTTATGTGGTAACAGAGGAGAAATTCATAGAAAAGGCCTTGAAGCTGCAATGCACCGATGCCTTGATGCTGCTGCGCATGACGTTGGTTGTAACCACACAGCGCATCCAGGGAGAGTCTTACAACCGCAAGTCGCCCAATAACATAGCGCAGGAAAGTACCCGATACGTAAACCTCGCGAAGAAAGACGGCGTGATGATATGCCGCCCGCACTGGGAAGCTAAAGCTAAATGGTATCAAATTTTGGCTTCGCATTTCGGTTATTGGGTAGCCGAGAAGGTTTACAAGTTCTTGCTGTTCACTGGGCTTCAGCCCGAAGATGCCCGCGGCAACCTTACGTATAACACTTATACCCTGATTGGCTATACCTACAACTTGCTGGAGTGGCGGCACATAATGGATATGCGCCTGCGCAATACCACGGGCAGAGCGCATCCTGATGCCCGCATATTAGCAGAGCGCATCAGCGAAGCCATTAACGGACGTATGCGTCAGTATATCCCCGATTTTGAAATTTAACACATTAATCATATTAAACATGAAACTGTATATAAAGAAACTGCATGAAAAAGCGCAGATACCGGTAAAAGCCGTAGGCCATGAAGCCGACTTCTGCTATGACTGCTATGCCGTAAGCGAAGAAGAGTTGGCGCCGGGCGTATGGAAGTACCGCCTTGGTTTTGCCGTGCAACCAATCAATGAGTTCGACGGCACGCACATTCGCGGCATTCGCTTAAAGCCTCGCTCGTCGATTTGGGAGACCGGCATGGTACTTTCATGTTCCGAAGGCACAATAGACGAAATCTACACCGGAGAGCTTTCAGTGGTATTCTATCATGTCATGCCAAACATGCCGCGCTACCGTGTAGGCAACAAGGTATGCCAGATGTGCCTTGATAGAACCGAGGCTCTTGAGTTCATAGAAGTACCGCAACTGCGTAAAACCGCCCGCGGCGACCACGGGTACGGCTATACCGGAAAGTGATACATAATTGGGATTATGTTTAATTCATCTAAAAACGCTCATATATGTCACGTAAAAACCCTGATCCTAAAAAAGAAGCCGCGGCACGTTCACTGCCTACCGCTTATACGGTAGATTTTAAAGATGTGCCTGCCGAAAAATATACAAAAGCCCTGAGTACGCTTTTTGCTGATTCTGCGTTCGATGCCGAGCTCTCCAAAAGAAATCAGCTGGTACGCTCGGCCGACCGTCTGCCGTACGGTTCCGCCCAACTGTCGGGCCTAATAAACGCCATCCGTCAGCGCGATCGCCGATTGGCGGATATTATCTACGCCACTGTCGTTCAAGCCAACATTCACTCTGATGTGCAGTGTGACTTCCTTTCGTTCGGTACGCTGCTGCGCTACTTTGTAGACTACACCGTGCCTGATATGGAAGAGCGCGTAGACCGTTTGGCGTGTAATCTTGACCGCATAACTTTTCTGGCCGATATGATACAATCGCTCATGATAGACGTGCAGTGTGACATGAAAGGCATTTTCGGCAGCGGCATTGAGTTCCGGCAGTTTGATGCGGTAAGCCATGTACTGCGGCAGATGCAGACATACTTTGACGCTACATGCTCTAAAACCGCGCCTGAAGCCGACCGCAATCTTTACATGGACTACGCAAACTCTATAAACGACTATTTAGAGAAGCGTATGCGCACTTTTTCCGACAAGTACCGCAAGCTGCATCCCGCATCGTTTACACGCACTCCCGGCGATATGGCCGAAGCGTTGACCGACTATTTCAATATGAGTTACGATACCGCAAAGCAGTGTATCAGTCGTACCGAAACGGGAGGCTTCTACATAGATCTCGCCAAGGTACTGAAGCCGCTCACAGCCGAGCAGTTCCGCAAACTGCTGCGCGACGTGGACGGTAGCGTAGACCTCTATGCCCGCACACCTTCGCAGAAGGACAGCTTTACAGTGTCAGACATCATATTAAGTCAGTACAGAAAGAAAAAGTAATAATCTAACAGAGTTTTAAAAAAGCCTGCCATGCCTAATATTTATCTAAGAATGCAGAAGAGTCGATGCCAGTTTTTCAGGTATCGCGATCCGCACCGCAAGTTGCATCCGCACGAGCCTCTTGTGTTCAACGCTTACACACCTGAGTTTTTCATCATGCGCGGTTCGCTCACCAACCCTGGAGCGTTGACACGTGGAGTAAACACGGAGTGTTTTTCGCAGCAGCAATGGATAAACATGATGCACGGCAGGCATCCGCTGGGCGGCGGCACGGTACTTAGGCGAGACTGCACGGAGTATCTCACGTATGCCGAAGCCCTTAACCTGTGCGGGCAGGTAGATTACGAAAAAAGCGTCAATGAGGATTTTCTGTGTATAAAACTACCATCGGAAGTAGAGGTGATAGACACCGTACGCACCGTTACTCCTTCGTGGAGCCTCGATCGTCACGGAGTGCGGCAACTGAAGGAATTGCTCGATAATGATTTCAAGCGCAGCGTAGTAGAATGGGCTTTGGCCACGTTCGACTACTGCACCGAAAACAACCGCATAGTAGCACGCGGCAAATCGGCAATGCTTGAGCGGTATCTTATGCGATACGGCATTGAACCCACCACCGACGAAAAAGACAGCATAAGGCGTGTGGTGGAAAGATGGATAGGCAGCAGCCACAATTTCTTCAAATCTTACTCCTGCCTTGACATGAGGTACGAAGACTCTGACGAAGACTCTCGACGCATAGACGAAATAAGGTGGTTAGACTGATAAAGTCTAAACAACTATTAAAGTGATTATTAAAATATATTAAAAAACAGCCATTATTTTTCTCCAGCATGAATTTAGCAGATAATTGCCGTGAAACTTTCCTTGAAGGAGTTTCTGATTTGTATCTATATCCGTGTTCGGCGAGCCGTTTGCCTATACCTTTCAGTGTGCCGCAAATACAGAGCATGGCCGATTGCCAGTTTGCCGAACCCGCGCTGCATGTATCACTCAATAACGAGGAGTACGTGCTTGCTGATAAAATGACCGTAAAGGTCACATCTAATATTATGTCGTTAGGCACCGTTTATAGCACTAAGATAACCGCAGATATTACCTACGGTAAAGATAATGTGCGCAAAATAGCCCCTAAACTGCAAGCCGAAGACCATTACGTTGTACTTCGTAAGGTAGACGGCACATTTGTACTGGGCTACACTCTACCCGGCACTTTCTCGTTTCTGTCGTCCGACGATATGGACGGAGATTCACACACTTATAATATAAATGTAAGTTTGCAGTCGATGTCAGACTTTATTCCGGTAACGATAAAATAGACATTTTTTATTGTTTTTGTTTTTTCTTCATAGCATTGCCAGCGCCGTGGTCCGGGAGGATAGCGGCGTTTTTTTTGTCCGTATCAATTTAGGTGCGGCATCTACCTTTGTGTCAGAGAGCAACACAGTAAAAAGGTTGTTCTTTCAGGATAACACGATACAAACTACACACAAACACACATCAACTAAATGAAAGGCTTATTTGAAATACTTACAGAAAAGAAGTGGATGGTAAGTCCTGACTTCGTGCATGGTATTCGCAAGTCGCTTGAGCATAATCTGAACACTCATGCGGCTTTTAGCAAGCCGGAGAAAAACTGCGGATATGTCACAGCCATGTCTGCTGATGGCTCAATCTATTACCCAGAGGAATATCAGATTTCAGAGGATGGCAAGCAGGTCAAGCCTAATTGGGCTTTAGACTTTGAAAAGGAGCAGACCTTTCCGTTCGTCTCGGTTCTCACCGTCGATGGTCCTATCACTCGCAATGGTGGTGCTTGCTCTTACGGATCAATCGATCATCGCAACATGATGATGCGAGCGGCCAACCATCCGCTTTGTCGCGGACACGTTTTCATTATCAATACCCCTGGCGGTTCGGCCTGGGCGAAGAATGATTACGAGCAGGCTATTCAGTACGCACGTTCTTTGAGTCAGCCCGTCATTGCTTTTGTCGATGGCATGTGTGCTTCTGCCGGAATGTACCTTGCTTCGCTCTGTGACGAACGCTACTATATGCACTCCCGAGATGAAATTGGCTGCATAGGCGTGATGGCGGCATTTTACACAGAAGCCGATGGCAGCACCAACAAGTACACCAATGAGACTTATCATGAACTATACGACCCCGAATCTTTCGACAAGAACCGTGCGTACCGTGACATTGCCAACGATGGCAAAGATGCCGAACTCATAAAGGAGCTGGCAGAACTTGGTGTAGAGTTCCGTGCTGACGTAAAAAAAGCCTGCCCCGGCGCTACTGACGAGCATCTGCACGGCAAAATGTTTAACGCCGAAGATGTTACAGGAATACTCATGGATGCGCAGTCTGATTTCTTCAGCACCATCAAGCGTGCTTTCGACCTTTATAGTGGGGAAGCTGAACCTATAAAGCGCACAGTCGCAGCCCCTACGCAGCCAGCGGTTAAGACCGATACAAACACTACAGCTACAAACACAAACACCAACATAGTGAACATGGAGAATTATCCACTTATCAATGCCGCTTGCGGATTGAAGGCAGGAGAGATTGCCGTAACCGAAGAGGGCGCGTATATGAACGCCTCGCTTCTTGACAGTCTTGAAGCCAACATGAAAGCAAGTGAGCAGAAGGTGACTAATGCGGAGCAGAAAGCCACCGAAGCGGAAAACGCTCTCGCAGCATTGCAGAGTAAGTTCGACGAACTATCCGCCCAATTAACCGCAGCCGTCGAAGCAAAGGAAGTCGCGAAAAACGCACTGACCAAGGCTAACGAGGCTCACAGTAACGAACTTGAAAAACTAAAGGCGCAGAACACCGAGGCAGCGAACAAGAAAGACGAAGAACTCAATGCCGCCGTAGCAGCTAAGGATCAAGCCGAAGCGGAACTGAAGGAAACTAAAGACGCTCTAGCTACAGCGCAGCAGTCGCTTACCGACGCCAAGGCGCAGGTAGCCGAACTGGCCAACGAAGCGGGCGGAGAACCCGGAGCCGGAGCTGCACCTAAAAGCAACGGCGAGGGAGCTAACGTTAAACACGCACAAACAGCTTATCCCACATGGAACGCAGCCGACCCCGTAGCGTCTAAAAAGGCTATCGAGGAATACAAGCGCAAAAACGGTCTGGGATAACCCCTGACTTGACACACACCAAACACAAAACAAAACACGACACACACAACACAAAAACTAAACAAGACTATGCCAACACCTAAAAACTTTATTGGTATCAGCGCACTTCAGGAAGTGGCTAACCAAGTATTTAAAAGCGTAGTACAAGGTCCGTCGTACGTCAATCCTGAGGAAATGAAACGTCTCGGCATCAGAACTATCAGCGGAGTGCAGTTTAAGCGTACTACAAACGTCTTTGTCCGTAAGGGCGGTACTACACGCCGCAAGGATGCGAATCCTACAATGAAAGGTGAAATCGGTTTCTTGAAAGAACGAGTTTTGACCGTCAAGCTCGCTTGGTTTAGGGGAACTGATAATATCGATCGCTACGTCGAAACAGTACACTCTGCGGGAGCCCTTGGTGCATACCCGTTGTCTACGGTAGCTACCGAAGCGGTGCTTAAAACTCATGCCGACGACCTTTATAACAATCTCTGGTGGGGAGACATCGACAACGATGTTCCCGGAGCTTCCGACGAGAAGAAAGCCATGGGTCTTTACGATGGTTTCTGTACCGGTATCAAGCACGATATTGAGGACGGTATCATCAGCGAAGCCAACGGCAACCTTATTCACTGCGAAGCCATTTCAGCCCCGGCCGACGAAAAAGACTCTTCGGCTTATAAGAACTTCCGCGCAGCTTACATGAAGCTCGATCCGCGTATGCGCCGCCAGAAGGTTTACGCCTACATGACACCCGAAACCGCTATCAATATTTCAGACGGTTACGCTCTTCAGTCGTTCGGTACACACAAGCTGAACGTTGTAGATGGCGGTAACTACGTTATTCCGGAATTGCCGCGACTTATCATCGCTCCGGTAGAAGGCCTCGGTGTGGGAGACCGTATTATCTTCTCTATCGAGGGTAATCTTGCGTATGCAGTAGACTCTGAAGGCGACAGCACTTTCGTAGATGTTCAGTTAGGTTCTGACACCGATACAAGAGACATCGTATTCCAGTGTCAGAGCCTGTGCGGGTGCTATGTAGAAATCCCTTATTCCTGGGCGTTCGCCATTACAGACGGTTCTTTGGAATGCACTGACTTCGTTTCGGGCGACTACACCAACTCTAACCTTACCGTAACGGTTGCAAAGGCTAACACTCAGGATGCCGGAAATATCGACGGAAAGGTCAAGGTAGACGGCGTAGAGTACTCTAAACCTATTGAAACCACTCCTAACCAGATTGTGTCACTTGAGGCAACCGACGGAACAAACTTCAAGTTCAGTAACTGGAGCAACGGTTCTACCGAAAAGAAGATCCAGATCACAGCCTCCGGCATGAGTATGGGCTTCACCGCCTTCTTCAAGAAGAACGGCTAACGTGCCGCGAGATTAGAAAAGTTTTCATGACTCTATAAATCTCTCTCAAAGAGCGGGGCGGGACTCCTGACCCGACGGAATACGGAACCACCGCCCCGCTCATCTTTTCAGTAACACACACTTTATAAAACAACGTAAAAACTTATAATAATATGGCAGAACAAGTAACATGTCCCGAGATCAAGGACATCCTCGCGGCTAACGAATGTCTGGAAAACTTTGGTGGCCTTGGTATCAATGTCTATGCTTTCAATAAAGCCGACCTCAAGGCTCCTTTGAAGGCAGAAAAGAATATCTACCCAACCTTGACTTCTGAGTCGTTCAACACGGGTAAAGGTCTCTACAAATTCGAGTGTAAGGAGAGTAGTCAAGGCCACACTTTTGAGTCGCTTGGCCGCAGAAAAGGTTTCAAGCAGCAGCTCGACTATGTGCTTGAGAGTGTAAACGCAGAGTCGGCAGAAGTGGCTCGCGCCTTGAACAACCTCGACCTTGGTTACATCATCCAGGATGGAGAGAAGAGTATTCTCGTGTACGACTCTCAGCATAAGTTTGAGTACGCATCAGGCGGAATCAAGGGCGACACAGGAAAGAAAGCCGAGGATGACCGTCAGGTAGAGCTGAGCGGAACTCTTCAGCCTACAACTTACGGACGCTATGAGATTGCCGAGCCTGAGACTGGCGGCTGGGATTCACTCCTCGCGTCAAAAAAAGTGTAAGCGATATTGAGACCCAGAGCGACAGCAATATCGCCACACAGCAGCTCGATGATGCCGACTCTTCTTTCTTTAGTGTAAGCGACGGAGAGGAAAGTGCAACGGCAAAGAAGAGCAAGAAGTAATCGCTCAAAAAAAGGAGATTATTTTATAAATATAACTTGTTCCTGCATCAATCCTTTATACATAAAAGGTATTGATGCAGGATTTTTTATTCCATAAATATTAGCGTTCTGATATTTTTATCCTAAAATTAGCGTTTTTAATATCAAATGAAAACAAGGGGAAATAAATATGTTTAATTTTACAATTAGGAATACTCTTTTTATGACATTATTGTAAAAGTAGGACAACTAAAAATATAGGATTTATGGAACTAAGACATTTACGCTCTTTTTTGTACATTGCTGAGACAAAATCGTTCAGCATGGCAGCTACACGTTGTTGTGTCACCCAATCGGCGGTGAGCCAGCACATTCGCGCTCTGGAGGATGAGTTGGGCTGCAAGTTGCTTATCCGTACATCGCACGGCATCATGCTTACTGAAAGTGGCGAAGCCCTATTGCCTCGCGCCAAGGAAATTCTGAAGCAGACTGAAGACTGCAAAGAGCAAATCAACGCCCTCAACAATTGCATGACGGGCGAATTGCGTATAGGCGTAGGCTCGTTCATAGCTCCATATATTCGCATGGCGGCATTGATATTCATGGAGAGATATCCCAACGTACGTATCAATGCCGACTTCACCAAAGCATACATTCTCAACCAATCGCTAAGAGCGCACATGTTAGACCTCGCCTTTACTATGAATATGGCTTACAGCCACGAAGGAATAGAGACTACACCCTGCATACCTTTTAATGTATATGCCATCATGCGCGACACCCATCCGCTTGCTTCGCTCCCGAAGGTATCGTATGAAGACATCCTAAAACACCCCATCATCATGCCCGATGTAGGCGAACGTGCGATAGAAACCTTTCAGCAAAACATCCAGCGCGACCTGTACAAACTCAATATCAAGTGCATTATCAGTGACCCCGACGAAGCCCTCGCCTCGGTGGAAGAAACCAAGTATGTAACCTTTATGCCCAAACTCTACCTACGCAACCACCCTACCCTTGTGGCACGCCCCATAGTTGGACTCGAACAGCAGTTAATGAGCAACGCCCATTGGATGCAAGACGTACCAAAGAAGCGAGCCGCGCAACTATTCCTCGACATCATCCGTGATGAAGTAGTGCCATACATTTCCATAGCCGAAGAGTCGCGGGGAAAGTTTGCGCTTCCACGATAACCATTAGAATATCTTATATCAACCCAAGCCTCACGTTAGCAGCGCGAGGCTTTTTTATTCTCGCATTAGCCGAAATTATATGTTATATCACAGCAAGAACACTTAATTGAAAAAACTTCACTTCCGCTACTTTCTCGCCTAACTTTACAACAAGTTCAATAATGGACGAAATCACAAACACAAAACACTATGCAGATTAAAACTAACGACGGCAACTACGATGTTGCCAGCAAGGGACTTGGTAACACAGCTCTGGGTCTCGGCATCGCAGGTTTAGCAACAAGCCTGCTGGGAGGCGGTGCCTCACTTTTGGGTGTCGGTAAAAACAACGGCATGACCGCCAACCCTACCGACCCTGACGCGCGTTTCGTGACAAAGAGCGAAACCAACCTTATTCAGGAGAACAGCACTCTGAAGACCGAACTTGCAATCCAGAAGAGCGAGAACTACACCGACAAGAAGCTCGTGGAGGTAACACAGTATCTCGACACGAAGTTGCGCCGTGTGGAAGACAAGGTAGACGCAAACAAGGATGCACAGCAAGCCATCAACGCGCGACAGATGGCATACAATGCGGCAGCCAACGCCAGCATCGACGTGCTCAAGTCGCAGGTAGCATCGTTGTCGAGCGTGACCAAACTGTTCATCCCTTCAACCAATGTATGCCAGACAGGTTGCGGTTGCGGATGCAATCAGTAAGAGAACGTGGTAATCCAGCTTTATATATATAAATATGGGATATAAGAACTCACAGATTTTGGCAGCGGTCGTGTCCGAGTGGGCACGTCCTGCCATTTCGCAGATAGCCGCGGGCAACCTCATGCGTCTGCCCATGCTTCAGTCCTTGCAAGCCGCCATCGGCTCGTTAGGCATCGTCAGCGGCGGCTATGCCATACAGAAAGATCTTGACCCGCTCATCCAACCCATCGTCAACTCGCTCATTACGCCCATGCTCGCCCGATATTTCGGGCATATACCCGAAGAGAGCATACCGCAGATGGCGCACGACATAGTGGAGAAGATGCGCGACAATGGATCGCTGTCTGTGCTTGAAGGCATGGTAACGTTCGAAGAGGAAGACCTCGCCGAACTTGCGGATCTTCTTGACAAGAACCTACCCGTGGGGCAGACACCAAGCTATCAGGTGAAACACTAAACAGAGTAAAAAACCAGCGGCGGCAAGCATCGTCGCTATATTAAAACAGAAACAATCATGAACAAACGTACCATTCCGGCTATCATTACAGCCACACTTGCGGCAGGTGCCACCACCGCCGCACCTTATTATGATGTCAACATCACACAGCAGCTCTGCACGCCGGCTTGCGTAGACGAAACACCCGTGTTCGCTCCGCAGTTCTCCGTAAAGAGCATCGCCAACGTAGGCACATCGCAGTATATCATCGTCATTCACGTTGAAGGCGTGGTGAACTACATTCCATGCAACTGCTCTTCGTGCTGCACACGCTCGCAAGTAGTGTCGCAAGACTTCACTATACCCGTGTTCAGCGCCACTGCCATCAACTCGGCAACAATAGCAGTAGGCGCCGTGCAAAACGGCATAGCACGCATATCATGTTGCAACTGCTCAAAGACCTTCGTGTCCGACTGCCCCGTAACGCTCACCCTTGCAGCTACCGCATAAAGCCATGATAGTTCTGATAGCCATAGCCACCATGATAGCCGCCACGCTCGCCCAACATCTCGGGCTGGCCGAAGCCATTGCCCATGTTGTCGATAAAGTAGCGTCGTGCTCTCAGTGCTTCACTTTCTGGGTCACGATGTCGGCATTGCTCTACCTCGGCCACGATGTCTACGCATCGGCGCTGGCGGCTATTGCGGCGGCATATCTGTCAAACTGGTTCGTGTTGCTTTTGCTTATTCTTCAACGTAAATTCACGCAGCTATATGAAAAAGAAAGACACACCACCGACCGCCCCGACCACTAAGGCAAAGGCAGAAAGCAAGCCACAAACGCAAACTTTCTTCCCGACGTTGTACGTTTCTGTGCGAAAAACACTACTTATCCCACATTTTCGGGGCATTTGCCCTACATGTTAAACATAATAAAGTACAAAAAAGATGAATTACAAACAGATTATCGAACAGGCTCGCGCCAACGGCATGGCTACAGAGAAGAAAATGTGGGCAGCAGTAGAAACACTCTCTGCCGACCTCCTTGCGCTTGAACAGACCGACCCCAAACTCTACTGGCACATATTGCGCCGTCAGCACGCCGTGCTCTACGGCCGTCACTACTCAGAGAAGATGGCCAACCACGATGTTAACGCCCTTGTCTATAGCGGCATGTACGACGAAGAAGGTATGCCCACTGACGAAGGTGCACATTGGAGTCGTGCCAAGGTGGACGAGTTGACTAAAGGCATGAAGTTTCACGCTAACGTCAACCCTTGGGACAAGTACGTCGCCTTCAACTCCATGTATGCCGACCTCTGCGCTTGCATGAGCGAGGAGGAGATTATCAAAGCCGCCTACGCCTTCTATTTCTGCGATGACGACTGGCAACCATGCGAAGACGACTGCACAAAGATATGGGACTACAACGCCCTGCACGCCACACTTTAACATTTACATTCGTTTTCTTCAAGCCACTTTGCGTCAATCATATAATCCGCAGAGTGGCTTTTTATGCTTTTCAACATAAATGCAAAATATTTCAGCCATATTTCAATATTAATAATTATAATTCAGTTATATTTGTAGCAGATTTACAATAGCTCATATATTAGATGTGAGATAAAAAGCATAATTAGGCTATGCAAAAAAACAAAAGAGATACTTTATTGTGCCACCAACGGGGTAGTGTGAATCTTGCACTGCCTCGTTCTTTTAACGAGTGCACCACGCAGCAGCTCGAAATGATAGGACGTGTGATACGGGAACGTACCGAGCGTGCTGACCGCTACCACCCCTTCTCGATGCAGGACGTTAAGATAGCTTGCTTCTTCCTGCTGTCCGACATTGAGATACTGAGTTACCCCGACGAATCGCTTCCGCTAGAGCAGCAGAGCTATCTGTGCCGCCAGCACGCCAGCCGATACCGTCGCCGTAAACGCATGGCTTCGCGCTTTCGCCGCCAGCCCGATGCCGACGAGGGCGAGACTTTCCGTCTGTACCTGTGGCAGATAAACTATTTCATCTCTCCACGCCCTAAAACCAAAGACACCAAAAGCGCGGAATACCTTAGCGCCGGAGCCGGAGTGCTGGACTGGATGAATGAGACATCGCTAACTCGTTTCCCCTACCCCACACTGAAACGCCGCCCTATCGATAAATGGCTGCGTCCCAAAAAACTTGAATTTCAGGGACCCGCCCCCGAGATGGACGGATTCTCATGGCAGCAGTACCGCCTTGCGGCAGACCTCATGGCTCAGCACATACGCCTATCGAACAACCTGCTGAAGATGCAGCATCGCGGCACCTTTACCGAGCAGCAGCTAAGCACGCAAGCCGAGAACGCCGATATAGCCCGCGCCATGTTTCTGGCTACCATATTCACCCGCCGCATATCCTATACCGATGCCGCCACACAGACCATGCGCCACGATTTCCGCTACCACTCCAGCCAGCACAAGGACAACGCTCCGTACTTCCGCCGTTTTCCCGACCATCAGTGGCAGCCCATCATGCTATGGTGGAGCGGCATGATGCAAATCCTCTCCGCCCGCTATCCGCATGTGTTCCGCACGCAGAATCCCACGGATCACGCACGTCATGCCACACCGCTTGAGCTGTACACCGCCACGATAGCCACCATGCAGAAGTATGCTTCGCTTACGGAAACTCAGACCAACGACCAGCTTTACAGCATCACGCTTGAGCAGCTGGAGCGTATCTGCAAGGAGAACGAAGAGCTGGAGCGAATACGCAAGAAGTAGGATGCAGATAACATATTAACCACACGATTGATTTACAGAAAACAATGAAAGCTTGTTCAAAAACAAAGGTGTTAGCGTCGATTTGCAACCGTCACGGCATTAACCTCTATCATCATCAGCTTGACGGAGCTTCATGGCAGATTTGTGCCGGAGGCTATGTCGTAAATGGATATTCGGATGGGCGTTCACTTTTTGGTTTGTTGCGTGCCATGGATGTTACTCTTGTTTTTTTGCTGAAGTATGGCTCTTTTCCGTGGAAGCTTTTGGGCTACGAGCGCAATATTACATGGCGCGAAGAAAGTCATGCGATAATGCCATTAGCAGAGCCATTGCACGATGGAGACCAAAAGCTTTACACTTATTACGACAAGGAAACGGATGACTGGATGCAGCGTTATTATGATTTGAAAAATTCATAAACAATGGAACCATAGTATTAACAACACGATTGATTTATAGAGAATATGAGAACAATAAAATTTAAAGGAAAGTGCACCGCACCGGAGTTTTCCGGCAAAACAGTTTGCGGCTCTCTGCTTCAGTTCCCTGACGGGACAGTGAGAATCTTAGTGCACAACCGCGATAAGGTGTTCGATTACTTCACGGTTGCCCCGCAGAGCGTCTGCCAGTTCACCGGATTCTTCGACAAGAACGGCAGAGAGATTTACGAAGGAGACATACTGCGGTCTGATAAGTACCCTTTCAGCTCTATAGGCGAGGGTATCTACGAGCGCGATAACTATTACGGCATTGTCTGCTGGGGTGAAATCGAAGCATCGTTTTACATGGCTGCGCTCAAGAACCCCGATTCGGAAGTTTCCGGGGTTAGCGATGGAATATGCAATCCTATCTCGCAAAAAAATTTGCAGCATTTTGAGGTAGTAGGCACCGTGCACAGCCCCGAATGGCAACGGAAGTTGGATCTGAAAGACGAATAACCTCATGAAAGCTCGACGCATAAAACGCCTAAGAAAAGTTGTAGCGAAAGCCGATTATTACCGTAGAAGATATATAAAACTGCTTGACGCTCTCAGCGCATGGAGTCATTTTTACGACTTCAAATGCGATCCGTTTTTCGTTGGCCGTGAAAAAGCCGAATATAACAAGCGTCTTTTCAACCGTAATGTTCCGCGTTTGCGCAGAAAAGCCGAATGGTATAAAGCGAAAACGAGAGACTTTACAAGTAACTTAACATACCCGATATAATGAAAGCCAGAATCAAAAACAAAATTTTTAATAACAGATACCGAATGAACTATACGCTTGGGCAGGTTTTCGAGGCCGTAAGAGGAACTATTTTCTGGATGCGCCCCGGAAACGGATATAAGTATTTCCTGAGTTACCAAGACGGAAAGGTTTATAAGACAGTAGACGGTGGAGTCATAAATGGGCCTGTTGGTTGTTTCGTAATTGGTGATAGTCGACTCCGGTCTCTTTTGGATTTTGCAAGGCGAAAGAACAGAAAAACAAAACGTAACCGACAATGATTAATGCAGAAGACCTTAGAATAGGCGACATTGTGCAGACAAACAAAGACTGCATGTTTCCCAAAGACACATTGTGCATCGTTACCGAAATCCATCCCGACCGACAGTATAATGACAAGAAGGGAGTCGTCAGTCTGAAGGCTGTCAACGACGAAGACGACGGTCCCTGGGGGACATGGTGCTGCAACATCGACGGCGTGCCCATCACGCCCGAAATACTTCGCAATAATGACTTTAAGGAAGATGTCGAGGGCAAGTACTTCACAAGACCAATTAAAGCAAGAGCAGGCAGCACCCTTGCCAGATATTTGGCTGTAGAACGAAAAAAATACGCTTGGGCAATATTCATAAAGTATTACAACGTGACAGGCTATGCGTTCTTATGTTATATAAAGTACGTTCACGAACTACAGCTCGCCCTTAAAATAGTGAAATTTAATCCGGAAATGAAAGTATAATGCGGATGAATAAATAAGTAACAAAATAATGACACACATTAAGATTTCAGTGCACCCAGTTAGCCATCGGCTCGAATGGCGCGGATGGAGCGACAGCTTCTCTCCCGCCCTACGGGCTACCGACTACAAGTGTCCGCACTGCATACTGATGGAATATGAGTAAAAAACCGCACACACAACCACGCTATAAGTGCGGCACCGTAACCAAAGACGGCTGCACGTACGGACGATACCCCGACGGCACGCTGTACCGCATATATCCCACCGCGAACCGCCCGTTCGTTACGGTGGTAGACGTGGGCGGCGATACGTACCTCCGCATCCGTCAGGCTACGGAGGCGGGCTACACTGACTGCCCGTGCCCCGGAGTGGCCGACCTGAGCTACCGGTATGAAAGGTTGGGCTACGAGGGGAAAGCGTTCGATTATCGCTGCTGCACGCTTCTCAAACGGCTGTGATATTCGGAACCACAGAGAACACGGAGAGTACAGATGTTCCGCAAGCCTGTATCAGTGTCCTTTGTAGTTACCACCGCACATTTTTTTATTAACGGATTTATAGAAAACAATTAACAATGAGCGACTTTAAGATTTTTGCAAAGACCATCGAGCCTGAAGCCCAGGAACAAGTAAGGCAGATGGCAGATAGCAAGGCTTACTGCGACTGCAAGATTCGCATTATGCCCGATTGTCATGCAGGCAAGGGATGCACCGTAGGCACTGTGATTGAGACCCAAGGCAAGGTTGTGCCCAATACCGTGGGCGTTGACATCGGCTGCGGTATGCACGTCGTTGACTTAGGCTTTGCCGACATCGACTTGCCCTTGCTCGACCGCATCATCAACGACAACATTCCAAGCGGATTCAATGTGCATGAGAAGCCGCTGGTTTCAGATTTGGTTGACCTTATGCAGTACGAAATCACATCGCTGTTACCTCCTTGGAAGCGATTTTTCGATATGGACTACACTATGCGCTCGCTTGGTACCCTCGGCGGCGGCAACCACTTTATAGAGGTGGATGTGGATAAAATCGGGCGACATTATCTCGTGATACATTCGGGTAGCCGCAATTTGGGCGTGAAGGTATGCGACCATTATCAGCAACTGGCAGTAGAGGAATGTGACAACAAAGCAGAACGCAACAACATCATCGTAGCATTGAAAGCCCATGGCAGAGAGAACGAGATAAACGATATGCTGCGCCAACTGAAACCCATCCCTAAAGACATGGCCTACATCAGCGGGCCTACGCTGGGCAATTATTTCAGTGCTATGCGCATGTGCCAGATGTACGCCGAGGTGAACCGCCGACTTATGGCGCACACCATCGTCAAGGGTCTCGGAATAAAGGTGCCGGGCAACTCGTTCTCCACCGTACACAACTATATCGACACCTTCGGCGGCATCATCCGCAAGGGGGCTGTGAGCGCAAGGCGTGGTGAGCCTCTGATTATCCCTCTGAACATGCGCGATGGTTCGCTTCTGTGTGTAGGCAGGGGCAATAACGACTGGCTTGAGTCGGCTCCCCACGGTGCAGGCAGACTAATGTCGCGGTCGGCTGCCAAGAAGCAGTTCAGCATGGAGGAATACCGCCAACAGATGCACGACATCTACTCTACATCGGTGTGCGAAGCCACCATCGACGAAGCACCGATGGCGTATAAGCCAGCAGAGGAGATTGAAGAGCTGATTGGCGACACCGTGACCGTAGTGAAGCGCATCAAGCCGATATATAACTTTAAAGCGAAATCATAACAAAAACAGATTTATAGAGAAACAATATGCACTTTTTGACATTGGTTATCGGAGACGAGCCCAAAAAACAGCTCGACCCGTACGAATATGGCCTTGAACTACCCCTGCATCTATACAAAACAAAGTTGCAGCTCATAGCCGATAAGCGGAGAGATATAGAGAGGTACAAGAAGAACGTTTACGACGTTTTTATGCAAGACCCTCAAGCCTATCGCGCAAGTAACACCAAAGAGCACGTGGACTACCTTGAGAACAAGTTTCCCGAAGAACTCGCGTGGACTGACGAGCAGGTATACGAAGAAGCGTTGAGCTTCTACAAAGACCTTGCGGAGGCAGGCATTGACGGCACGGAGATTCGTGGCGACGGCAGCGTGTGGCACACTTCCAGCGATAACGTCAAATATGACTGGTGCGGGATGGGAGGCCGCTATTTAGGAAGGCTTCAGTTGAAGGACAAGTCTCAAGACGCTCCTTTGTTCAAACCCAACCCGGGATGGCTAACTTCAAAAGAAGACCATGACAGATACAGGCGGCTAAAGGAAGAAGGCCGGTGCGACCAAGCCCGCGTGCGCGACATCTCGAATCTCGAAGAAATATCATGCTATGCCGTGGTAAAGGACGGAAAGTGGTATGAGAGAGGTCAAGTGGGACCGTTCGGCACAATGATTGACGAAGACGACTACGAAGCATGGGATGAAACGATAACGCGTTTGCTTTCTACCCTTTCTCCCGACACGCTGCTTACGGTATACGATTGCCATGAATAGCGCATAAATAGAACAGAAAACACAGAGAGAAAACCATAAAACAAAAAGAGTCATGGAAATAATTCAATTCATCTTTACCTGCATAGTTTGCGTACAGATGGTATTCTTATCAAAAGCTATAATATGCAACCTGAAATCGCCCGTCAAGAATGCAGGCAAGGACTCCGACACGCCGCAAGTGTTCTCCTCTCCCGAAGGTATCGGCTCCGGAGGCTTCCGCACCGTGCCTCCGGCTTTGCCCGAAGGCAGATCGTTGGTGGTGCTCGAAATCTGCTCCGCTCGTGAGCGTGACAACGTGTACGTATCAGCCGAATACGTGTGCGGCGTATACATTGATTACGGGCAGCGACAGCTCACCGTGTACACCGCCGACGGCGCGAGCTGGAAGTTCGATGCGGTTTACAACTATAGATTCCTGCCCGAAAAAGTGGTCAACCCTAAAGCTATGGCGCGGCCGTTTTTTCCTGACAGCCCACACTTCCGCACCGCACCGCTCATTTAAAGCACGAAAAGGGAAATAATATAGAAGCGACATCTTGATAATTGCATCTTCGTAAGTATGTCCGCCCCGCCACGCTCTGTTTCTGTAATTTAGCGTTATAGAAACAAGGGCAGTGGCGGGGTTTCTCCGTTGCACCCCAAACATACAGACACATCTAAAAAACAGAAAAAGACTATGACAAATGTAGTAACCGACATCGATCAGCTTCAGGCACGCACCGAAGAACTGAAAGCGCAGGGCTACGTGGCGGTGCGCCCCACCGAGTTCAGCCGCCCGGCCAAAGGCGGAGGGACGGTATTCTCTTGGGGAGACTACGCGCGCTCCATGCTCACACCCTCCGAATCCGCCACCACCACCGACGGCGCGCGCCGTGAGATGAGTACCGTGTTCGCCTCGTCGGGTGGGGAGAACATGGCAGTGGCGCAGAGCTGCGGCACACCCGGACTGGGTTTCATGGAATGGGGACTGGGGAACCGCCTTCCTAACCTGGTTTACATCCTAACCAAGCTGTTGCCCCCCACGGCGGCGGGCATGGACTTCATAAAGAACATGCTGGTGTGCCACGGCCCCGTGCCGAAGTATCAGTACGCACATTACAACGCCGACACCGTGACCGAAAAGTACATACCGTTCGCGTCAGCCGGAGCGTTGATACGCGGACGCATGGCAGACCTTCGCCGCCGCGAGCGTGCCGACGGGCAGACCTACCCCGAAGAAATGGAGGCACTGAAGGCGGACCTGCGCGAGTGGCTGCGGACGGACAAGGAAGTGAGGGAGTTTCAAGAGGCCAACGACCTGATGAAGACCTACCTCGACATGGCGGGCGACATGGCCATGATGTCGCAGTGCTTCTGCGAGCTGCGCCTTAACCAGAGTCAGATAGGCGAAGATGGGCACCCCGTGCCTACATCGCAATGGGAGCCCAAGGTAACGGGCATCCGCCACCGCAGCGTGTTCACTACCCGACTGGAGCGCATGGACTCTCAGTACCGCATAAACTACGCCTACGTGTCGAACCAGTGGCTCGACCAGAGCCAGGCCCTCAACCCCGACGACATGCGCATAGCCGCCATTCCGTACCTTCCGGCAGATACCGCCGTGGCCGACCTCGACCGCCACATACGCACCGCACGGCAGAACCGCGTGAGCCGCCGCAAACGCCCCACAAGGTTCATCATGTCGGCACGCGACTTCGGGGGTCCCTACTATGCCGACGCGATGTGGCACAGCATCTTTGCCGGAAGCATCTTCGAGTACGCCTTCACCATCGTAGACGACCGCCTTACACGCAAGCGAAACTCGAACATCATAGGCCGTGTAATCTATCTGCACCAGGATTATCTGAAGAGCCTTTACACGCAGCAGGAAAAGAAGGAAAAGACCATGAAGCAGCTTCAGGCGGAGGTATTCGCCGAAATCAACGCGTGGCTGTCTAACCCCAGCAACGCGGGTCAGGCACTCATCTCGGCTTCGTTTACGGGACTCGACGGCAAGGAGCACCGCGCATGGGAAATCGTGGAGATAGAAAGCAAGGCGAACTCGCAGGCTCAAGCCGAAAAGACCGAGCTTCAGGAAATATACTCCATCATATTCTTCGCCATGCGCCTCGATTCAAAGCTGATAGGCAACACGCCCGGCGACGCTACTTCTTCGGGCGGTACGGATCTTAGAGAGCGTTTCCTTGTGAAGCAGATACAGTTCGCCCCTATGCAGCAGCTCATGCTCCGCCCTCTTGAGGTGATAAGTCGCCGCAACAAGTGGGACCCCCATCTGGTATGGCAGATAGACCGCGAGGTGCTTACCACGCTCGACAACTCTAAGACCGGAGTAACCAAGCAGGAAGAGATGGGATGACACTCCCTCCCGCCTCTTTTTCTTAAAAGCAAAAGAACCTAACTCTTTTTAAACCGAACATCATCATGATAATATCAACGAACAGAGAACTGCGTATGCACTTGCCTAGCAACGCTGTAGACGACATAGGCTCACTGCAAGGCATACTGGATAACAGCGAGAACGACTTTCTGCGCGACAAGCTGGGCGACGCTCTGTATGCCGCCTTGTGCGAGCAATACCGCAACCTCTCGCCCGATGACTTCTGCCTCACGGTAGCCAACGGCAAACACGTGTTCTACCCGTGGCAGCAACTTCTGCTGTACGCCCAGCGCATGGTAGCCTTTGATGCCGTGGCGCGCTTCATTCCGCAGCAGGCGCTCAGCGTGAACGGTGCGGGCGTAAACGTGGCTTCGAGCGAGGACTACGGCACGGCTTCCGAAAAACTGATTGACAAAGGTGTGCAAGGCTACAAGCGCGAAGCCATGCTGTCGCTCAACCAGATGCTAGTAACGCTTGAGAGCTGGGCAGCCGCTCCTGCCGCCGCCAACGAAGCGTCCGGTGCCGACACCTCTAACCCCGACCGTGCCGACGAACAGAACACTATAGCTGAACTATGGAAACAGAGCCAGTACTACTATCTGCATAAAGACCTGCTTATATCCACGTGCGCTCAGCTGCAACGCTACATCGACGTGTACGATAGCCGCGAACGCTTCATACGCCTCCTGCCCGACCTTCACTTCATTCAGGACGAGTACATCTGCGATGCCGTGGGCGAAGATACCGTGCAGCGTCTGCTTACCGCTCCCACCGATGCCGACGCATTGCTGCTGCGCAAGCTGTGCCGCCTTATGGTAGCGCATCTTGAAGAGCGTACCACCGTGCTCAGCATAGACAAGGCACGCCGCCAGAAGGCGCACGATGAAGCCATAGCGCTGCGTGCGTCGGTGCTCCGCCTGGTGCAGCAGAGCAAGCCCACCGATACGCCTACGGATGGCACCGAACCGTCCGCCCCCTCTGCCGATACCGATGAGGGATATAAGAACAATCAGCCGGGCAGCAAGATATTCGTGCCGCCCATGCTGTTCTGATGTTTAACCCCGTAAAAAAAACGTAGAGTCATGAACACTTTCAGTTTCTCTTTCATCGTGGCAGGTCTTATATGCGTGGCCAACATCATCTGCATGAAGATGTGCGTAGTGCACTCGCCCGTAGCCGAGGCCACTTTTGGCTTCGTTTGGGTTGTAACAATGCTGACGATTTTCGCGCTTGGAGTAATTTTCAGCCTACAAACCGTTTAGCCTATGGATGATATAAAACTATTAAAAACATGTAATTCTATTTTGCTATTTTAGTTATTCTTCTTATCTTTGCATTATGAAAAGTGCTAAAGTATTAAAGATACTACATATTTCACGCCAAACATTGGTGCAATATGTGAAGAAGAAAGAGATACGGGTCGTCTCACTGCCTAATGGCACGTATGATTACAACGACGATGATGTGTATCGCAAGGCTGGTCTTGCTTCCGAAAGGACGAATGTTGTATATGCAAGAGTCTCTACGGCAAAGCAGAAGGCAGACCTCGATAATCAGGAAAAGACGCTGATTGACTACTGCAACAGGAACGGCATCAAGATCAGCAAGTCTTACAAGGATGTGGCAAGCGGTATGAATTTCGACCGCAAGCAGTTCAAGGCTCTACTTGATGAGATACTGAACTTCAAGGTCGGGAAGCTATACATAACGTACAAGGACAGGCTGTCACGCATTTCGTTCGATATGTTCAAACGATTGTTCAGTGAGTTCGGATGCGAGATAGTAGTCGTCAACGACGCGGAAGACAAGGCGGATGAGACAGAGATATTCGAGGAAATAATTTCTATGCTTCATTGCTTCTCAATGCGGATGTATTCACGCAGAAGGAAGAGGAAGCTGGAACTAATCAGGGACGATTTGAAAAATGAGATTGATTTATAAGTTTTACATACAGCACACGGAGCAGCTGGACAACCTGTTCAGGATTTCCAACAACCTGTACAACCAGGCTCTGTATCATTTCCGGCAGCGTCTTGATGCTGACGGTGTATGGCTGTGGTACAACGACATGGATAAACTCATGAAGCAGGCTCTCAACCTCGAAGGGCAGTGCAACTATAAGCTTTTGAAATCGCAGTGCTCACAGCAGATACTCCGTGTGCTTGACAAGAGCATTAAGGCGTACTGCAAGAGCATAAAGGACTGGAAAGTGCATAAGGACAAGTACAAGGCAATGCCTCAGATGCCACACTACCGTAAGCGTGGCGGTATGTTTAACTTGTACTATACCAACCAGTCATGCACTGTCAAGGACGGTGTGCTACGTCTTGCAAAAGACCTGTCCGTGCGGATTCCGCAATGGGAAAAGTACGGCGGCAGCATCAAGTCTTTCTGTCAGGTACGTCTCATTCCCGGCAAACGAGACATCAAGGTGGAGATCATCTACGACAAAGAAATCAGGAAGGTAGATGTTGATAAGACGAAGTATGCGGCCATTGACCTCGGGCTTGACAACCTCGCCACGATGGTAACAGCCGAAGGCTGCTCTATCTGGAGCGGCAAGTATCTCAAATCTTACAACAGTCACTTTAACAAAACTCTTTCTCGCCTGCAGTCCATCAAGGATATGCAAGGCATGAAGCGAACAACAAGAAGAATCAATCGAATGTACGACAAGCGAGACCGCTATATTGAGGATGCCTTCCACAAGGTGAGCCGTCAGATTGTCGATACACTTGTACGGAAGAAGATAGGCACGCTGGTTGTAGGCTACAATGCCGGATGGAAACAGAATGCCGGCATGGGCAAGAGGAACAACCAAAAGTTTGTTCAGATGCCTTTTGCGAGACTGGCCGGCTATCTCCGTTACAAGTGCGAGATGATTGGAATTGAGTTCGTGGAGCACGAGGAGAGTTACACAAGCAAGTGTGATGCTCTGGCTCTTGAGACGATAGGTAAGCACGAAGAGTATCTTGGCAGACGAGTGAAGCGCGGACTGTTCCGTTCTTCCACTGGCAAGGTGATCAATGCTGACCAGAACGGAGCCTTGAACATCCTCAGAAAAGTAGTCGGCGATTCCGAGTTCACCCGGATAGTCGATAGCGGGCACTCGTTATGTCCGGTACGACACCGCAGTCCGTTCTTTCGGTCTGCAGGAAGTATGTAAAAAGCAGAATAAAGTTTAACACATTTAATACTTTTAATAACGTGGATGATATTATAAGCATACTTACACCCGCCATCGGCTCGCGTATGCTCAATGACGAGCAGCGTGAAGCCTTCGAGCGTGGACTCTCCATGCTTGAGCGTAACCCCAAAGCGAAGGCTTTCATTGACGACTCCCACCGCTTCCGCGACTATCACCGCCGCGTGCGCCAGCTCGTTACCTATCTGCAAACCATGTGCACTGCATCGGCCCCCCCCACTGCGCCTCGGCGGCACGTGGGCCGCCCCACCATTGAAGAACAGGCGGCATACGCCCGAGAACGGAAGCTCAAGGCGCTGGAGGAAGCGCGGCAGGGTCTCTTCCCCGAAGTGCAGCCCGACATCACCCTACAGCCGCTCACGTATAACGGCATAGTAGCCAACCCCGACGGCGAGAGCATAGCCGCCTCCATGCCCAACTTAATGCAGCTTCGGCCTTTCCTCTCGGCAAGGCTTCAGGAGCAGGTAAACTCCGTGCGTGCGCTGCGAAACGAGATGGCTGCGAAAGCCGAGCAGGCTAAGACCATGGCGCTGGCCAACGAAAAAGCCCTGGAGCGCGGAGCTTCCGTCCCCCTCTACACCGAAGCCGAGATAGCCGAACTGGCCACGCGTGCCGTAAAGCTGGAGAGCGACATACTGCCGTCTATCTACATGGCTGTAGACCGTGAGATGGGCGAAGCGTATCTGCGCCTATCGCCTAAAAACGGAGACCCCGAATACATAGGCATGGTGCGCCGACAGTGGAAACTCGACCCGCAGCAGCTGCGTCAGCAGTTCCGCCCTTTCTATGACAAAGCCCAACGCCGAGACCCGGCTTTTGCCGCCGCCGTAGCCGCACGCATAGCCGAAGACCGCCCCGAAGTAAAAGCCGAGCGCGACCGTGCCGCCCGCCACAAGAGCGAAGCCGAAGCCATCATAAAGTACATTACCCGCCGTGACAAGAAGTCCACCCTGCGCCGTGTAAAGGGTTTGGCAGAGCGCATAGACCTGCTGCGGCAGCGGTACTCTGACGTGGTAAGTCCCGAAGCCCTGCAAGGCTACGAAGCTATACTTACACGTGTTCGCGAAGAAGCCGAGGTATAAAAAACGAAATATTCATAGTTGAACTATTATCTATATTTGAACTATTGTGGCATATTTCTGCTATAACTCTAATATTTCAGTTATTATTTTCAATTATTTCAGTAATAGTTTAGCTATTGTTGAAAACTTGTTTATCTTTGCAGTGAACTTTTTCCGTGTGGAAAATGCACTTTTGCCTGAGTGCAACTCATTTTAAGGGTTTTTGAGTTAGCATGTTAGCATGTCCGCGTCATCAAGACGGGACATGCTATTTTTGTTTATACATAAAACATAGCAGAACTATTATATTTATGAAAACAAAAGAAAACACCATCCCACTGCCGCAAGGCTCCACCCCTCCGAAGGAGTATTGGTTCGGGCAGCTTAAATCGGTCTGCCACGATGCCTGCCACACCCGCCACGCCTGCGCCGAGGGCTACAGACAGATGCTGGAGTGCGAAGACGTAGGGCAGATGATGGCCACGTGGCGCGCCAATTGGGACGACCTTGTACGCAGCAAGTACGCCGACATACTGCGCCAGCGTCTGCCGCAGCTCTACCCTTCCATAAAAGCAGAAATGAACGCCGCCGGAGTGTATCTTAACGAGTGCCCCGAAAACGCCCAGAAGTTCGTTAAGGTAATAGTGACGGACTGCACCGCACCCGTTCACATATACGGTCATGCCGAAGCCTACGTGCTGGGAGCCGCCACCGTAACGGCGCATGATCATGCCCAGGTGTACAACTACTCCGCCGCCGATGCCTACATCATACTTGTAGACGACAGCTTCGGTCAGGCATGGGCAGGGCGCATTACCGCCATGGGCCGCTCGTCGGTGCACTGCTGCTGTCAGTGCACGCTTAACGGCAGCGTTATCTGCATAACCGCCGGAGGTACGGTAGACGTGCTCTGTTTCCGCTACATCACCGCATCAGGCGATGCCGTAGTGCGATGCGCGCCGCACCGTAACATCCACTTATTAGGGAACGCCCGGCTTGAAGATCCGTCGGTGTAGCCTCATTCTCCTATCAGTTTAATTACTTACATACATAAAACATGAACAGCAAGATAACCATATTGGCCGACGACAAGCCTCTTACGCTGGCGCAAGATTTCTCCATCAGCCTTGAAATGAAGAATCCGCTATTCAATGATGACGAGATGTTTTCATACCCCATAGAACTGCCCGTAGAGGGAAACCGCCACGTGCTTAAAAACATCGATCACGTAGACGCTTCGATGCGTGCCGTCAGTTTGGAGCACACGCCTATGCGCATAGTGGTAGACGGCGTGCCTCTCGCTTCCGGTCCCGCGGTAGTAACCGAGGGCGAACGCGTGGGCGAAAAGTTCTCTTTGAGCATAGACGCAAGCCGCCAGTCGTTTGCCGACCTTATAAGCGACATCAAGTGCAATGAAGTGCCTATCCCCACCCGCTATCACGACCAGCTTCTCATAGGCGAGAAGATAGACGAGGTGAACGTGTGCATACAGTACAATACCGATGTAACGATAAAGTACGAGGGTAAGAAGGGCGACAAGGTGCAGGGCTCCGTAGGCTCGTACACTGTAGCGTCTACATTCTCTCCGCAGGCGTTGGGCTTCTCCTATCCAGCCAAATGCCGTGAAGACAGCAGCCATACCGCACTGCTGAAGGAAGAACACACGTACCCCGACGGCGCTCACGTAAAGATACCGCAGGTAGAGCAGTCGTACATAAACGTGACCGACCCCTATCCCATCAAACCGTTCTGTAACGCCCGTGTGTGCTACGCTCATCATGAGCTGAACGACGACGGCACTACGGCAGATTCTCTCGTATCGCGCCCCCAGGCGGCAGCCGATGGCAGAATGCACGAAGACGCCGGACCAATCTGGGTGCTCGAAGCCGACCGCCCGCAGTCGGGCATTTGCTTCTATGTGCTTTTCTTCCTCGATTGTCTTTTTGAAAGCCTTGGTGTAAGTTTCGACAAGTCGGCTCTTACCGCCATAGGCGACTTTAACCGTCTGTGTTTCTTCACCACAAAGTGCACTTATACCACCGAGCCGCTTCATTACTCGTCGCTCTACACCGCCGACGACGATGAAGTGAAGAGCGGAAAAAAGAAGGAAGACGACATAAAGTTGGGCTACTTCAAGTCAGTGGCCACACGTGCCAGCGATGTACCCCACATGTTCGACGACGTGAACCGTTGGCTCTCATCGCGCGGTTGTGGTGGTAAGCTGGTGTTTGAGAGTCCGCGCGAAAAGTCGGTACAGAAACTCACCTACTACCCCGTGCGCTTCGGTTTTAAAGATCGTACCGACGGTCGTTTCCCTAACGACAAGTTCAAGGATAGCGTTCTGGAAGCTTTTCTTTCTGACGAAGCCAAGACCGTAGAGGTAGGCCGTGATGGCGTGGCAAGTATCACCACCATAACGCAGGCACTCGGTTCGCAAACCAGCGCCAGCGTGGTGCGCATGTATGCCGACGAGCGCAATTTCCCTGAAGAATCAGTGTCTGACGTGATAGATTCGCTTGAGAAGCAGTTCGGCATAAAGTTTCATTATGACTATGAGCGAAAGAAAGTTACCGCATACCTTATGCGCGATGTGTTCCGCCGCCAGAACCCCGAGCCGCGACGCTTCAACGCGCAGATTACCTCTATGGAGCCCATAAGTGAGAAGATTACCGGAGTGCGTGCCTGCTATTCTGAAGAAAGCGAAAGCAAGGAGCAGCAAAGAAACGTAAAAAACTCCGTTACCGACTATAACACGGACTATGACTATATAGACTATCCGCAGAACCGCACGGTAACGGATCTTACGTACAAGCAGATACTGAAGTACGTATCGAGTGACCAGATGAATCTTTTCATTGACCGCACCACCGGCAATAAGTTTCGTGTAAAGATAGACCGTGATTTCTCTAACGTAAATGACATGAACCCGCGCCTATTTGAGGTGGGAGCAAACAAGGGCGTGGAGGTAGGTGACTGCTCTGCCATAAACGAAGACTACGTGGTAGAGATGGCTTCGAGTTTCAAGCCTGTGTCTATGGTAGATACCAACTACCGCAAGGCGCAGCTCGCCTCGTTCGACCCCGTTTTCTATACCGACGACCCCACACAGCCTACTACCGGAAGCGGTATCATAGGCAACATGACTACGGAGATAAACGCCGACTACGCCGAAACCGTAATGGCGGCTCTAGTAGATACCGATATGGAGCATGAGTTCGTGACGCAGTATATAAAGAATCCGCTATCATCAGCTGTGGCAGATTTTTACGTTACCGAAGAACTCTCGCTCATAGAAAGCTACGATCCGTCGGGCACCGACGATGGCAACTCACCGCTGCAAAGCTATGATTGGGGTCTCTCCATAGCCATAATGCGAGGCGGCGGCACCGGAGCAAGCCACGAGTCGTACGATTACAACTATGACCATTTCGGCAACTCAAAATGGCGCACCACCGCAGGGCGGTATGCTCTTACTACCGATAGCGTAGACTGCTACGGCAACGTGTACGACTATAACGGCACCGAACCCGGAATTGGCGACGAGGAGCGTTTCTCACTGAAACCCCGTGCGTGGGTCCAGCCAAAATGGGCAGACTCTCCTATCGTGACAGACGACCCTCTGATACGTAACCGAGGCTATGTAGACACGTTCCTTATAGACTACATCTATTTCCTTCTTAACCGGAAGAAGTACTACATAACGTGTTTGGCCGAGGTAGCCCAGATAGCCGATGTGCAACACCATTGGCGCGAGTGGTGGTTGATAAACGGCCGCAAGTGCCTCATTAACCAGATAAGCTCCAACATAGATGTGCAGAACGGCATGAGTGAGGTAGAGATGGAAGTGTACGCTCTGTAAACGCATGTTTGCATATTTACACGGATGCACATTTGCATAAACGCACGTTTGCACAAACATACATACGCATAAACTAAACTATATACACATACATACAGATATGGCAAAATCAATAAAACTGACTTCAGGTTCCATTATGTGCGGCAACCCTATCACTTTCGGAATAGAGCCCGAAACGATAGACGGCACGCCATCGTTTCACCGCATCAAAGCCGAAATAGAATGCGGCATAAGTGGCGGCAACTATGAAACGATAACGATGGATCGCCCTGTACAGACCGAAGGCCGCGCGGTACAGATAGACGTATCGTCGGCGCTGCGCTCCCTGCGCGACACTTACAGCTATGCACCCGACGCGCTTACCGCACCGCTGGTAAAGTTTAACGTGAAGGTATACGATGAGTACATGACCGATGGCGAACTGCATACCTCCGCTCCTATATACTATCCTGAACCTAACGTGTATCTGTGCGCTCTTTTCGGTGCTTTTACCGATATGGAACGCATACGCAGCAGTGGCAGTAAGGATGTTCAGACATTATCGCGCAAGCCTACCGATGCGCCGCATCTGGCATACGTGGGCGAAGAAGTGGTTCATGCCGTGCCTTATGAGCAGCCGCAGAGTCTGATAGGCAGTCAAGATTTGGCTCGTCCTGTTAGCGAGGTTGTCGCCATAAAAGCCGAGGGGTTGCAAACCGTAGGCGTGCACAGCGTTTACGCCCTGCCGCAACGGCAGAACGCGCCACGGACGGTTTTCCGCTTTATAAACTCGTTCGGCATGATAGAGAGCGTGAGCGTACCTTGCGTTTACGGCAGCGAAACCGGTACGGAATCTACCGTCTACGCTACCACATGCGAAGAAACCTTCAATGTACTGCCGCAGTCGGCCGTAAGCCGTGGTTCCGATACCGAGACGTGGAAGTTCAGCACCGACCCCCTAACCCGAAGCTGGGCGCAGTGGTATCTGCATGAGTTTCTTAGAACTCGCCGCGCATGGATGCTGGTAGACAGCATGTACCTGCCTGTGGTGATTACCGTAGACGATGACAAGACCACGCTCTTTGACCGTACCAAGACCGATATGTACCGTTTTGAGTTTACGGCGCAGTTAGATGTGTCAGGTGTGCTTTCTGCCGTGTAGAGCCATGGTACCTATCATACCCTCAACGTAAGCCCCGCAAGCCCGATTTCGGGTTCACGGGGCTTTGTTTATGTCCGTATGTGGAGATGCGTTTGTCTTATTTTTACGTTAAGAAACAAAACGCGCATAACCTATGATAAACAAGAAGAATTTCATTTTTAACACGCTGGCCGAAGCCTGCCGATATAAAGTAGGTGCCGACCCTGGCAACACTACTTATCGCCTTGGTTCATTCGCTGCTGACACACAGATTTTTCAGGGAGACCCCGACATATCTTACTACTCGCAGATTCTTATACGAGAAACCAACCAGATGTGGCAGTGCGGTCAATTCTGGATGAACGACGTAGAACGCAATCCAGATAACGACCTCGTTACCGAGCGTGCCGAACGCATAGCCGCCGACGACCTGCTGCGGCATGATATAGACACACTGAAAAACGAAGCCGCCGTTTTTGCCGCTTACCGAGTACAGGAAACACGCGAACGCACCGAAGCTGATGCTGAGCTGAATGAATATCTTGAAAACCAGCAAGCAGCCATAATCTCATTGGGACTTCGCATAGACGGGTTAGCGGGCAAACTTATCACCATGGAAGAGTATCGCGCCACGCAGCCGAAACTGTTTCAAACCTACTTTGTGGCACGCGATGAAACTGACAAGGCAAAACAGAAATGCTGGCGCATATATCTGCGTACCCAGCTTATAGGCGAGTTTGAAAGCAGCGGAAAACTTACCATGCCCGTATTCCCAATGCGTTTTCCTTTCCGTTTCGCTTAGAAACTCTATTTCTTGAAAACATTTTAAACCAATATTTTACATATAAACCGATATGGCAAATCAGTTTACCAACATTGACGATCTTCTGCATAAGAAGAACAATGACGAAGCACTCGAAGAGATAGACTCTTCGGCAGTGCCGCAAACAGAGTACCTTAGTGCCGAAGAATTTGTAGGACAGATAGTGCGGCCGATAAAGGAACTACAGGAAAGCGCAAAAAAAAGCGTCAAGACCGTAAAGTTCAACAACGTGAGCTATGAACCCGACGAAAACGGAGTAGTGTCTTTCAACCAAATGGTAGAATCAGACAGCTACGCCATACGTCTTGCGTCCGACCTTCAGGGAGACCGCAACATCAAGGTGGGTGATACACTTGTGGCACATGTGCGCTACATGGCTATAAAGATTACTCAGCTGGGCGACCGTCTTAACTACCGCGAAGTACCCGGTACGCTGCGTGTAGACGTAAAAAAAGAAGGCTCTGACACGTGGCAGAATCATTACATGCAAACCAACGTGGTATCTCAGGATGAAACCTTCAACCCTGATGATGCGAACGCATACCCTCTTAGCGTAGACATAGGAAAGTATCTGTCCGAAGGGCGGCAGTCCGTGCGTATACGTGTTACCTCAAGGTACACCGACGAGAACGGAGTGGAGCGTGATTTCACCGGCGCGCTTATCTACTCCGTAAATGCGGTAAACCTAACCGTGAAGAACCTTACGGATTGGTCTAAGCGCATACTTGCGTCTGATGGCGGTTTTCCGTTCTCGTTCTCCGTAATGGGAGCCGTTGATAAGAAGCTGCACGTTACCATGACCGGGGCTACCGGCACATGGACCATGGAACCGAAGACGTTTCTTGCTGATGAGCAGCGACCCGAAGCTAACCCTTACTCCTGGACTCAGCAGGAAATCTCGGCATACGGGCTGCTTAGCCACGGCGTGCATACGGTAACGGCATGGGTGACTTGCTCTGACGGCATGGGCGGCGAGTTGTCGTCAGAAGTGGTAGTGAACCGCTTTATGATAGTTAACGAAGCTACCGCTGCACCGTCAAAGCTTACGCAGCCGTTTCTTATGCTGCAAGGTGTGCAGAGCGTGGTAGAAAACTACGTGCGAACCGTAATATCCGATTTCGCGGTGTGGGTACCTAAGAGTGCCGAAGAACCTACGCTCCCGTCGTCCGACCCATTGCCTGTAAGCATCCGCATCACCAATGCCGGCGATGGCGACCTTGACTACACGGCATCATACTTTGTTTCCGAGCAGAAAGCCGTGGTAGGCGAGCGTTACCCTATCGACACTACTATTGAGATCGAGAACTCGTCTTCAGGCGAGAGTCCTGCGTCTTATCAGGCTTATCTGCGTGTGTTCCGATACAACGGCGACGAGGTAGTGAACTTTCTTCGCGAGAGTCAGGGCAACCGTTTCGTGGTGTTTACCGTAGACAATAAGAACGACTACTCTCCTGTAGCCGGAGCGCATTTTTACCTCGACCCCAAGGTGCGCAATAATACAGAGACTCATTATCAGACTATCATAAACAAGCAGACACAAGAAGAAGTGCCTTCCACGTGGAGCGGTTTCTCTGGCATAGGCGACGCTTGGGCTCAGGACGACGATGGAGTCAAAGTACTGCGCATTCCCAGCGGCCGACAGCTTACTATAGGCTATGAACCGTTTGAAGCGTTCAAGACCAACCCGTCGGCGGCTATGTCGCTCGAAATGGAGTTCGCCGTGCGTAACATTACCGCCGAAGACGACCCTGTGATAAGCATATCGCAAACAATAGAGAGCACGCTTGAAAAACTGGGTATCATCATCAAGCCGCTTACCGGAGCGGTCTGGGCACAGGAAAAGCAGAACGAGGACGACCAGGACTTCGGTTTCGAGGAAGACAAGCGTGTGCATCTTGTAGTGACGCTCACTCCGGCTCTCGTAGCAAAGGGTAGCGACGAGTTCAAGTGGCAAACTCCGAACAAAACTCCGTCTAACCGCCCCACTGTAAAGGTGTACATCAATGGTAAACCGCAGCGTGCGGTGCAGTACAGCGTAGACACGCAGGGCGTGTGGATCCAGGGCGACGGCCACGGAGGCATACGCCTTGGGCATCCGTCGTGCGACCTTGACATCTACACCATCCGCTGTTACCGTGGTGTAACGCTTTCGGCGCAGAACGTGATACAGAACTTTACCGCCACTCGCCCCGATGCCGCCACAAAGAACGCTATCCGTCAGCGCAATGACATTCTGGACGGTAATGGACGTGTATCTTACCGTAAGGTGAAGGCAAAAGGCAAGCGATGTCTTACTCTTGTCGGTACAGACAACTATAAGATGAACCAGGACAAGAAGGTGGGTTACGCTTGCTATTGGAACATCGATTGGTACGACGATAACGGCAACTATGTTCCTGAACTTAGCGGTACGCTATGTAAGGCGGCTTATCTGGCTTACGTGGCTGGTACTTTGGGTGGTGCCAAGTGTCTTATGAACACGGCACAAGGTTCTACCGCCAACACTTACTGGTGGAATAATGAGCAGAGCAAGCTTGATAAGGTTACTTATCGCATACATGTACTGTTCCTTACACTGCACGCCGAGTTTGGCTGGAAGCCCGAAAAATCTAATTTTACCGACGAAGCCGCCGCCGCTTATCCGCTGTATCTTAACGGCGAGCAGATTCAGGGCGATGCTGTGGCTACACTGTCTGAAGCTCAGAAAGAAAAGCTTGAAATAGACGTTCCCGATGGCTGGATAGACGGTAACGGCATGTATCATGGCCAGTTCTATACACCGCAGATAGGCGGAGCCAAGGCTACCAAGGTGGTAAACAAGATTAATTACGCATCACCCATGCAGTCGCATAAAATGGGAGCTACGCGTCTTTACAATGACGTGATGAAGGCGGTATGCAAGGACGAACTGCCCGACTGGATGACAAGCAACCCTGCCGCACGTTTCGCTGTTCATGAAGAAGGGTATTACTTCTTTAACCAGCCAGAAGGTGAGAAAGAACCGATATTCGTCGGGTTCGGCACGTTCGGCTCTGGTAAATGCGACAAGGCCACATGGGGCTACGATAAGAGCAAGATGTTTGCCTTTGAAGGTTTAAACAACAACCTTCCGCTGTGCGACTTCCGTGTACCTGCCGACGAGGATGTTACTTATAACGTAGGCGACGAGTCGTGGGTGTATAACGGCATAAAGTCGTTTGAGTACTCGTTAGGCAAAACCAATGACGACGGAACGCCCGTGGCAAAGAACGATGCTCTTTTCCGCAGATACTGTAACTTTATCTACGCTCACGATGTGCGTATGCAGTACTTCCGTGGCGACCGTGCCGCATTCGACGCACGCTATGCCGATGTGTACGACCGTGCTACGGCGGTAGGCGCTACAGATGCCGATACGCAGATGCTCGACGAAATGCAAACCACGAAATACTGGCTGCGCGATGGCGACGAAGCGTTTCATCTGCTGCGTTTTAACTACGTCACAGGTAAGTTTGTCGATGCGGGCACTTGGACCGATACCGACGGGTATAAAGCCGGAGTTCGAGACCTCTCTACAGACCCCGTAACAAAGGCGGCATACGAGGCGTGGAAAGCCAGCGAGGACGTGGGAGACTATGAGAATCTGAACCTCCGCTTTCGTATGGCTATAGCTGCTTCGTTCAACGAGCACTGCGGTAAGTATCTTAACAAGAAGAACCATCAGGTGCACTATAATCTTGTTAACTACCTTTTTGCCGGTACCGACAACTGCTCTAAGAACACTTACTACACCATCGGCATCACAACGGGATTGTGCTGGCTCTATCAGGACGACCTCGACACTATCTTCAAGACCGACAACAACGGAAGGCAGACAAAGGTTTACTTCCTCTCGCGTTACTTCGACGTGCAAGACACCGAGGCCGGACTGAAGAAGCAGAAAGATTATGAAGGTACGGCTTCGGCATTGTTCAATGTTATGGAAGCCGCGTGGGAAACGCTCGACCCTACCGCCTTACCTGCCAATATGCGTGAGGTGCTGACGGCAATGTGTACGCTTGTCGGAGCCAACGAGGAACTTGACGGACTGACGACAACGCAGCGACAAACGCCTTACGGATGTCTGCACAAGTATTTTTTCTCCACCCAGAAGTACTTTGCCGAGTCCGCATGGGCAGAGCAGCAGCGTATCCGTTACGATTGGCCCGCATCGTGGGGCTATGAGAGCTATGGTAATCAGGCGCGTGGAGTGTTGGCGGTAACGCAAGGCATTGGCGACCAGCTTGAGAGCGAGGTGCAGTACATGACGCGCCGTCTGGCTCTTGTGTGCTCTTATGCGGCATGGGGAGATTTCTCCAGCGGTGTGAACACGGGTTCTACCGGACTTGTGGATGCCAGCGCAGGCTTACAGTTTACGCCGGGCTCCGGCCGTACGGGAGGTGAATATACATTCGACCTTGTTCCTCATCAGTTCATTTACCCTTGCGGTGTGCGAGACCGTGCACTCATCAATCCGCACTTCCGCATGATACCGGGTCAACATTACACGTTTACGGTAAACCCTGCTTCCACTCCTATCCCCGGCGACTCGTCTGTGGGGCTTGCGGCTACAAACTACTACCGCTCTATAGGCAACGTGGGCAATATGGTGGTAGGTAATAACAACTTCACCATACAAGGCCGCCGCATGACTGAGTTTGTGGCAGAACCAAAGCCCGGCAGTAGCGCCTTTGCTCCGAAGCAGATAGACGTTGATGCGGCGAACCTTCAGAAGCTTTCGCTAAACGGCGTGAGCGCGTCGAGCGGCACGTTCAACCTCTCAAAAGCCACACGCCTGCAAACGCTCGATCTTCGCGGCACGCGGTACGGACAGGTGCGTATGCCGTCATCACCGCAGCTTACGGTAGCCCGCTTCGGTGCCGAGCTTTCACAGCTTGAGGTTCGCGATATGCCGCAGCTTACCACCCTTACGCTCGACGGCTACAGCCGCCTTACGCAGCTTACGGTACTGAGGTGCGGATCCAGTACTCTGCCGTTAGTGCGCGGATGTAGCGATGCCGCCGCCCGGCTCAGTACGCTGCGCATTGATGCCGTGGCGTGGATTGATGTAGCTCCTGCCGTGTTGTCGTACCTTGCATCAGTACCTACGTGCGACATTCAGGGACGGATAGCTGTGACCGACGGACAGAATGTTGACGCAACGCTTAAACTGGCACTGCTGCGCAAGTTTGGCGATATAGACTCTGAGAGTAATGCGCTCTATGTTACATACTCGCTGCGAAGCGTTACAGGACTGAACATCACGACTCAGCGTTTTGTGATAGCAGAAGCGGGTGACTACCCTTATCAATGCTCTGTTTTGCCTTCAATGGCCAACAACTTTACAGACTTGCGGTGGTCGGTGTCTGACAACGATTTCAATGTTACGGTAGATCCTCTTACCGGCGTGCTGCACGCTCCGGCCGTAGGTGAGGAAAGCAACAACCCTACCGCTACGCTTACCGTTACTGCCACGCTTATAGGCGGGAAAACCATTGCCGCTACGGTAGAACTGAAGCTTTTTAACCGCATCCCCAAACTGGGAGACTGGGCTTATTATAATGGTGAGTTCGACTCTGTGCTTTACCCCGGCAAGAGGGTGATAGGATGGGTTTACAAGGTAACTCCGTATGCCGACCTTCCTACCGAGGTGCTTAACGAGTATCTGAAGAACGAAAAGATTTCAGCGCAGTACACCGTCGGAAAAACCATGTACGAGGTACTGATAGAAAACACCGAAGAAATTACCATCACCTCGTCTGATAACGCCAATTCGTTCCGCGAACTTCCCTGGGGAATCTATCCGCAAGACACGGGCGAAGAAGGCTTTACGTCTGATGAGTGCAAGCCTATTGCCGAAGCTCTCTCCATATCGGAGATGGACCTTAAAAACATACCTGCGCTTAAAGACTGTACGCGCCGAGGTATGTACGATGAAGAAGGCAATGAAACCGCATATATAAAAGACGCTCACGCATACGATGACAGTCAGCCCGACGGTTTTAAAGTGTATGCAGCAAACGAAGCGCCGTCGCAGTGGAACGGACTGAAAGATACCGCGTCTATAGTGGCGCACGCCAACAACATTCTGGAACACTATGTGGGTGAAGGATTGCTTACCGACAGTGAAGGCCATACCATATTTGACTATCTGCCCGCAGGCCGCACGCACATATTACCACGTAACAACAAGGAACTGGCCGATCTGTGCGTAGCGTTAGGAAACATAGGCGGTCACGACCGCTGGCGGCAGTTGGCATATCCCGCGGCATACTCGTGTATGTTATACGAACCCGAACTGAACGGCAAGCCAATAGAAGGTTTGTCCGAATGGTTCTCCCAAGGTCATTGGTACTTGTATGGCAGTGGCGATATGGTACGTCTATATATATTTTTCCGTAACAGCCGTGCACTTGCGCCTGCCGATGCCGGTACGCCTACTGCCGAGTTCTCTGATGAGGATAACCCTTTGCGCCCCTTAGAGCCTACCGATGCCCGCCGCCCATGCTATGCCAACCTACAGAAGCGCGCGCAGACAGCAGGTCTTAGTTGTCCCGTCAGCAATCCTGCGCAGACTAACCGCTGGAGCAGCACTGAGTTCAGCAGCTACTACAGCTGGAACAGTAACTTCAGCAGCGGCAACATCTACGGCAACCACAAGTACTACAGGTTTAGAGTCCGTCCCGTCGTCGCTTTTCCCTTTATTCTTTAGCCTTTTGGCGCACTCGGCTCGCCTTTTAGCGAGCCGCACATCACGCAAAAACACGCATTTTTCAGTGTTTGCAATAAAAAAGTACGGCGTAACCGTACTTTTTTATTTTATTTTATTATCTTTGTGTCTGTTTTAACGGATAAAAAACCCTCACGGTTTTATCCGGCAAGCTAAATTACAACACAAATTACACACAAAACACACTACGACTAAACGTAAATGTCAACAAAACAATACGTCAACATAACACAGCAGCAAATAGATAAAAGCCGCCAGTTAAAGAAAGAGAAAGTCAGGACTATTCACCAGCAGCAGGTTTTTCGTGATGCGCAGAACATATACTATGTTCTGGCGCAAGTGCGTAAAACATGCCCGGTAAAATACCGTGCAGTTATAGAACCTCTATATACGGAATGCGCAGCTCTGCTGGTAAACTTGTCTATAGCTTATGCCGACCCCGTAGCGCGAATACCGCAGCTTACCGTAGCCGCCGCGCACACCGACGCCATAAAGACCGTTATTGGCATTATGCGTTCGTTAGGCTGCATAAGTAATGACGACTTCAAGAAAATCAAGACACTCGTCGCTTCTTGCGCCTCGCAGGTTTTAGCCTGGCGAGCATCGTCAGTGGTCAGAGTAACACAAGGTAATGACCAATAAATCAGATAGGTTATGAATTGTGTTAGCGCACCACAGGAAGTTTTAAAAGGGAGGCTTACCTACATAGATGCGTACCCTACGGCGTTCCCCGCATACGGATACGGCAACTATGCTGGTTACGAAGATGCAATGCCTCAATCAGATGCGCAGACTAACCGATGGAGCAGCACTGAGAACAGCAGCAACAACAGCTGGAACAGTAACTTCAACAGCGGCAACATCAACAACAACAACAAGTACAACAGGTTTAGAGTCCGTCCCGTCGTCGCTTATGATACTCCTATAGACTTTCTCGATCTAGTACTGGAGGCTTTTTATGACTGCTGTCGTCGTAAGCGTACCAGTCAAGCGTGCATAGACTATATGCAGATAGCCAACGAAGACCTGCCCGCATTGGCGCACGAGCTGTACACCGGCACATACCAGCCTGGTGTGAGCACGTGTTTTTTGGTAAAATATCCTAAATATAGAGAGGTGTTCGCGGCTTGTTTTCGTGACAGAATCGTACATCATTTTTTATTCATTATACTCAATCCTCACTTTGAAGAAAGATTTACAAAACAAGGTAACGTGTCGTTCAATTGCCGTAAAGGTTTCGGAACACTTGCTGCGCAGCGTGCGGTAGCTAAAGCCATGCGCGAAGCAACCGACGGTTATCGCAAAAAAGCATGGATATACCGCGGCGATATAGTATCGTTCTTCATGTCTATAGACAAGCGCATCCTATGGCGCAAGCTGGAGCCGTTCATCAACACTCATTATAACGGTCCGTACCTGGCGCAGGTAATAGCTGTGGCCCGTGTAACGGTATTCCATTGCCCCGAACATAACTGCGTGTTCAATACCGACCCCGCCGAATGGAAAGACCACATAGAGACCCTGAAATCACTCTTTGGCAATACAGACCACTTCGGTATGCCTATAGGCAATCTTACCACGCAACTTTTTGTGAACTTCTTTATGTCGTTCTTCGATGAGTTTGTCATCGCGTGGTTCAGTGCCCGCGGCTATCGTGTGTACTACGTGCGTTTTGTCGATGACTTCATAGTGATATGCGTAAGCCGTACCGTGCTCAAGGTATTCGTAAAGAGCGCGCGCGTGTTCATGTATGCCGAACTCGGCATAGAGCTGCATACAGACAAGTACCACTTCCAGCCCGCCTCGCACGGGGTAATGTTTGTGGGAGCCTATATAAAGTTCGGCCGCATATATCTGTCTAACCGTACACTGGCACGTTTTACCGAGCGCGTTTACGGTTTCAATGAATTGCTCAATAATAAAGACCAAATCACCATAACCGACCTTTGCCGCATAGAGCAGGTAGTGAACTCCTATTTAGGCTTTTGCCGCGACAAGCGCACCTACAGCATCCGCCGCGCCATACTGTTTACGTTCTGCCGTGCCTTTTATGAGTACTTCTACATTAAAGGCCACTATGACGGCATCCGCCTTCGCACCGCACATAAACCTATAAAAACCACCGCATCATGAACACAACCATCACACACACCGATGCCCTTGAGCGTATACCTACCGCCATAGTACGCTCTTACACCCGTGGCAAAGAGATTCTGACACTAAACCTCGCTCCCAAAGCGTACGATACGGAGACGGGCGAACACCTTTACCGCTGCACTACTCTTTCGATAGTACACGCTGGTCGCCTTACCGCACCGCAGGTACTCGGCACGGTGTATAGCAACGGGCTTTTCGACGGCATTACACCCGATTTCCTGAAAACTCTGACACGCATGTACTCCGTTCCCGACTATGATACTCTGGCGGCACACCTCATAGCCGCACGCTATACCTATGCCGAAGAGTTGGCGGTACACCGCAAGGCACTGATGGGCGATACCGCGCCGATAACTGAACTTACGGCGTGGGCAGACCGCTGCAAGGCCATGGCGGCAGCCGCATTCAGCAAAACCGAAACCGACGGGAAGCAATCATGAAGGTAGTCCACGCAATATCAGAGCAGGAGCGCACCGCAGGCTGCACGCTATACCTTTTGCAGCAAGGCATATTCTATCACGCCTTCGGCCGATGCGCCGCGTTTATGCGTGCCGTTACCGGCTACCGTGTGCGCACCGTACGGCTGGGTAAAGGCTTTACTGACCAATTGGGAATACCGTGCGCCGCCATAGACTGCGCTCTGCATAAGGTTGAAAAGAAGTACCCTGATGTTACCGTATGCCGCACGCCCGGCACACCGCATTACACGCTAACACTGCCGCCGCACGTAGCCGCCGAGATTCTGTACGAAGCCGCCACCACATAGCCACATACGTTTTATTATTTCCGCCCTGCGCACACACCGATGTCCGCACCGCGCCATACCATAGTTCTATCTTTGTTTAGTAAGTTAAACCAAGATAGAACTATTTTTTATGACAGAACATGACTACTCCGTGTCGGGTTACAGCATCTCTGTAAACAACCTGCACATTTACCGCTCTTACCGTTACAAGGCAAGCCAAATGCAGAGTTTCCTTGAAATGGCGCACATAAACTATCCGCACTCTAACGTCTGGATTCGCGATTACCGTTCGCTCAAGGTCGAATGGATGGTACACAACGCCCTGTATCGCCTGCACATACTGCGCAGCCGCACCGCCGATGTCGATCTTAACTACCCCAACCATTTTGAGTGGGCATACATCATGCTGGCACCGCTGGCACGTTTAATCATTAAATAACCCCCTGCCGTATGATGACCGAAGCCACCACCAAAGACTATTGGATTTCGCCCCAGGCGCTGCGCCTTGAGCCTAACGCGTTGGGCAACCCCGACTATCTGCAAGCCTCGTGCACCGCCGGAGCGCAGATACTGGTTTACGTAAAAGACATCATAGGCTACGATGCAGGACACAACTACCGCCGATGGCCGCTGCAAGCCTCGCCCACTGTATTTAACACCCATACCATCAAGTACGTGTACGCCGCCATACCGCGCACTACTGATGCCGGACGCACCGCCCAGATAGTGTTCCCCTCAGAGCGCATAGACATATACGGTCTGAATGAAGCGGAAGAACAGAAGGGCAACCCTGACTACTACTACATATTCCTTCAGGGAATACTAACCGCATCGGGCGATAACGGCACCACCAAGCGCACGTGGCAGCAGCGTGTAGCCACGGGCTACCTGTCGTCGGACGAAGCGGTGAATGCCGGACCGTCTGACACCGAGTGGTATCAATACAGCACCGTAGATGGCATAGTGACGTTCCTGAAGAACCTCGCCATGAAAGCCGGAACGGAGTTCGTGCAGCTGTTTGCCCGTACGCTTACCATCGTTTCGGGCGGACGGATAGAGTTTGAAGGACAAGACGGAGGCGTAACCGGGATGGCCGATGCCACCACCCCCGAAACCGCCGCCGACAAGATAGTGACACCGCAGTACATGGACGACAACGCCCTGTCAAAGCGACACGATGACGAGACCCCGTACAGCCTGGGAGCGAAAGACCTTGTGGCACGTCGCGACCTCGACGTGTTCGGCAACACACGCCTTCACGGGCCGCTTACCGTAGGGCAGTACAATAAGGGAGTGGAAGGAGCGCACGTAGATTTTTACGGCAATGCCGAGTTTGAAAGCATAGTGAGCCGCAGCTTCATCGAGTCGCCCGAACTGCGCTATAACCGCACCACCATTACCGTGGGCAATAAGTGGCAGACCAAGGGTGCCGGAATCATAGAGCACGTGTGGAACAACGCCAACCTCGACGGTTCTCCTCTAAGTGCCAACACTCGCGGCGTGGCGTGCCTCAAGCTTGAGCCGGGCGAAGCCGGAGCTATAGCTGTAGACGACAAGTGCCAAGGCGTGTTCCATATAGACGGAGCCAAGAACGATCCATCCACCACCGACTCGCGCGACGGAAATTTCCATTTCGCCGGCTTTACCACCATATACTTCGTCATTACCGAGATATACACTGCCGATACGTTGCCGCAGTACATAAAAGACCGGCTCAGTCCCACCGATACCGTAGGGCAGAACCAATACTTCGCGTACGAACTTAGAGCCGCCACATGCGCCGCGTTACCACCCGAAAACCGCGATTACTGGACCGATGCCACGCATCCGCAGCCCGGTATGCACTTTGCCGCATACGCCAACGCCACCAATGCCGACCGTCAGGCTTCGCGCCTTACCACCACCACATACCAGCTGCATTTGGCAGGTATGACGGGCTGGACCTACACCGAAGCCAACATGCGCCTCATTATAGGATGGCTCACGGGATTTTCTTTCCTTCAGCGCGTATGGGACAACACCAAGGGCGAGTTCGTTGAAGTAACCAAAGAACTGAACGGCGAAGGCATAGCCACGGGCAACATTTACATGTGGGGCAGCATAGACCAGTTCGACCGCGTGCCGCAGCTTGTGGCGCAGCAACCCTACTACAAGAGCACGGAGACCGCCGACCCTCCCGAGGGAATCATACTGAGCACCGACGGTACGCCACATTACGAGCTTAACGGCTGGAGCGCCGATGCCATAACGCCTACCGCCACCGCAAGAATAGTGTGGCAGCAGTGGCTTTACACCTACAGCGATGGCACTTACCGTACCGGGCAGGTAGCGTTTCATGCCGCCCACCCCACGGCACTAACAGTACTGCCAAGCCAGAGCATAGTGAGCGTGGCACTGAGCGACTGGTACGACACTGCGCACCCCGACGACATCGAGATAAACCTCAGCGCACGCCTCATGGCAGGCAGTGAGCCCGTGGCCATAACCGAAGCCACTGCGCAGTATGCCGACGGTAACTCCGGCTCCGGTGCAACCATAGACACTGCCGGAAGCTCCATCACCATCAGCGATGACGGCACTACCGCACAGTTCCGTCTCAAAATAAAGGGTTACGTTGGTGTAACGGTAGACGGCACCACCCCCGAAGATTCCTACATAACGCTAACGCTTACCTCCGCCGTGGGTACAGCAAGCGGCATGGTAGCCATAGCGCAGAACCGCGAGGGCGAGCAGGGAAAACCCGGCGAGCAGGGAAAACCCGGAGCAGCGGGCATTACCGTGCGCCGCACGGAGTGGGAAGAAGGCGTGCAGTACCGCAACGACTCTTCCGCCGCTACCGCCGCTCCCGACGGGCAACGCTATCTTGACGAGGTATCAGTAACCAGTCTCGCCACCGGAACGGCGCAATGGTACGTGGCGCGCCCCACGCATAACGGAATGACTTCTTCGGCAGCCAACAAGCCGTCCACCGCAGCCGGAAACGACTGGTGGGAACCCGTGAACGACATGCGCCCATTGCGCACCTCGTTTGCCGACATCATGACCGCCTTCATAAAGTTTCTCCAGGTAAACCAGATACAGATAACCGACGACGACGGCACTCCTTACGGAGCCTTCGGAGGCGGCACGGATATGGAATACCCGTTGTGGTTCGGGGGAAAGACTTATGCCGATGCCGTAACCAAGTTCAACCGTCAGGGCGACGCATGGATAGGCAAGAACTTCAGCGTGGTAAACGGAGCCGTGACGTGCGATGCCGGAGAGTTCAACAACGTAAAGGTGAAAGGAGATTCCGAGTTCTCCGGAACACTGAAAGGTGTTTCCGGCTCGTTTAGAAAACTGAACTGCGTAAACGACAACGGCGAGTCTGTAGGAGGTATCTCGTTCGGTTCTACAGGGAGGATGTATTTCTCTGGCGACCTGCTTAGTCGAGGTTACAATTACGACCTCGACCGCAGTTATCGTTTCTACACAAGCGACATCTGGTGCGCGGGTAATTTCGGGCATAACGGAAAAACGGTTGCCGTGGTTGTCAAAGACGAGATGCGGGTGTATACCGACGACAAGAACTATGAAACCGTGAAGCTACCTCAGAAGTTTATCGCCGGAACTTCAAACAAGTATTACGAGATACGTCTGTACAATTCCGGTTATGAAGATTCTCCGGAAAGCGACACGGCCGGTCTTCCGATTGACGTAGTTGTATTCTCGCAGTCGGATGACTGGTACTATGTGTTCATACCGTACGGAAAAGGCAAGGAGTTTACCATCATTAACGCCAACGACAGAAGCAGCATACACTACGCCGACACAATGGGATGGAAAGAACTGAACGGCGGTCTGTCAAGACATTGCGTTTATATTGACCCCTCATGGCTTTACCCCGTTCCGCCAACCAGCTATCTCGGGCGTGGCGTATTCACCGTCGATTCAGATTTGGACTGGGAATGAGAAACGGATAACATGAATTTTACAACTGAAACCTAAACATTTATCAAATCATGGAAGTAACAGTAAAAAGAATAGCCCTGCGCCCCACCTACACCATCGGGCGCATGTACATTGACGGGCAGTACGTGTGCGACACCCTTGAAGACACCGACCGTCACCTCACCTCTGCCATGAGCCCCGCGCAGATAGCCGCCGTAAAGGTGCCCGGCAGTACCGCCATACCCACGGGCAGATACCCCCTGAGCCTTAACACCGTGTCGCCGCGGTTCGGTAAGCGCAAGGCTTACCAGTTCTGCGGCGGCCGCCTGCCGCGTCTGTGCAACGTGCCCGGCTACAGCGGCGTACTTATACACATAGGCAACACCGAAGCCGACACTGAAGGCTGCATATTGGTGGGCAAAAACAAGGCCGTGGGGCAGGTGCTACAGTCGGCCGACACGTTCCGTGCCGTGTACGCCCTGCTCGATGCCGCCGCCCGCCGTGGTGAGCGCATCTTCATTACCATAGAGCGATGACCGCCCGAAGCCCGCACCGTAACCCACGCGTGCGGGCATAAAAAAAGCCGCTATCTTCGCAGACTGCGGCTAAAATAAATTAATTATAATTACTTTTTCAACTATCGCCGCCCCCCGGCAGCCGATTGTATGTTTGTATAAGTTTATACTCGTTCTTGTTGAGTACAATGCAAAGGTACTTTTTTTTTCCGGTATTCCAAATTTTCGGCTTGTGATTTTAAAATTTCACGTCTTTCAGCCACGTCTTGTCGTATTCCGTGGCATTTGCGGTCTTGTAGAAAACCACGTCGTTATAATTGCGGTCGTGGTAGAGTACCGCCTTTGTGCGTTCGTCGTTAAGCCACACTATCTGCAAGCGCCATGTGCCGTAAGCGTCCAGATGATCCTCGAACTGAATAACATCATCGGGGTCGGAGTTGAGATGTCCCATAGTGCCGCGCTTGTACAGATACCACTTCCCGTCTTTTCTGAGCACCGTCATGCGGAACGGACTCACGGAGTGCTTGTCGCTGGCCACTATCTCCAGCTTGTACTTTGTGATACCGTTGTTTTCCGCAGTGGCTATCTCGTCCGTCTCCCACTGCCCGAAGAGGGCTTTCTCCGTTTCGTAATACCCGCAGTCATCCTTTTGACACGAGGCGAAACATACGCTCATCATTACCACGCATACCGCCATGATGGTGCGGAACATTCCTTTGAGCAGCCGTGGCAGCGTTCTTGCTTGTCTCTCTCTCTGATTCTTGATTGATTGTTTCATGGTCCTTGTTGTTTTGGTTGATATTGAAGTTATGTATTTATTTTTTTCAGTGTAAATTATTATTATTCTTTTTGAAAACTCGCGTCTTGATGCCACTCGCCATATATGTCCGCTCCGTGTACTTGTTTTACATACTTTTACAGTGGGAACAAAGAGGTGTTTTCACGTGTTTTTCCGATAGGGTTTTCATAAGCTTCTCGTCTCGCTCGCCATCGGGCTGTGGGCATTGCCGGTAATGGTGGCGAGGGAGGTGTGGCAGTGGAAACGCTACAGGCTCGCGAGATTTGAATGGTGGGACGTGGTGAGGTAACACATCCTTGTGCGAATAGACTTTCTTGCATAATACCAAAAAGAAAGACCGCTGTCATCACGGATAGCAGCCTTTATTGATTTTAACATTTTAAATACTTCATAGAATATAAAATTCTTGTGAAATACTTGATGCAAGGTCCATATATTTTTATTCTCCTGCAAGAGAAATTATGTTAATTGACAAGCATCGGTCCTGTATCACGGCCTGTGAACGAAATATTGATGTTTCTGGCATAGTCGCCATTCTTTTCTGTCATTTCATCTATATGTAGCGTCACCTGGAATGTCTTTCTTCCGTATTCGTCGCCCTTGTCAAGAGTCTTGATTTCCGCCCATGCCCCTTTCACGGGTTGATTGTTCTCCCATGTACTGAGTTCGTGCTTCTTGTATTCAGATAGCCATTGCTCCTTCCATCCCCATACCGAACCATCTACCTGCATTATCTCGTAACGTCCATCATACATATCATCTTGCGGAGCATTGTAGACGATTATTCCTATTACATAATAATCGTTTTTGAAATTACCTTCTATCGGGTCGCTTTGAAGGTTAAAGAATCCCCAGTCATACCTTTTTGAATAACTCAACTGATGCGCGGGTTTTTCTCTAAGGAGTTTAGCGAACGGCGATTCTACAGGCACATACTCCTCTTTCTCTGCTCCGTCGCTGCTGCAACTCGCTACACTCGCGCCCACGGCAAGCAGCATGGCTGCCATGAGCAAAAATCCAAAAATCTTCTTCATAATGAATTTATTGTTTTTAGTTAATAATGTTACCATATATTTATTGTTGTCAACGAAATGCCCTAAAACACGAAAAAACTTGCCTTATGGAGTGCGGAGTTTTCGTCTTTTCGTTTGTTTCGTTGACAAAAAAGAACCATTTGCAGACTCTCCCCCACACCGCTATGTCCGATGTTTCACGCACGTTTTTTGTACCTTTATACCATGAGCAACGTCATTGGACTTTCGTAGTACTTTCATAGTACTTTCGTAGTACTTGCTCTGTTTGTATTCACGCCCCTTTTTAGGAGTATTGTTTCACGGAAAAATTATTGCTTATGGCTAAGATTGTTCCAAGCCACTTGGTTAGTTCCATTAGTGGCAAACTGTGCAAGAAGGACACTACTTACATTGGTGTCAACAAGCGCACGGGTAAGATGTATTCGGCTGGCTATCACGGATGCGTGCAGCCGAACAGTGAAAAACAGCAGATGGCAAAGGCCACTTTCAAGAAGAAAGCGCAGTTTGCCTCTGCTTGGTGGAAGCAGAACCGTCCGTCGGCTACGTCGGCGAAGGGCAGCGAGGCTTACCTCTCGATGATGAAGGCATACAAGGCGCAGCACAAGATTGGTAATCCCTACTCTTTCCTCCGTTCGCTGGTTACAGACGATTGTAAGGTGATGCTTAAAGGTACCGACCTTACGGGCGGTATCGCATCGGGAGGCGACACCGCCGAGGGTGGAAGCCCAGGACAGCAGAAGCCCGGCGGAAGCCTTGAAGGGTAAGGCTGGGATGGAAGAGTAAGAAAGGCGCATAGTCGGATAAGACCGTGCGTTTTTTTTAGTCTGCCGACACGCTGGCGTTAATCTTCGCTCCGCACGTGGGGCATACCGTCTGTATATTGAACTGGACGGGAGTCTTTACCTGATCTTCTTCGGGGAACAGCTGGGTTATCTTGACACCAAGCGCATCAGCTATTTCGTACAGGTTGCTAAGCGTGGGGTTTCCGTTTATACGTAAACTCAAGGCGCCCGGTGTAACTGTGCGTACGTTATTATCTTTATCTGTTCTGGTTATTTTTGCCGCAAGGTCTGAAAGCGTCATGCCTTTTTGACGCATTATTTCCGCAATGCGCAGTCTGTTCTTTTTTATTTCTGTAGCCATAGGTTTATAGTATTATCAAAATGTTGCACAAATATAAATATAATATTGTTAAACCAAAACATATTTAGTGGAATTAGTTTTATTTTTAGTTTTTGCTATATTTTTATTTGCATATTTAAAGTTATATCATTAGTTTTGCGCCGTGCTTTTGCATAGAACGCTAAAAACACGTGTTGCGTTGATTCAATAACTCTTAATATTATTTAAAAATGAGACAAACAAAAGTAACCATTGAGTTAGGAAAAGAAGATTTGCGGCTTGCCGCCACATCAGTTATCGAGTATTTAACATTATACCCACCTTTTAGCGAAGAACGCAGTGTAGGATTCGATATGGGTGTACAGCTCCTTTTTGATGTCTTGAAATCCACTTTTAAGGATAACGGAAAGGAGTAGTGTATGGAGAAATATGAGTTATCCGAAGCAAAAATAAATGCCGTAAAGAATATTCTGTGCGACAAAATTTCTTTGGAGTGCAGTTGTCTTACAAGTGTAGAACGTGTTCATTTAATTCTTGCGTCTTGCGCTTATGTAAATAACCCTAAATCCTTGATTTCTTCAAAACGTTTACATGGAATTATGGATGTTTTACACTTTAGACACCATCGTTTCCGTGCTCATCGTATGCGCTACTTTTACGAGCTGATAAAGAACATTGCTGCTGAAGGCGAAAACATTTATCCAGAACGATTGCAAACTTTAAAAGTCGCAGAACTTGTCAAAGAGGGATTGAGCGAAGACCCGAGCGTATCTTCTATTTCCGACGAGATAAACGAGTATAAGAGCCAAGTTGATATTATGAAGAAGAGATATTCCGACTTGGTTGAAGACCTGATAGAAGTACAACGCAAGGAATCTGATGAATACTTTGCAAACAAGAAGCCTTATGTACAAAGACATGACCGCAGATTTGCCTTTGACGCGAGAAACCAACCTTACACGAACGAGGAGTTTATAGAAAAGCTCCGTGCGGTGTATGGTGATGATTATGACTATTCAGATGTGAATTATACAAATAACCGAACCGCAATAAGGTTAAAGTGTAAAAAGCATGGCGATGTATTTGAACGCTTGCCATTGAACTTGCTGAAGGGATGGGGTTGTCCTTCCTGCAATAAGGAGCAGGGAAAGACATGGGCAAATACTATTGCGTGCTCTTACGATCCACAGCAACGCAGTGTGCGTTGGAATACAAAACGCTTCATTGCAGAGTCGAAAGCTCGTTTTGGCGATGATGTTTTTGATTACTCCCAATGCGTTTACAAGAACAACGACACTCCCGTTACTCTTATACACAAACACAGTGGAAAAGTCTTTTCGGTCTGGCCTTATGAACATTTGCGACATGATGAATGTTACTATGGAGAACGCCGCTACTATCAAGGCACTACGGATGCAGAAAAAATCCACTTCATCGTTAAACGTATTAGAGAGAACGTGAACCATAAAGTATATGTACCGATGCAGCATATTGAAGATTCTTGGAAAACCATTAAGTGTATATGTCCTGTTCATGGTGTGTTTTATACCAATCTGGCGCGTATATATAATGGAGTGTGTTGTCCTGAATGTCAAATGCCGGCAGGCGAAAGCCTTGGAGAGCGTAATGTCCGCAAATACCTTACGAGCAAAGGAATAGTTTTCTTGCAGGAATACCGTATTGAAGATAAAGGATATTTTGAGAACTTCGCGCGTGTTGATTTCTATCTGCCCGAACATAACGTTTTCATAGAGTTCCAAGGTGAGCAGCATTATGGCATAGGCAATGAGGAGTTGTCGCACGGACGAAAGACATTCAAAGAGCAAAAGAAGCGTGATGATAGTTTGCGGAAATACGCTTTTGACAAACGTATTGAACTGATTGAAGTTCCGTTCTTTTTTCGTAATCACGTTAAAGACTATTTGGATAAGTATTTTGTTGTCTGACAGCATGAGGTAGGGCAGAACCTTCTACCCTACCCCATTCTTCTCCTCGGCATATCGCGGAATGTTGGTTACGAGGAAGGCGGTGGCGCAGTTGGGGCATACCAACACCTTGTGTGCGTCTTGCGGAGTCTGTGCGAATAGCGGGCCTAAGCGTTCGCGCTCGGCATACTCCTTCAGCTTCTCAAAGCTCACCTTCGGCTCTTCGATGATGGTGCCGTCTTGAGCCATGCGATAGAAGAAGTCGCGGGGGTCAACGTCTATTGCCCAGGCTATCTTGTAGATGGTGGAGATTGTAGGGTTGCCCGATGTCATTTGCGACACGGCTGCCTTTGTCACGCCCAGTCGTTCTGCCACTTGCTGAGTGGTGAATCCCTTGCGATGAACGGTCTCCATAATGTTCAGTTCGGTAACGGGAGCGTATGGCTGCACCACCTTGCGCCCATCTTTCTTTATCTCGATGTCTACCATATATATAGTGTTTTGTGTTGTTTATAACGCAAAGTTAAGGCATTTTGTTTTTATGCACAGGACATTATGCGCTTTTCGTCATTTTCGTATAAGTTTGGTCTATTAATAAGGCGTTTTTAGTATAGTTCTCGGTTGTTTTAACGTACTAAAAATGAGCGTTTAAATGTGTTTTATCCCCAAAATAACCGTTGTAATTTGGGTTTCCCGAAAATTGGCAGAACGTAGGTTGCTACCCATAAAACCATGTAATTTTTTAAGAATTAAAGCAAAGGTGTTCGTTTGAACGGCTCGACCTCACGCGGCACGGCCCACCGCACTGAGTAGAGCTGTTCCTACCTGACACAGTCATAACTGTACGATTTATGCCCACGCATAGGCAGGCGTAACGGTCGGCGATCTCTCCGCTGTGGATGCTCGGACGGTGGCGAGGTAATCCGTAGTAGTTTTTTTTTGTGAATTATTTGCAAAAAAATTTGGTAAAAGGTAGAAAAATTACTACTTTTGCAAAGTCAAACAAATAAAACGTATAAAACAATGAAGTACAAAGAATTTCACAAGAGAATCAAGGCTAAGGGCTGGAAGTTCAGCCACGCCGAAGGCTCACACTACTTTTACACCAAGGGCGGCAAGCTCTCGCCGCCTGTCCCATACCATGGAGCCAAGGAGATCCCCGAACGGCTCCGCCGGAGCATAGCGCAAGCAATGGGCATATAACAGACAAGAGGGAAGGGCTAGCCCTTCCCTCTCGATAATAAAAATAATAAAGATAATATATAAGATTATGGTAAATGAAATTATAATGCTTATTTCAGCAAGTGCCGACAGTTTCGGCGCATGCTCTGAGAACTGCCCCGGCATCTGGGCGGCTGGTGATACCGTGGAAGCGTGCAAAGCCGACGCCGTACGAGCTATTGAACTAATAAAAAAGAACATGCCGCGCGAGGACTGGCCCGAACCTTTAAAGGCTAAAGAATATACTATAACATGGCAATATGATATAGAAAGCTTTTTACTTTTCTTTGGTAGCTTCATTTCGCTAGCCGGTATGGAGCGTATAACGGGCATAAATCAAAAACAATTATGGGCCTATATGCACGGGCGCAAAAAGCCACGACAGGCACAGAAAGAAAAGATAATAAACGCTTTGCACCGTTTCGCCCATGACTTGGCGGCGGCTGTTATACTTTAGGTTAGTTTTATTTGTTTGACAGCTTAGGAAATTAACCGAAGCTTTCCCGGCATGGTGTAAACCTTGTCGGGATTTTTTTTTGCTTTTTATTTCTTTGCTTCTTCCCGCTCCAACTTCTCCACGATGTCGCGGAGCTGCTGCACGGTGTCGGCGGTGTAAATCTCACAGCCTACACGCACAACACCCACTAGGCCGCCGCTGTAACGCTGCGCTTTTTTTTGCTTCAATTCCTCAACAACCGAAGGAGGTGCGAGGAGCTGCCACGGTTCGACATCCAAAGCGGCGGCGATGCGCTCCAAGGTTGGGAACGAGGGGCGCGAGATTGTGGCCGAAATGTTTTGCTGTGTAACCCCGAGACGGTCGGCAAGCTCTTTCTGCGTAACGCCTAATATATTTAGATACTCTTTTATATATACGTTCATTTTTTATTTTTTTTGCAAATACGGGCGTTATTCTTCGCTTTTGGATAAATTAACGTGCAAAGGCTTTCCGCAATGAGGACAGACAAGCCGCACGCCTCGCCCCTCCTGCTGCGTGTTTGCTGCAACCTCTTCAGGGCTGGCGAATAGTTGCCACATCGGTATATTAAGCACGGCCGCCCACTTCTCTAACGTGGGATAAGATGGCGTTTTAATCTGCTGATATAAACCGACCGGAGAGATACCGAGCAGGGCGGCGAACTCCTTTTGTGTGATATTGCGTTCTTTTAGTATTTGCTTTATCCTGTTCATCTGTAACAATATATAATATTTAGTATTTGATATTGCAAAAGTATATAAAACCTAAAAGTATATAGTATATACTTAGTTAATAAGTATTAAATATATAGTATTTTCTATTGTTTTATTTTGTTGCACTAAGCATTTACTATATATTTGCACACAGAAAACAAAAACAAATAAATATAAATCATCATGAAAGCAACATTAAACCAAATCGCCGAGAACTTAGTAAAAGTATTAACAGACAAGAGCGAAAGCCGCATATATTACACGGATGCCGAGCAATACGCCGGCGTGTGCGGTTGGTGCGGTGTAATGTCTCCATTATCTCGCCCGGCATATTACAAAACCTTTGGCAAGGAAACCACCGACGCAGCAGAAGCGAAAGCACGCGAAATCATCGCCGAGAAGGAAGCAGCACGCACACGTATGGAGTATTACAAGCACGGACAGGAAGCCGACAGACTGGAAGGAGTGCCCACCGTGGGCGGCTTCTTCTGGGCTGATAACAGCGGCCTAAAGTGCGACGGCGGCCGCGGACTATTCGAAGAGCTGCACGCCCTGAACTACTACACCGACACCCTAAACACTCCCCCCCGCCTTTGCTGCGTTAATGAAATTATACGAGTATCTGAAAAAGACTTTGCCCGCCCTGCCCTGGCTGATGAGCTCGTAAAGGCTCACAATTTAAAGGGCTTCTGTCGTTCCGAGGATGTGGACGACGACGAAGACATGACCGCCATATATAACGATCCTGAGAAATTAGCGACATTCTACACCGTCGGCGCTCTCGTTGTGTCGCCATCGGGCAAATACTACCTTATAGACACCGAGGGCAACAACTACGCCCGATATATATACGTTCCCATAGAGTGGCCCGTATTACTCGCCGACGAGGTGGCAACAGTCAAGGCAGAGGAGGAAGCACGACAGAATGAAGACGCACGACAGGAAGCGGAAGCGAAGGCGCAGCGCCTCGCACAGTATCGCGCACGTTGTGCCAAATGGTTACACCTCATGAAGGATGTACGCCCGTTAGAGGCTGACAAGAAGACTACCAGCCGTCAAGTAATTAACGCCCGAAAGGCTAATATCTTGGCAATGTGCCGCGCCGCATTTCCCGGCGTTAAGTTCTCCGTTAAAGTGCGTTATGGCTGGGGGGCTGATTTTACATTATCATGGACCGACGGCCCAACCGTCGAGGAGTTCAAGGAAAATACAGATCTGTCTTTATTCTGCCGCTGCCGTGACACCTTCAACGGCTGGGACGATAGCACGGGCGTAGATTACGCCGAGTTCGACGACTTCGCACGCCTCACGATGGGCAGCAATGGCGGCGATATTGAGACGGAAAGAGTAATGAGCGACGACGCACGCACCGAGATTTTAACGCAGATTTTCGCCGTAGTACCAGCGGCCAACGACCGCGATAAATACGGCTACACACTTGCGCACGATTACACCGCTAACGAGGCGGCAGCGGTGGCCGCAGCCCTGGGCGTGGAAGTGGCCGACATCTTGCCGCACGGTTGTACAGATAACGCCGAAACCATCGCCCGCCGTGCGTGGAATGTGCGCAGCTATACCCCAATTATAGCGCCAGAACCTACCGACCCGAAGCCGGGCAAGGCTCAGACAGTAGACACCGACACCACCGACACAGCAGACGAAGCACCCGCCGAGGGCTTGCAGCTTGTGGAGACTGCCGAAGGCGTGGCGGTGGTAGGCGATAGCCGCACCACATACCGCAACCGCAAGCAGATCAAGGCACACGGGGCAACATGGAACAAGACCGCCCAACAGTGGCAAGCCACAGAACCGGAAGCCGTGGCACGCCTTCGCGAATGGTTCGGGGTAACTGATACCCCGACCGCCGAAGAGTGCGGCACAGCGAACGAGGACGAGCCACAGAGCGACAGCACCGAACCGATAGAAGCCGCCAACATTGAACCGACGAGCGTAAACGCCACGTTATACGATAGCAGCGAAAACACCACCCCCACCGACACCGCACCAACGGCGAACGCTGGCAGCCCTGAAGAACTCAGCGGCGAAAACGCCGACACTATAGCCCTACAGTGTACCGCCGCAGAGTTCACGCCCGAAGAATTCCGCACACTGTACGGCAATTATAGGCAAGAGCACCCCGACGACATACCGCGGCATAACGTCAAGCCGGAGCGGTTCGGCAGCGTTACCCCGCTTTTCCTTTCACTTGGTGACCGTGTGATAAATTAAACCTTATATTATAGACTGATAAAAAAATTACTTAATCATGAAGGCAAAAGTAACAACACCTACAGCGCCGAGCGTTAGCGCCTCGGATGTGGTAAAATCTTTAGGAGTGTGTACAACTCTTTGTGTAATGTATGTATTACAAGGCTTCGCCAAGCTGAAAAGTTTGGCGAAGTGCGCAGCCCTTAGCGTATGCCGGTGGCTCAACGATCGCCACAACGTAACCGATCAGGAAGACCCCGTAATGATGACGGGCTGGCAGTGCCTCGGCTGCGGTGTGTTGGTTCTATTCGCAGCGGTGGCAATCTGCATCAGGTGGTAACATTCGCTTCGTTATAGCGTGTGCGAGAAATTAGAGATTTTCAATTTTAACAAAAATAACATGATTTTACAATTAACAAAACAGAGTTCCGGCCAAGAAATAAAGGCGTACTTTGAGAAAGTATTAAGAATGACAAGAGACAGCGAGGAATTTCCCGTTAATCTCGATGATGTATGGCCGTTAGTATATTCAAGAAAAGACAAAGCGGTAAGAGCATTACAAAGTAACGATTTATTTATGCAAAACGTTGATTATCAGGTTTTACCCCAAAATGGGGAAAACTCTGGGGTTTTAGCCCAAAACGGGGGAAAAGTCCAAAACGGTCGCCCGACAGAGATTTACATGCTCTCCGTTCCTTGCCTTGAGTTTTTCATCGCCCGCAAGGTTCGCCCCGTGTTCGAGGTCTACCGACAGGTATTCCACAAGGTAGCGAGCGGTGAGCTGATACAAGTGGCTCCGGCTTATTCTGAACCTTGTGACTTCGAGACAACCATCACGCCGTTTACAGACTATGCCGGGGAGGTCTACAAGCGATGGAAAAGGCTTTTTGAACTCTCGGATGATAAAGTACGGCTCCGGAAAGATTACCAAAATTGGCTCATTACATATCGAAACTTCTGCTATTATACCAACCAATTGGCATATCTGGAAACGATGGAGAAACTGGATGGGGCCTGTTACCTCACATAACGGGCAATTAATAATCAATAACTATTAATATATAAAAAAAAACAAAACAATGGAAGAAAAAACAGTAATTACAATCGACATGGACAAAGCAAGCCTCCGTGAGGCAATGACACGAATCATAGAGTATATCACACTTACCCCTCCCAATCCCGACGAGTTCGGCAACAAGGAGCTCGTAGAGTACAACCTGGGTCTCAACGCGCTATTCTCCTGCCTACGTCAGACGTATTGATGAAATACTTGTCCCGTGCCCGGTATGGCCTTTAACGGTGGTTCGATTCCACCGGCGGGAACACAAGAAAAAAAATTATCAGATATGATAAAAATCTGTTATCAAATTTGGTACATTCGATTTTAATTACTAAATTTGTAACAGTTAAGAAAAACAGACAATAAACCCTTTAAAGCTGGTGGCAACAGTTTAAATTCAGCACCGAAAATATGAAGACTTTTAACGGAAAAACCATCACAAAGAAACAGATCGTCAGCGTTATCCGCACCCAGGACCCTACACAGATTTACCGCCTTTATCATCATGTTTACGGCGTTAAGCCAGTAGATGTGGAGGTATGCAAGTTCATCCAGCAGTTTGCCCCCACCAATAAGCTTTACAAGGCTGCTTATAACATAGCGTGCCGCTGCGCCCGCAAGTTTCACCCTGTAGTGACTCAGGGCGAGTTCGACAAGTACAGATCATGGGAAAAGGCTAACTGCCGTCAAATAACTATGCAGCGCCTACGAGACGAAATAGCCCGTGGTGTGGATGGTTACACCAAGCGTCCTATAATGGGAGACACTAACCTATACTTCGCCTCTCCGGTTTACGGGCATCATGACTACAACAAGTTTATAGCCTTACCCATAAGCGGCAACGAGCGTTTCTGTGAGCTTATCTGCCGATTGGCCGACAAGTACATTCCCAGAGGTTAAGTAACCTATAATATAATATATAAACAATAATCAACTTAACGCTGCGCTATCGGCATGACGGGCAATATATCATGAACAAAGAAGTAGCAAAAAACTTAATTCTACTGCGTCACGGTAAAGCGGATTTTTTCTGAAGATAGACTTTTTATTAATCATTATTTATAACATTAATTACAGATCATCATGAACGAAGACAGATATACACTTACTCAGGCAGCCGAACCCGGCTACTGGACGGTGGCCGACCACGAAAACGGCATAGAGATAACCTTTAAGGAAAAAGCGTACAACACTACGCAGATGATAAACTATACCGATGCAGCGCAAAGCAAAACAATGGCTTTCGCCATGAAACTGCCCACCTATATGCGTGAGATGGCCGATTGGATAAGCCAGAATCATTATAACATCGCCATGCCGTCACTGACAGAAAAACGTTTATCTATGGGGCAGCGTATAAAAGAGCTGCGCACCGAGCAGGGATTAACCCTTCAGCAGTTGGCGGACTATGCAGGCATTACCAGAGCGAATCTCAGCAACATAGAGGGTGGCCGTTACTCTGTAGGCCTCGATGTGCTGAACCGTATCGCGATCGCCCTGGGTGTGGAACTGAAGATGGAGTAACCTTGTTGTTATGGTATAACTCCAGAATTAGTATATTATAATAAAATACACATTTTATCAATTATCCCCTTTTAAAACATTTATAAACCATGAAAAAGATTATCACTTACACGGCAGTTGCCATTGCCGTTGCAGCTACCGGAGTTCTGCTTTTCTCATTCTTAGGCGTAGCCGTATTTTTTCTGCCGCTTCTGTGCGGAGCGTTTAAAAGGTAAAACTTCGTCAGTATATTTAAAACAACCTTATTATAAAAGTCATGAAGAACAATCTTATGCAGTGCGCCATCGCAGCGATGGCGTGCCTGGTGTGCGCATCGTGCGCCAACGAAAGCGAATCTTTAATTTCACAACCCTCTACCGCCACTCCAGCCGTGGGTAAAGCCCGTGTAAAGCTGGTATGCGGTATGGATGTGAGCGTAACGTCATCTCCGTTGCGCCACGTTACGGGCGGCAGCCGTGCGGCGCTTACCGCTAATGGTAAAGCCCTTACCCACCTCTATATAATGGACTACGACAAGCAGAGCGGAAAGCTGCTGCAAGTGCTGCACCAAACCAGTACGGCAACCGATTTTGCTGAACCCGATCTTATGCTTGATTATGGCGAGCATACACTGAAGGTAGTGGCTACACGCAGCGAATCGCCACAGCTTAGCCTGGCATCAGGGGCGGCATGGAATCATACGCCCGATGTGCTTACTCCTGTCAGCGCCGATGTGCCGGTATCGGTAACGAGCAGCAAAACCTCTGATACGTTCGGTGCACAGAAAGATGTTACCGTAAACATCGGTAAAACCACTACCGTAAACATCACTCTGGAGCGATTGGTGGCTATGTTGATAGTAAACAGTACAGATCAGTTCCCTACAGATTGTACCACTATGCAGCTTAGCTTGGACGAGCACCGTGCATTTGCCTTTGATGGCTTCGACGTTACGGAAGCGGTGAAAAATCAGCGTACCAGCGATGTTTCTTCTTTGCGTGGTATTACAGGAACTACCATAAACTACTTTTTTCTTGTACCATCGGCCGGCTATAGCACCGACATTACCTTCACCATGAACCGTACTGATGGAGCGCCATATTCAGTGATAACCGTGCCCAATGTGCCGTTTACCCGAAACCATCAGACCACCGTAACAGGTTCGTTCTACACCCATCAGCAAGACTTTAAGATTTCGTTAGCTGATACGTGGAGCGACGAACGGCATGAGATAGACATTTAATCCGTCACGCATCAATTAATATAATACGCACGCCACTTATCGATCATCTTAACGATAAGTGGCGCTGCTGTTTATGTGTTATTTGAAAAAACATCCCCTTTATACATGTTACACTTCGTAAAAACCACTACTCTACTGATAACGGCAGCCGCCATTCTGTCCGCTTGCAGTAAACCGTATCTGGTAGAAGAAGGCGACGGTAGCCATACCACCACATCGCCCGATGGCGGCAGTCAGCACCCAGACGCTCCGTCCGCTCCTACCCTGCCGGAGTTTCTTATCGCTACCAACGATACCGCACGTTTCTATCTGTCGGGCATGGAAATTGCCGACGTATCGCTATCGGCGTATCATGATCCGTCGCAGCTTATATCAGACTCACGTTATCGAATACCTACCAGATTAGAGGTAACGACGGTACTTAGAGACCTTGCGCTGCCTTTCGACTATTATCACTCGGCGCAACGCATTCTGTGCTATGACACGCCTTCGCACTATGGCATTAGAGTAAACTCCACCAAGTTTGGCACTGGCTATTACTATACGTACATGCCCGGCAGCACCGTTGCACGTGCTGGGCAGAAGACCAAGTTCTGCATCATTCCTATACGTACGGAGCTGAGACAGAGCGATGGAAGCAAAGTAGACATCACCGTAGATGACCGCTGGCAGTAAGTATTTTGTGCATTTGTGTAATTGTGCAAACGTGCAATCGCATAAAGACACGAAAACATATTTGTGCAAATACACAAATGCACGCACAAACACACAAACGCATAAACAAACGCATACACGTACAAATCAACAAACGAACAAACAAACAAACGAATAAATACATGCACATATAAACACACAAACGCATGAACAAACATACATGCGTTTATACGCATACATAAACAAACAAATAAACACATACACACATACATGCACGCATAAACGAACAAACAAACGCATAAACATATAAACAAACATACGTTTGTGCTTGCTTATATGAATTTTAATTTTTAAATTTGCAATATCAAAACACGGAGGCAGTAATGGAGGTGCCGTATGGCTCATCCCTCTGCTGAACCTTGACGACAGTACACCGTGAGCGCGTGCAAACGTGCGTTTGTCTGTCTGTTGGTTTGTGCATTTGTGCAAACGTGCATTTGTTGGTTTGTGCATTCGTGTATTGATTTATGTGCTACCCCCTGGTGCATACGTGCTTTTAATGAAGCTTGATAATAAATTTTATAAATTAATTAGAAATACTTTTTTAGACTATGGAAGAAAAACTTAAAGAAGTGCTCGCCTTCGTGAATCACAAAGGCGGAGTAGGTAAGACAACAACAGTGCAGAGCCTTGCAGCCGGGCTAAGAACTTTCGGCAAAGGTCAGTTCGGTAAAGATAAAGACGGCAACGACCGCATCCCCCGCGTACTTATAATAGACCTCGATCCGCAAGCGTGTGTTTCGTTTCTCTCCGGTTGGAGTGAAACAAAGAACGTGGGCAAACCCACCATGTACGATGCGCTGGTGCAGCAAAGTCAGATGCCGGTGTATAAGGTAAACGAAGGTATATACCTGGCTCCGGCTTCGAGCCGACTGATAGGTATAGAGCCGTTCCTCAATCAGATGGCAGTCCCCAGAAAGGCGTTGTGTAAGCTGCTGGCTAAACCATTAATGGAAATGGAAGGTACGGAGCTGCACGATGAAGGCACTTTTAATGTGAACGAGGCGTTCGACTACGTGCTGATAGACTGTCCTCCTGCCATGTCGCTTCTTACATACAACGCACTTACAGCGGCTACCAGTGTGGTACTGCCAGTGCAACTTGAAATGCTCGCTACAAAAGGTATAGCCGAGATTATCAATGCCGTAAAAGAAACTCGCGAAGACCTGAATCCCGACCTCGACATCAGAGGCTTGCTTATGGTCATGAGCAACGATCAAACCAAGGCTACCAAGCAGTTCAAAGAATATCTGGGAGACAAATTTGGTGATTATATGTTCGACTCTTATACTCGCCGTGACACCAAGATGGTAGAAGCCCAGGCTATGAACGAAGATATATTTTCTTACGCCCCACAGAGCAGGGTAGGCGAGGACTATGAAAATTTTACTAAAGAAATCATGGCTAGTATGCCACAATGAAATGTTTAACCGCGTTAATATTATACTTTATGGCAAGACCTGTAACATCTAAGGTCAAGAAATTCAGCTTGACCGAATCGGAAGTAGTAGAAGAAAACGAACGCATACTATCTCAGAAGACAGAACGGCATACACCTGCCGCTAAGGAGGAAACCGCACCGCACGATACCGCTCAGCCCGATACCGAACCGCAGCAATCCGATGCAGTGCAACCGCAGGCAACTACACAGACTGCTACATCTACGCCTCAGTCTGTAGCCGTGACTCCGGAAACCACACCGCAGCAGCCCGCACCAACGGAACAGACCTCTTCCGCCTCTGTCGGATCTCCGGCGACCGACGGACTGGAGGAGCTGGCGGCTATGCGCAAGCCTAAAGGCAAGAAAACGGAAAACGGAATCACGGTTTATGTGCCGATGGAGTACTATGAGCGCATTGCCTTAATGAAAATGCGCACCGGAATACCTATTCGGGATTTGGCTCTGCAAGCCGTCATTGAGTTTATTGATAGGAATATGGCATAAACCTACGTTTTTGTGCACCAAAACCTCCCTTTTTGTGTACCTAAACCTCCGTTTTTATGTACGTAAACCTCCCTTTTTGTTTACCAAGTGCGTTGTAAACACTTGATTTACAAATAATTCTGAACCTCTTAATATAAGATAATATAATAGGTTTTTTATTGTTATTGATTATATAAAAGAGTATATACTATAGATATAACAGTTTATATTATATTATATTAAGGGATTTATTACAGACTGATTATTAATGGTTTACATGATAGTTGGTACACAAAAAGGGAGGTTTAAGTACACAAAAAGGGAGGTTTTGGTACACAAAAAGGGAGGTTTAAGTACACAAAAAGGGAGGTATGAAAAAAGATAGAAGACATGGCTAAGAAGAAAAAAACAGAAGACGAGGTAAGACTTGCGCTTGAAGACCATTGCTGGATCAATACTCCGGTAGCTTACACTATATATAGCAAGAGCTTTTCGCTGGTGCAGCAGGATGTGATGCTGCAAGTTAGCGGTAAGCTCCAGAGTCACTTCTCCAAGTTCCTGAACGAGCAGCGTTATCTAAATAAAGAAGATCCTCAGAGCGGTATAGCCGCAGAAGACCTCGCAAACATAGAACCTATACGTTTGCGTTTGGCCGACCTCGGAATCAGCAGTAACCACTATGACGAGGTGGTGCAGAAAGTCAATGATATAACATCCATAACTTTTAGGCTTCCGCGTTTCGACGTGAAAACCGGGCTGCGTAAAGGTGACGACTATATGCCTATATTCAGTAAGATTTTTATTCCTAAGAGTTTTGCCACAAAAGAAGGTAATTCTTACGGCTATAACGGAAGCAACATAAAGACCGACGAGGAAGGCAAGGTGATAAGCGATTTCAGACGCGACGGTTTTGTGGAGGTAACTATCAATATAGAAGCTGCGAAAGCTATTTTTAACATGAACAGAGGCTATATCAACCACCTGGAGCGTATAGCGTTTTTCTGCAACTCGGTGTTTACGTCGCGGCTTTATCTGCTTTTAATGAAGTACGTCAGCAAAGGACAGATGCACCCCTCTATAGACTATGTAGAACTGAAAGACTTTCTCGGTATGTATGAAAGGCAACCAAAATCGGATGTCGTAGTGAACGAGAAATATCAGAAATTCTCTCAGTTCCGAAAGCAGGTACTGAACGTGGCACGCCGTGACATGGAGCGTCTTTGCGCCGAAAACAAGATAGAAATAATGTTGCAGTGCACGGCGGAGTGCGAAGACGGCTATGAGCCGCTTTATAAAGGCACGGTGAAGCGTGGCAACCCTGAAAAGATACGCTTTCATATAAAGCGTACTCCGCTCGGTGTAGCACGCGAGATGGAAGTGCACAGAGGTTCATCAGAGCAGCGTCTGTGTGATAAAATAATGGAGCGTTACCCTACGCTCGACGAGCAGAGACTGATAGCTTTTGTAGCCGATGTGCCGGAAGATCTGTGGTCGGACTTCAAGAAGTACGCCTACAATGGAGTGCCCAAGGCGGTAGAAAGCCCACATCAGTGGGACGGTACTCCCGAAGAATTTATTTTCTACATCATGGGCCAATGGGTGGATAGCCGCAAGAGAAAAGCCACTCCTGTAGCGCAGCAGCCGAATTTGTTCAGTCAGTCTGATTTTGCCGTCCCGATTCCCCTAGTTCCTGTAGTTGAAGACTACCCCGGAAAGTATGCCGAAGAATGGCAGACGTTCATGTCGCAGTACGATGGTGCATTGAAGCCGTTGCTTATGCAAGCTACGCACTATGGAGCTTCAGCAGCCGGATTCATGTCGATACGTTTTCCTGATCGGAAAACACTTGATGCCTTTAACGCAGAGTGCGACAAGAACAAGGCTGCATACACCGAGCTTATGGCACTTCTGTCTCAGCTTATAGGTAAAGCCGCCGCACGTGTATTAGTGCGAGGCGTGGCCGACTGATGGCACCTGCCGCACCGATAAGACATTTCATATCTCAAGCATCGCCTTACCCGTAAGTATACCGGGTAGGGCGGTGCTTTTTCTGTTTCATCTCAGGCATGTCCGTGTAAGTTTATCGTCATTGCCTATATTTGCAGCATACAGATAAACCGAAATTTTAGAGTTATGAGAAAATCTTACTTGATGTACGCCGTGTGCCTGACGCTTCTTTGCGGATGCGCCACAAGTCATAAGACCGTACATGGCACCATACGCGAGATGACAGACAGCCTATCCACTGCGCGCACCGATAGCACGGCGGTATCTGCCGTAAGCATGGATAGCGTGTCGCGGTTATTCACCGCAAGCGGCACAACGAGCAATGCCGCTACCGAGACAGGCGAAAACGAAGAAACCGTGCACGAACGCATTACCGAAACGGTAGACTCTGCTGGAGTACACATGGTAGTTACCGACCGCACTATAAAAAAACGAGGCGGTTACACTGCAAGCAGATACATGAGCGAGAGTGTAAACCTTCAGCAGCAAATAATGCAGTCGCTTATGAGCCGCATAGATAGTATGCGCCGGGCGGAAACTGCGGAACATGCCCTACACAGCCTGAAAACCGACAGCATATCTACCGAATCCGTGCGTCAGAGCAGGGGAGAGGTGTGGACGGAGTGTCTGCGATGGCTTGTAATCGCTTTTGTGGCGGTAGGCGTGTGCTATGAGCTTGTATCGTCTAAACTGAAAAACAGAGAATCATGAAGCACGATAAAGACGAAATAGGAACGGAACAAGCGGAGGTAACGCTTCAAGACTTCGTTATACCTGCTAAGATAAACGCTTTCTGTAGTCAGTACGAGCCGCTCGATCACTGGACCGAAGACTGCGATGTGTTTACTGACTATCAGCTGCGTACGTACTTCAAGGCGGTAGTATGCCCTTTGGGCGACCCATTGTCGCTCTATATAGCGGAGCTGGGCTATCGCGGCTATCGTATGAAAAACGATGAGTGCGGAGAGCCGGTAATATACGTGCGCGCCAAATTCAACTGATTGAGAAAATATAATAGTAAAAACTAAAAGAAACAGAGACATGGAAAAACCTCATTTTTTTTATAAAACGAAAGAAGACACATTAGCAGGTCAGAGCTTGCAGCAGTTTATAAACGATTGTGACGCGGCGTCGGAAACGGCTCGCCTCTGGGCTTTGGCTCATGGAGTGGAAGTGTATTACGAATCGGCGAACGGGATGGCTGGAGGTATAGCCGCCGTAGAGTTTAGTGACGATAAACCGCATGAAGGGTGGGAGTGTATAGCCGAGCACGGCGAACAGAAATTCTTCGCCCCGGTAGCGGACTCGGATTTGGAGAAAGAGATGTACGCTCTGCCTGTAGTAAGCGAGTTTAAGCTGATAGGCATACTGAATTTTAAGCGCAGAACGAAAAGCGACGGTACGCCTTTACCTATCACCTTTGGCGACACCACGCCACGCTTGTTTCCTTTGCAAGGCTATTGGTACATTGATGTGCCTTACGAATGTACGGCGCAAGGTTTGGAGAGTATAGATGTGAAAGAATTTACTAATGCCTGCCACATCGTTTCGTTTCATAACCTTAGAACCCAAAATCCGCAGACGGAAAATGCCTATTGATGATAAAGAAGGATAGTTGATAAAAAGGAACATCCCGGCAGTGCCTTGTTGCATCGTCGGGATGTTTCTTTATAGAATGCGCATTTTTCATCCCCTAAGTCTTTAGCTTAGGGGATGAAAAATGCGGGGTAGCGTAGCTACCCTTGGTTCTCAAGGTATTTCTTGATGGTTTCTTGACTAACATTCCCTATGGATGAAACGAAATAACCGTCTGTCCAAAAAGTGTGTTCTTTGTAGAAATTGTGCCTGAGAAAATCACCATACTTTTTCCAAATGGCAGTAGTGGACATCTGCTTTAATCGCTTGACAATCTGTAGTGGTGACAGTTTAGGTACACTTCTGACCATCATGTGCAAGTGGTCTTTGTCCGTTTCCATAACTTCAATATCAAAGTCGGACATTTCTGATATGTTCCGCATGATATTCTTCATGTCGTGTTCGATTGCTCCGACAAGCAACTGCTTTCTGTATTTACATACGAAAATGACATGATACTTGATGAGGAATTTAGAGTGGTTCTTTGAAATGTATTCTTTCTGAATCATAACGTTTTCTGATTTTAAATGATTAACTTTGCATTATGTTACGAACATACAAATATAGAATATATCCGACAGATGAGCAGAAGGTCTTGTTCGCAAAGACTTTCGGCTGTTGCCGCTTTGTCTATAATTGGGCTTTGAACATGAAAATCACAGCATACAAGGAGCGCAAGGAAACTCTTGGCAACGTGTATCTGACCAACTTGATGAAGAAGGAACTGAAGAGGGAATACGAATGGCTCACGGAGGTTAATTCACAGTCGTTGCAGAGCGCATTGCGCAATCTTGATACGGCTTACACAAACTTTTTCCGCAACACGAAAGGCGTTGGTTTCCCCCGTTACAAGTCGCGCAAGGACAGGCAGAGTTTTCTATGTCCCCAACATAGCCGTGTCGATTTTTCCAAACACACAATAACCATACCAAAAGCAAAAGACATACCCGCAGTTTTGCACCGCAAGTTCAATGGTACAGTGAAGACTGTTACTATAAGCATGACACCTTCGGGCAGATACTTTGCTTCTGTTCTTGTGGATACGGATATACAGGAAATCCCAAAGTCGGCAACGAACTCCAGTACAACCATTGGCATTGACCTTGGCGTCAAGACTTTGGCAGTATGCTCCGACGGACGGACCTTTGACAATCCCAAGAACTTGCGCAAAGGTCAGAACCGCCTTGCGCTGTTGCAAAAGCGTCTGAGCCGTAGGCAGAAAGGCTCTTCAAACAGGAACAAGGCTCGCATAAAGGTCGCCCGTTTGCAAGAACGCATATCCAACCAACGTAAGGACAACCTTCACAAAATTACCCATACACTCACGCACGACAGCCAAGTGCGTACCATCTGCATGGAGGATTTGAATGTGAAAGGCATGACACGCAATCACCATTTGGCTCAGTCAGTGGCCGACGCTTCCTTTGGCATGTTCCTTACGATGTTGGAATACAAGTGCAAGTGGTATGGTGTGAATTTGGTAAAGATAGACCGTTTTGCCCCAAGCTCGAAGACTTGTGGCAAATGCGGCTATGTGTACAAAGGATTGAAGTTGAGCGAGCGCAGTTGGGAGTGTTCCGTTTGTGGAACACGCCACGACCGCGACTATAACGCAGCTTGCAATATCAAAGAGTTTGGCTTGAAAGCCCTACCCACGGAACGTGGGAAAGTAAAGCCTGTGGACTGCCCTCTTGTGGATGGCCGACCTCGTGTCCTAAAAAGCAATGGCAGGAAGAAGCAGGAAAAGCGAGGAGGTGCAGTATCTCCGAAGCCGCTAAGTCTTTAGCTTAGCGGTAGTTCACTTATCTGTATCAGGTTCTGCCGCTATATCTGCGCCGCAAGTATCAGGCAGTACTCTATAGTCTTTAGTCTTGCGCTCGTCAATCAGTTTTTCGGTAAGATACGCTATCTGTTTGCGTTGCCTTTCTATTATACTCAGCATCTCAGCTCGTTGCTCATGATGCTTTTCCTCTAGCTTTATTAACGCCAATATATCTATTTCTTTCGGAACAAAGCTTCCTTTGTCTTTGCTTTCCTTAGAAGCGTATATCGTCTCATCTTCGTGCACTTTGCTTTCAATGTCGGCTTTTTGCGTTTCTGTGTAGTATTCATTTTCGGTTTCGGTATATGATTTTTCATATCCCGGCACTTTCGACGGAATGAAGCTGACATCAGCCGGATCGAGCGGAGCACGGTTGCCGGGGTTGCGTGCCGTGACGTACCCGCCGTCGGGTTCCCATTGGTCTGATTCCTCCGGAAAAATGTAAGGTGCAGGGTCTTCCGGTTTCGCTTCGGTGTCGCATATAAACGCCGATATTGGCACTTGAAAAGCGTTGCAGAATCTCAGCAGTGTACCAAGCGGTATCAGGCTTTTCCCTTTTTCCCATAGGCGCAGGCTGCTATTGTTTGATGTTGAGCCGATGGCTTGCAGAATCATACTCATAGAGATACTTTTATTCTCTTCCATCCATCGCTTTAAGAATGAGTAATTAAACTTATACAACATAGCTGATATATATTTATAGATGAAATATGTTAAATATAGTAAAATCCAAAAAAAGAAATTATAGTTCAAATATAGATTCCATATTTTAATTATTAAATTTGCAACAAATATAGGAAATACACAAAGCAATGACAAAAGAAAATATTGAAAAAATATCGGTTACGTTCGCTTTTTTTGGTATTGAAGAGATTTCGGCGGAAGAGAAGAAGCGTTTAATTGATTTTTTATCAGATAAAGGCTTTTCTTCTACTACTTTTTATCTGCGATTCTTTCAGAAAGGCTTTGCTCAGTGGGAGATTATAGGAGTAAACGAATGTAAAAGACAGTTTTTAGCTATACCAGAAATAGCTCAGCTATTGTTGGAATACGTAGATTCTGATGCAGAAAAAGAAAACCGGGGCTATCTCTACACGTTAGCCTTGAATAATGAGGCAGGTTCTTTCTATAATAGTCTTAAACGAGTAAACAACGGCCTCTGTATGAAGTTCATTGACTTTATGCAGCAGAGAGGCATGAGCACCGGCACGGTGATAAAGAGATTCTCGTCGGACAACTGGAAGCCTTGGGAGGTGGACGGAATAACCAATTTGCTTTGTCAGTACAATGAAAAACAATCAGCATCATGATAGATATTACTTTCGACCTTGAAACTTGCGCACGTTGTCCCAACGCTGCGGTCATGAGCATTGCAGCTCAAGTGTGGAACAGACACGCCAACGGCTCGCCGTTTACGGAATGGCATCCCGATGCCGAACCAAGATACAAGACTTTCTATTCACATATAGACTTGCGAGGCATGTTTCTTGACGGTTTTTCGTTCGACAGTGCTACGGCGCAGTGGTGGAAGCAGCAAAGCCCCGAAGCTAAGGCGGAAGTGCTGGCAAATGATAGCGACGACAGCCCATGTGTGCCTATAAATACCGCTATTGAAAACTTTTTCGACTGGATAAAAGACATCAGTCAAGAAACCGCCGATGAGGTTTTTTTATGGTCGCAAGGTACCGACTTCGACGTGGCTATATTACGCAATATCTGCTACCGATACCGCCTTGAGACTCCGGTGAAGTACACAAACTACAGAGACCACCGCACCTTTTTCATGGAAGGCGCTAAGACTATATGCGATGTGGCAGGTTCGGACTTCGACCCAAAACATGCTTATACGCTTGTAGACGAGTACGACGGAGAAGGAGTGCAGCATTCGCCTCTGTTCGACTGCCGTCGCAGCATATACTCTACGTGGCAGATGATGACTCATCTTAGATGCCTCGGTAAAAGTGGAGACTGATGTCATATAAAAGTCATTTATATCGCCCCTATGTGCCTAACCGTAGCAATAAGAAAAAGTCCGGCAGACCTACGCCTCATGCTTACCTGCATCGCATAGCCTATACGGAAGTCATGCGAGGCATAAATGACGAGATTCCCGCCTTGATGTTTTACGCACCGTTCGAGTTGTTGAAAGATGCCTGCGAGCATCTGTTTAAGTTGATGAACGGCAGGGTGGGGAATCTCATCATAAAAAACAGCCATTCATGCCGTGTAAAAAATGGCAAATGCTATTGGCGGGTAGAAGTACACATAGTAAACCTGGACGAAGCATTGATGTCTCTGTCTGACTTTACGATGCTGCTTATTGCCCACATGAAGAATATCTGCAATTGCACAATCAAGCACTATCGGCTTGAGACGTTTCTTAACTTGTAAAAAGTAACTATTTAACAACATTATTTTAAAGACATGCTCTTTCACCCTATAATCAATCAGTTAGCCAATATAGACCTTACCTATTTGGTAAAGCCTGCTGATGAGCAGCACATTGAAGGACAGACGGCTTGTTTCTGTCCGTTTTGCTCAAAGAGTGCCGAAATATACGGTAGGGCTAAGAGTATGCAGACTCCGCATTTCATTATATACAACAATGAACGTGGCGGTTTATATAATGGAGTAGGAGTAGACGATGACCGTTTGGCTATACATGGTGCGGTACACTGGAAGTGCACCGTAACCGGAAAACAGGGGTATGGGGCTATAGAACTATATGCCGCCATCCATGATATTCCCCCGTTCGGGGCTAACCTACTGCGTATATGCCGTGCGCTTACGGTAATGAAATATGGCGATACCGACGAGGTACATGCCGCTTTTCCTGAAGTGTTCGCACCGATGGACTACCGTACATGCGCAAATCAGACCATTGGCACGTTTCTGTTTCAGCCCAAGACCGACTTCTCGCCGCAAGAACTTGCGGCACTTGGTTGCGAGGTTACACTTCAGAAAGGTTTGCCGGTGTTCGGCTTCGGCAGCGATTTCAGTACAAAGATGCTGAACGACGATTTCCGTATATTCTCACTCCTGAATGTGACACTGCCGGATGTTCTGCGCGACGGGCAGCATGTAAGCGAGGTAATTCACGGCACACCGTGGAATCCGCTTTTTGTTTGTTTCGCTTCTGACGAGACCGGACCGCAAGGTTCTTACGGATGTATTTTCCGCCCCGCGATAACTGCCGACCCCATTGTTTTTTCTACCGACGAAGAGCATAGCGTGCGCAAGGTGAGCAAGTGGCTCATGGGAGACAATGTATTTGTCTACGCCATGAATCACCGCGGAACCGGCAATACCGCCGTACATGCTGCTATACAGCGTTTCTGTCCCGACGAGGAATATACCATCACCAAGGAAGAGTGGGTGGAAAAAGAAGACAAGGACGGAAACCCCAAAGGCACTTTCAAGATGATAGAAACCGAGATACCGGCAGCTGAAATCAAGGCACGGAACATCGTTTTCTGCCGCACCCCTGAGGATGCTCTTAGCGTGTACTATGCCATGCGCAGCCTGCGCCTTGACAAGAGTGATGTCGACGAGCACTTTGCGCATCACTGCTGGTATCACGTGGCTTTCGCCCTGGGTAGACGCAATTTTTGGTATATAGAGCGCGGGGAATGGCGACAGGAAAAACTCGACTTTAGCGGAGTGCAGTTTCAGAAGATGAAACGCTTTGCGGAACGTGTAATCATGCTTTACCCAAATGATATAGCCAGCCAGCGTGATTGCGGCTCTATTGTAACCAAGTTTACGGAGCTGCATTATGCCATGCTTCCTGAAGCTTTTCATTGCGCCTACTGTAAGCGTTGGAAATGGCTTTACGGCGGCACACCAAGGTCGGTAAGAGACTATATGTTATCGTACCGCATGACTGTTGATGATAACTTCCGTTTCGATCACGACATACGCATACCGCTTTACTCGCGTCTGCGCGGAGCGAAAGATGCCGATCCGTTCGAGATAGAATACCCTCGCGACCCCCGAAGCGGTAAGCCTAAAGCGCCCACATGCAAGGTGTCGCCTACTAAGGTATGGCTCTTTATGACCGCACACGGTTATTACCGCATGATAGACCCCGAGAGTACCGACCTTGTAGGACAGTTCATCCACCTCGACCGTTGTTTTGTAGAGTATATAGATGCAAAGAGTATCATGCAGGCGGTAAAAACTCTGCTCATGCAGTACATAGAGCAGAGCTGGCGACACTCTGACAATGAGCGCCGCCTGATGTCGGACTGCGCGAACCTTATAGACAAGACATTCACGGAAAAATCGGCTGGCGGCTTGCAGGGCATGGTAATAAACTTTGCCGATGCCTTTAATGCGAAGACGGAATATTTTTACTTCCGCAACGTAGCACTAAAGATAACGCCCGACAGCATCCGCGCCGTGTCTTACGATGATATAAACTTCTTCATCCCGTCTCTCGCCAAGAAACCGTACGATTTTACCATGCGTCAGTTCAAAACGCCGTTCGCCATTTTTGAGCGACCGGAGTACCGTGAGCGTCTTGATGCGATAAACAAGAAAGAGGCGATGAGAAACGAAGACGGATCTCCGGCTTATTCTTACGACGAGATTAAGCAACTGCGCGGCGAGCTTATGGAGTGGGCCCAGACTTACCGTTGGGATGTGGATTGGTTTGGCCAGAGCGAACAAGACCTTTGGCCGATACTGCGTATAGTGCGTGGCTTCTCTAATGTGTTGTGGGAACGCGAGAAAGAGGCGCAGCGAAACAAAGAACCTCTTACTGCCGAAGAGAAAGCCATAATGAATGCGCACTTTGCCAATATGCTTTCATGTATAGGCCGCTTGTGCTTTCGCTCATGGGAAGGAATGCAGAATATTGCTCCCTATCTGCTTGAAGACAACATAGCCGATGAAAAACAAGCAGCGGGAGGTAGCGGAAAATCGGTGTTGGTAAATACCGTGGTAGGTGCGGCGGTGAATGTACTATCAGTAGACATGAAAGATTTCATGATAGTAACCGATGCAAAATTTTCATTGACAGACCTTTTGCTTTATCCTGGCAAATACCGCGTGGTACATTGGGAAGATAAACAGAAGAGCTTTCCTATGAACTACTTCTACAATAAGGTCACTAAAGGGACCAAGGTTGAAAAAAAGTTTGGTGACCCGATAAATCTGAAGATGAACGAATCACCTATTCACGCGATAACGAGTAATAGCCCGTTGAGCGATGACGACCCGTCTACGTTAGGCCGTTTTCCGTTGGTAAGTTTCTCCGACCGCTTTGCGCGAGAGAATCAGCAGAAAAGACAACCTGCGCGTTCGCCGGCAGAACTGATGAAGCATTTCGATCCAAACCCTGAAAAGCTTACCGATACCGATCGCAATCAGGCTATTTACCTGTGCGCTCTTGCGGTGCAGTTCTTGATGCGGTATAAAACATTCGCCATTGCGCCGCAAGGCAATGTTCGCCGTCGCCAGATGGTACAGAAGCTTACGGAAAGCATTGTCCGCTACTTCGAATGGTTCTTTTCACGCAATGCCGTGTACGGAGTCCCTGTTTGTACCGATGATATGTTCAACGAGTTCATGCGCGATTGGGCAGACGCTTCGGAAGGCAAGAGCAAGGAGTATAGCCGTGCCACTTTCAAGAAGAAGATTTACGACTATTGCGAAAACATGGGCATAGCGTGCAATCCTAAACATCTGTTTGAGAACGAGAGCGACAAGCAGCGCCGATGCTTCAAGCTTCAGGCGTGGGTAACGCAGGAGTACTTTACGGGCAGGGAATGGGAGAATGACAATACCATCGAGCCTAAGTATATACGCTACCTACAAACCTCTAAGCACGTATTCTTCTTCTACCGTCTCGGCAAGGATGAGATACCTAAAGACTACCGCGAACTGAAACGTATAGCAAAAGTGTATGCCGAGCGTCCCGACCCACTACCACATCTTGACGACAACGGTATGCCGATATATCTAACCGACGAAGAGAAAGAGCGATGGGAAAACAACCGCACGCGTAAGCAAGGCCGCCGCATAGTAGCGGCACCGGGCAACGCGCAGCAGCCCAACCCGCTACCTGAACTGAAGGATGAAGATATGCCGTTTTAAACAGATTGAGCTTATATACTGAATTACAATATTTTACAAACATTTAAAATATAAAGCTATGAGTTTTACCCCCCCCACTTGCCAAAACTGCATATCATACAGTCATGTGCAGTGCAGTTGCCGCGAACAAGGCTCCGACTTTTTCGGCGGCAATATCAGTCCTTTCCATCCGGCTTGCTACAAGTATATCGGCATCGCCTCAGTTTACAGCCGCAAGAACCGCCCTAAGAAATGGTTTAAGGCAAAAACGATGGAGGATATGTACGATGATAAAGCGAGAGTTTATTAAAATATAAAGACGCATTAATATGGAAGAAGGAAAGGATTCAATTTGGCACGATGCAAGCGAAATGCCGGAAAGGGAAGAAGAGATATTGGTCGAGATGCAAAATAGCGTACTTGATAATGAGAATGAGATTAAAATGAAAAGCGAGATAAACCTCTTTTTAGCTGACAAAATACAGTGGAGTGAATTTATTTCCGGTCTCAATGTAAAAAGATGGTGTTATTATACAGATTTTTTAAATGCGTTATGAAAGGAAAAGCAAAAAAATCAATCTGGCCCGATGCAAGCGAAGAACGGTTCCATCTTGAAGATATTACAATTGATAAAGAGATGAAGAAAAAAGTATTAAGGTTAACCCTCAAAAAAAAGTGGTACAATCTTATTATGCTTGGTGCCAAACGAGAAGAATACCGCGAAATCAAAGAGTATTGGTTAAAGCGTTTGTTCGATGTTCAAAATCCTATGATAGCAAAGTTCATCTTTGGCAACGTTGGATTGACCCCTAAGAATTTCACGCATGTTCAATTTCGTCTCGGCTATAGAAAGAATGCTCCAACTATGGAATTTCAGATAACTGACATCGGTATAAATAGAGGAGATAGTAGTATGGGAGCCCCCGTAGATCAAAATGTGATTATAATCAAGTTTAAATAAAGTAAATCATGGATAGAACAAAGTACAAAGTGATACATGTGAGACGTAAACTCCCCAAGCAGGATTGTACGGTGATGCTCTGTAAAGACCGCGCTACCGATAAATGGTGTTTTGTAAATATGACTTCCAAGCATTTTTGCGCTTGTCGTTTTGATACAGTTAAAGACGCGATGCAAGATCTTGAAAAACGTGATGAAGTAATATCGTATACCGTAGAAGCGTTCGGCTATTATGATGTACACATGAGCGGAAAGCTGATTTGAAAATCAATATCAAACAACAGACTATATGATAACATTTAGAATAAAAACTTTTAAAGATTATAAGAATCAGTTTATTGAGTGGGTTAAAGAACCACGAAGGAGAGTTTGTAAAAGTTACGTGTCTTATTCTGCGGAAATTGCAAAAAGACTGATAGATAGAGATCTCGTCGCTAAATGTAAAGAACTGGGGCTTAACGAAGACGCAACGTCACAGATAGTAGATTTAGCGGAGTTTTGCGTCAGTAAAGCAGAACGAGAAACTAAAGAACTCATTGATTCTTGTCAACCTAAAAACCTTTTATAGTTATGGCAAAGATAATCTATTTCGGCACAAACGGATGTAGCGGTCACACAGCGATTGGTATTGATGTTGATTTGACGCACGACGAATACCTGAAATGGTGCGAGTGCGACAACGAAAAATGGATATATACACTCTATCAAGAACCGGAAAAGCACACGCGTTACATAACTCATTACGGTTTAGTATACACGGTCTATTCCATTCCTTTATCTGTGGACGATCATCGTTTGATGTCGCATACCAATTTGTTTTGGGAGGGGCGACATACAGAACAAGAGATGATAGATTTTATCAGGAACAATGATTTTTTAAAAAGGCAATTTCAATTGGATTAAAATTAATAGTCATGGAAATAAAGAAAGAAAATGCAATAGCGGCTTATAACGCTGCTGACGAAAACACGAGACAAGTGCTTCTGTCACTCGTGCCGGAACTGAAAGAAGCAGTCGAACCAAAGTCTATTACAGAACGTGTGAAAACTTTTGAGGACGCTTGCGAGATTCTTGGAGAGGAACATCCGTTTGTATGCGCATACTATTGCATTGAGGATGTTGATGAATGCTATAACGATATTGCAGCGTTCTTGAAGCTCCGCGTCATCTGTGCAGCTCTAAATGAGGGTTGGGAACCTCAGTTTACAAAAAGCGAGGAACGTTGGTTCCCTTGGTTTGCGCTATGGACTGAAGAAGAACTGTCGGATAAGAGTGACAAGTGGAAAGCCGACCGACACCTCATATCGCCAGACGACTATTCATGCGACTATGCAGGTCTCGCCTGTGCGGGCTCGAATAACGCCCCATCATTTGCGTTTGCGAACCTCGGCTCTCACCTTTGCCTTAAGAGTGAAGCCCTCGCCACGTATTGCGGCAAACAATTTATCGAGTTATGGGCAGACTTTAACCTAATTAGAAAGTAAAGACTATGTATTTAAAAGACTTAAGAATCGGGAATGTTGTATGGCACTCTAGTGAATATATAGGATATAGATATTCAGAGGTAATCGGTTTTTTGGATGCTGAATATGTAATAGTTTTAGAACATTTCAGAGAAGGACGTGATGATATGGTATTCAAAAGAGTGTTTGCGATTGAAGCGGTGCAAGGTTTTCCGTTGACTTCAAGAATTTTAAAAAACAACGGTTTCAAGTCAAATATATGCAATAGTATAGAAAAAGATGGTAAAAGAATAGGTTTATTCCGCAGTCCCGAAAACAAAAAAGTGTATCTGCGTTTGCAATTAACTTATGATTCGAGAAAAGTATTTAAGTACGTCCACGAATTTCAGAACTTTCTTAATCTGATAGGCTTGGATGATGAATTAAAAATTGAATAATGAATAAAAAGCGTTTATCACTAATATCAGGTATCACGATTGCCTGTATAGCCTTAGCTGCAAGCAGCCGGATATTTAACCACGTAAGTCCGTGGCTTGGAATAATGACATTTGCGATAGCATTGTTTTACATAATTCATAAACTAACTAAATTTTAAACAACATGAAAAAAATGATTCAATTGATTGCGGTATGTGTAGCCGCAGTGGTATTGTCATCGTGCGAAAGAGTGGCTCCAAACTATGCTGGCGTACTGATGGAAAACTATGGCAAACAAGGTAAGGAAGACTTCAAGGTTGTATCCGGCAGGGTAGCCACATGGGAGTTTGGTACAGAACTGTTCCAGGTACCGCTGTTTGATCAGCGCGGAGAGTTTACTTCACCTGTTGAACTGAAAGCCGCCGACAATACTGCCTTTACCGCGTGCCCGTCGTACTCTTATAAGGTACTTCGCAATCGTGCGGTTGATGTAGTTTTTGACAATAAGCACATCGACAAAGCGAATACCAGCAACGGTAAGGACGGTTTCATGCAGAGTCTTGAAGATAACATTCTTGAACCCCGTATCTACGACCTTATCAAGGAAGAAAGCCGCAAGTATAAAACCGATACGTTGATGGCAGAGGGCGGTTCGCTCCTTTTCGAGAAGAAACTTGAACGCATAGTAGAGCAGGAATTTGAGAAAAGAGGCCTTCAATTGATAGTGTTTTCGGCGCAGTTGGAATTTTCTAAAGCCGTGCGCGAAAAGATAGACAGTCGTAATGAAGTCAACACTAACATCTCCGTTCTTGAGCAGCAGATTTCAGAGCAGAAAAAGCGCAACGAACTGGAGCAACTGAAAACCGAGCAGGCTTTAATCACCTCAAAGGGTCTCACTAAAGAAATACTGTACAAGCAGTTTATCGACAAATGGGATGGTCGCACCCCCATCTATGGAGCTATCCCCGATTTGATTAAAATTCAGAAGTAATACATTAACTAAAACCTATATATCATTATGGCAAGTTACAATGGCAACATCGACCTGCTTTCTCTGAATGGAGCGCAGGTATTTACTGGCATCGACCAGAAGAATCCCGGAAAGGCATACGTATGTATTCCGGTAGATTTAAATGACATCAGAGTGGAAAGCGTAAACGGCGGAGCGCAAGGTACACCGCGTACCGTGGCACGACTGAGAGTAAACATCTGGCCGCTCAATGAGCAGTATAAAGCCAGAGTGCGTCAGTCGTCTTTAGAAAGAGGCGACAGCAACGTCAGTGTACCGACTCACGAGATGCAAATCTCTTATTCTACTGACTTCGTTAAGCACGCTGCACGCAGTCTGCCGAAGCTGGTAGAAGAAGTCAGAAAAGCCAACGCCGAGCATCATCCGGAGTTTGCGGGTCAAGACCCCACAGATGAGACACAGTCGCTCTTCAAGGCGATACGCAGCCGCATGAACAAACGCATAGCTATGCTTTATCAGCCGCAGACGGCGCAGCAGCCATCGCCTTATCCGAATCAGGCAGCCGGATATGCGCAAGCTGGAGGGGCTTCGGTATATACACCCACAGCAGCAACCGGAGGAGCGTTCGAGTTTGAACCAGACGAAGACCTGCCGTTCTAATGAGTGCAACAACAGTAAAAACCGATAAACAATAAACCAACGTAAAAGAATGAAACTACAAGCCAAATCATCAAAAGAACTCAATAAGGCACTGCGCAAATCGGCAAAATGTATGGCAAATAAAAACGCCCTGCCTATCCTTGACAACGTACTGCTGTCAATGAACGCCGACGGCCGTTTCTGTTTCACTACCTCTACCGGCGATGCGCAGCTTTCCATCCCTGCACCGCTTACCATATTCGACGGCAAGTTTACCGCCCCCGTGGCGTTACCGCTCAGCATCATCACTTCGTTTCTGGCGGCTCTGCCTGAGTGTACCGTGACACTTGTGTTCGATGAGAAATCCAGCACTCTAACATTTGAATATTGCACCGAGGTAGGCGACAAGGTAAAAGAAGGAGAGGTATCTGTGGCTTACTACGACGGTAAGGAGTACCCTCTGCTGAAGCCCGCTACCGAGAACTGCACATACATTTCTCTGCCGATGGCGGTATTGAACAGCGTGCTCGCCCAAGCTAAAGACTTCATCAAGATAGACGACCTCCGCCCTGTAATGAACTGCCTGTGCATAGATATAGCCGACGACCTTTCTGAACTGAACTTCGTAGCCAGCGACGGCAATACTCTCTACCGCCGCACATACAGCAACGATCCTGCCAAAGGCGGCGGTGAGTTTTTCCGCAGTGGTGAAGCGTGCCGTATTCTGGTAAGCCTGCTCTACTTCCGCACGCTGTCGGCATTCGACGGGTGCGACACCGTAGACATACAGACCGATGGCCGCACCATCTATTTCTCCGCTCCCGATGTAGAGCTTACATGCCGCGCCATAGAAGGTCGCTACCCCAACTACCGTGCCGTGATACCTACGGGTAATCCATACTATATATGCGTGGGTAAAGCGGAAGCGTTGGCAGTATGCTCGCGCGTAAGTCTTTTCTCTGACAGAAGCAACAATAACATCGTGCTGAAGAAAGAAGGAATGTTCCTTAACGTGTCGGCGCGAGACCTTGACTATTCTACCGCCGCCGAAGATCAGGTGCTGATAGCCGACAACGAATGTCAGGACGGCTTTAGCATAGCGTTCAACGTACAGAAGTTTATTACTGCCATGAGTGCCATTTCAGCCGACGGTGTGCGTATACAGATGTCAGAACCTAACCGCGCGGTGGTGATTACCGCCAACAGTCCGGTCCCCGACACACTTACGCTATGTATGCCTATGCTGATAGACTGATAAATGCGGCGGTGTCAGTGTATGCCGTGGCAGGCGTACACTGATGCCATCCGTAAACACCCCGAACCCCGAAATAAAGATATAACCTGATAAATACAGAAAAAATGACTCTTGACGATACACTACTCTTTATGCCTCCGTGCTGCGTAGACCGCCGTCTGCCGCAAGCCATAATGCAAAGCCCCGGTCGCATGTTGACTTTCTATACGCATAGCGACGTGCTGATGGAGAACTTCTTTCGTGCGGTGGCTTTCATGGTAGAAGACCCCGCTGTGATGGTGCTGTCCATGTCGTTGCTCGCGTCAGAGAATGCCGTGTTCCTTCAGCAGTGTTTTGAGCGCAACTGGATAACCGACCTTGTGCTTTCTACCTCCAGCGAATCAGAGAAACTGATAAACCTCCATCTGTCGGAGTATAAAGACCGCATACTATATGTAAACACCGACGACGCTACGGATCAGTCATCGCACATGGTACTTTACACCAAGAAGAAAGCTCTGGTGCTTACCGGACCGATGTACAACCGTTTCCGGGCATCGGGACTGACCGCCTACACTCTGACACTTTACCCTAACATGGGGACTTTCTCAGACAATCTGAATTGGGGTCATCCCGTGCGCAACGTGCTTTTCCCCGATGTGCTACGGCACAGACAGAAGGTACTGAAAGACAAACTGACGGTATCTTCGCCTGCACTGAAATGTTTTCTTCACGCAGAGTTCCCACCTTATAAAGACGATGAATAATGAATACTACACCTACACAGAGTTATACCGAACTGCGCCGCTATACCGAAAAATGGCAGTGGATAGACCCCAGAACCGGAAACAAAGTTACCGGCTACGTGCATCCGCAAACCGCAAGGCAGGTGCAGCGCGTGCCGTTCTACATCAAGTTCCTCACCAAGACGGGGCATGTGGACGAAGGCACGTGCGTATGCCTGTCGGTAGACACCATGCGACACCAGCGCAAGGTGCAGTTTGTAGATAGCGGAGAAATACGCATGGTAAACGACATCCTGGTAATACAGGTAGACGGTACACGCTTTATAACCCATTAATTTTTTACGTAACTAATAAAAAACAGATAATATATGTGGAACTTTTTTAGAGAAAGAAAGAAACGCAAGCAGTTGAGAAATCTTACACGCGCCTTGGGAGTAATGAAGTCGTTCGCCATAGCAGGCTTGATTTATTGGAGAGAAAAAGACCGTGTACTGCTTATAGAAGAAAGTCTGGCAATGGTCAACATGGCGGAGGGCGGAGAAATCTTTCGTAACTTCCTTAATGCGGCAGCACTGTACGTCAACTACAAGCTGATGCAAGATACCTATAGTAAGGTGATGCAGCAGAAAGAAGCCGAAGCCGTGCGTCAGGCATTGAAAGAATACGGCACTACCGGCGATGCTGATATAAACCGAATACGTCAGAAGGTGAGAGACGATCTTGAAATGATAGATGCTTCCAAGATGAAGCTCGTAACGGAGTTCGACATCCTGATAATTCGTCAGCACACCAAGAACCGCGACCATGCTACCGAAGAAGGAGGCGAACTTTTAGCCGTAGGCCATTATGACGGAAAAACCGTAGAGATGGCATCGTTCGACGATATAAAGCATAACCTCGTAAACAACAGAGAGAATAGCGAGAATAACTAAGATAACGACCAAGATAATGACTAAGACAATGATCAAGAAATTTAAGAGCTGGATAATTCACCGTCTGGGCGGCGTTACTATAAATGAGATTGAACAAAAAGACAGTAACTCGTTTGATATGGGAATCTACGTTACACTGGAGTCTCTGAGAGACTATGCCCGCAGTCTGAACGGGCTATCAGCCGACGAGTGGTGCCGACGCATGTATGCTCATATAGATGATAGTATAAAGCAACTCAATGGGGAGGAGGGAATCAATGATTAGACTATCGCTCGATCGTCATGACTTCGTGGCGGCCGTAGAGGGTTTCGCTCGCGGCAGCCATTTGCGGCAGCACGTGTGGCAGCAGCATGTTTTCAGCAGCATACCGCAGATGAGCCCCGATGAGATGGACTTCTTTTGGTACGTGTTTCGTCGCAATCTATGGGAGTGCTACTTCTGTCCACACGACGGTAAAACCACAGCGGAATGCGGAGCTGAAGATTATCTGCAAACCCTTGCGGCGCTTCATAGAGGAAACCGATATAAGATAGATTTCCGTGTGCCCGGCGATCGTCGCAAGCATACCGCCATTTGCTATCGTTTTATGGGTAAATACCGTCCTCTCTACGCCGACGGCTATACCGTGATAGAAGACTTCAGAAGCTACGTGCCGCAGGAGTACATAAGGTGTGTAGAGCAGTGTAACATGCCAGCTAACCACAATGTGCCGGAAAAAGACATTGCATGGTGGACCGACCTTGAAGTGTACGATTCGGCAGAGCTGCTTACCCGGAATCCCAATGCCGCTCAAGTGAACAAGCAACCATAATTTTAAAGAAACATATACCACATAACTATGTCAGAAAACGAACCTTCATTACCGCCCGTGTGTAATGATACAACATTCTTCAATCAGCGTGGAGTGCTCGCCACAGATTTCATAGCCGCACTGCGCCAGTTAGCCAATCGCCGTGGCAACCGCCGCATAAGCTTAAAGCACCAGTTCGTGACCGGGGTGGAGTATCAGAGCAACCTGAGAACCTTTTCTCTTACATGCCGCAAGGTAGACCCCATGCGCGCCGAAGAGATGATGTCTACACTACAGCAGATGATTTACGACTATGGTAACCGCACCGTAACCGTAGAGGGCTATAACCCCACTAGCATCCGCTATGCACGCTCCGGTGCTCGATTTAATGTATACGTAAAATCACTGCACGATGAGTAAAACATACATAGACGAACAGCAGCAGTTCAAGAAACATGCCGAACTCGCCATAAAGATGTATCACGACAGCTGCGACCAGATGGCGCAGCTGGTAAACCGTCAGCTGTTCGATGGCGAGCGTGCGTGGTACTGGATAGCTGACGAGAAAGGCGGAGTGGCCGACTTTGAGGGAACGGACGTTCTTTCTGCGGCAGACATGGCACGCATACTCCGCACTGGCATGACCTATGCCGAGTACGCCGAATGGCGCGATGCCAACATCGAGCACAAAGAGTACGTAAACCTGTACTCGTGGCTTAAAGTTTTGCGCCACAGCATGATAAAAGACGGAAGCGACGACACCGCTACCGCATAACGAAAACCATACTAAAGATTTATAGAAAAAACATGAAACAGAAACCCCAAATGGTACCCTCCAGCCCCCGTATCTCGATGGACGAGCTGGCAATATCGGTAAGCAGTGCCGCCGCCACGGTAAAGACCTACTGCTCTGTAGGCAACAATGCGCCGTGGTCGGCTTGCATTACCGCCATGAACCACATACGCCGCCACCCTGCATACCGCCATCACGTGAAAGCCGCCTACCGCAAGGCTTTCGCGGCATTCCTGAAACATGAGCGCACGCTTATCTATACTTCCCAGAACCGCTTCTTTCATGTGGGAGATATGGCAGAGAGCACACGCAAGTATTACGGCGATATTACTGATGCAGACTATTATAATTTCTGGGCATCTTTCGGCTATTCCGCCTTCTGCGATACCAAGCCGTTCTTTACCGTCCTGGTAAACAAGGTAAAACTGATATACGACCGTCACGGTGTAGCCAATTCTGAAAGTTTGGCGTGGAGCTATGCCGCTCATGCGGCTCTTGTGGTAGGGGTGAACATCTTTAACGCCGCGGTAGAGGGTTGCCTTGATAAGTACCCCAACGTGCCGCTAACCAAAGAGAAATGGTCGAGACTTTTTGCAGACTTCGATCTCTCCGATGTGGTATTATTATGGCAAAAGGCACATGCCGAACTCGACCGTGCGTCCGGTCCGGAATTTCCTCTCACCGCCGACGAGGCGCGCAACATACAGATGAGCATAGACCAGCTGTACGAGATGTGGATTTCGAACGAACGCCTGCTTTCATCGCGTATGCAGGTAAGCGAAGACAATGCCGACATTTTCCGCACCAAGGGGGAGCTGATGAAAGTGCAGCGCATATTTGCCGGTATGCGCCAAAGCGAAGTAGGCGACTAACCGTTTAACAAAAACAATAACCGATAAAAAACAGAAAAGACATGGAAAACGAGAAAGAAGAAAGAGAATACGTTGACGCACGTTTCGACGTGATAGAAGAATGTTCTGACGCTATTACTGAAGTATTGAACAAGCAGCTTGATAAGTATGGCACCACGCTCGAAGAACAGTTCATCATACTGGGTGTTCTTAGTGCACAGACTATAAAATTCGGCTGCGATAATTCACCTCTTACCCGTCAGAGCATAAAGAAGAATCTTCTGCGCACGGTAAGCGTCATGATAGACAAGGCACTTGAGATAGCCGACCGCGCCGACACCACCAAAAACTGATACCGCTATGCCATCATCAGAAAAAACAGAAAAGCCCAACTATCCGTGCCTGTTGTATGTGTGCGAGATAGACGAGCGTGGCCATGAGCAATGCACATACATAAACGCCGACAGCATAGAAGGCATATTCATCGATCCACACCGCCACATACTCGATGTCAGAACCAAAAGCGGCACCAGCATAAACTTTCGTCAGCCGTTCTGCTACGAGTTTATCAGTGGCGCATCGGTTAAGGGAGCGTTCTTTGACGATTCCGCGCTGCGGCGCATAAAGGTGGAATAGACACCGTTCATTAAAATCCGTTTATAAGTTATATTCTTTATTTTTGTTTGTTCTTCCTCGTCCACATTCTTTTGAGGCGAGGAACAAAAAAACGGCCGTTGTGATAAGAGGGCACTGAAAAAGTAATCACTATTCAGAGTTCTCTGAGGATTATATGAAAAATATAGAGTTCGTCAACTCCTTATCCGAGGACTTGACGAACTCTGATTTTTATCGATAGGTAGGTTATATGACTCTGTATTGACTCTAATCAGCCATGTGCAGCCTTATTCTGGGATAATGATGAGCAGTCCTCAGCTCAGTTTGAGGATTCTTTTTATATTTGCAACAAAAATCACCATTGCCCCTTGCATACGCATACAGTCCAGACCATACGAGTCTGCACGGTCGTATCCAAATACATTCTTCAATTCTGCGTTTTTGGCCTCGATTTTATATCGGATTTTAGCCTTTGTCTTGAACTCCTCTGTTTGTTCAAAGTCGGCTTGCTGCAGATGCTCTCCCGATTTAATCTGCACGGCATAAGACTTGCTTTTGGCCCCTTCTTTATAACATCCGTTCCGCCGTGAACATGTTCTGCATTTCTCTACATCAAAGTAGAAGACAAGTGACTGGTTCTGTTTCTCTCCCTTCTTTCCCTGTCGCGCTTTTCTTATCGCCATATGCCCGGCCGGACAAACATACATTCCGGCATCCTTGTTATAATCAAAACGGTCTTCTTCCTTACGCGTGCCATTGCTGATTGTCGGATTTAATCTGGCAACCAGCTCAAAACCATTTTCTTTGTCATTTGAAAGTATTATGTTGTCTTTGCCCGAGTACGCAGTGTCGCCGACTACTGTATCAACGACCATGCCGTTGGTGCGGCTCTGCTCTACAAGTTCCTGAAGCTGGGGGCCGTCCCCTTTCTCTCCGGAGGTGACTGTCGCAGCCGTTATGATGCGTTCATCACTCATTGCGATATGGGTCTTATATCCGAAGAAAGAGGCATCCTTACTCTTGTGCCCAATCCTGGCATCCTCGTCCTTGGACGTTACATAATGGTCTTCAATATCTGAAAGTACCTCCTTAAGCATGTTAAGACGCTCCTTGATTTTAGGAACTTCTGCAAGACAGGGATTGGAACCTACGACATTCAGCAGATTTTTGGTGTAGTCAAGCTCATGTTCCAGATTATCATCCGTGTTCTTTTCAGGAAGAGTATTTTTGATAGTCTCGTCTGATTCATACAGACATTTGCGCAACTGTTTTGAGCGAAGCCGCAATATCTCAACCGGGGAATAAGGATTGCTTCGTGAGCCGGTGTGGGTGGCATCAACGATTATAGTACGTGATTTGATTATTCCTTTTTCAATTGCAATCTCAACGGTTTTGCCAATCAGAAGATTCAACAGGGCCTTGTCTTTTAGTCTAAGCTTACGGAACTTACACAGAGAACTGGGATTTATCAGGTCCGTGTTTTCTGGACTCATCCCAAGAAAATACTTGAAAGACATATCATAACGGGACCTCTCTACAACATCAACATCGGATATGTCATAAATTGTCTTCAGAAGAAGATATTTGAACATCATTACAGGGCTTTCAGCCATGCGGCCATTGTCATGGCAGTATTTATCCATAAGTTCTTTTTGGATGAAGGAGAAGTCCACAAGGTCATTAATCCTGCGCAGAACATTATCGCTAGGAATAATCAAATCGTATAAATCACTGTAATTGCTGAATTGTATTGTCTGTTGAGTCGGGAGCATTTCTTTGTGTGTTATATCTATAAAGATACGCAAAAATCGGCATATATCCAAAATGTTTATTGGGTATATGCCGATTATATCAGACAATTATCCTATGAAAGGACTTTTTCAGTGCCCTCTTGTGATAACGTCCGTTTTTTCTTTTTCTACTCGCTTCTCTATCTTCCGTTAGGCATTACGAAACAGTAGCCGCCGCATCTGAACAGCTTGCAACCCAGATAAAGCGTGTCGAAGGCATCGGTAAAGTCGGTTCTCTGCTGAAGAGGAAGCGTATCTTCGCTTTCCGGCTTTTTTTCCTGACTCTTGTCTTTCTGAAATCCCTTATACGAAATTTTCACCTCGCACAGCTGCATGGCTATGATAAGGTCGGCATTGTTCTGCTGGTTTATGCGGATAGCCGGAAACGACAGATGAGCCAGAGCGTCGTTTATGATTTTATGCTTCAGGTCGTGCCGCTCCGGTGCTCCCATGTCTATGCCCGTAACCGCCCATCCGTACCGCTCTAATTCCTGCATCACCGTCATGTAGAAGCGTTCGTCGGTGCTGGCGTACGACGCGCCCTGCTTTGCCGTAGCGTCATAGAAATACGTCACGTCTCGGTTGATGGAACGCTTCGGGGCGTAGTATGCCGAAAAGTCGGCTATAAGCTCACGCAGCTTGCGCTCGTTCTTCACGTAGAAACTCTTTATCACGTTAAGACACTCCATCCCGTCGCGCTCATATATCTGCCCGACCACAAGCGTGTTGATGTTAGCGTTATAGTCGAGGGCTATATATAAAGGAAGGGAGTTGATGCAGTCGGCATCCATGCGGCAGTCGTTGCGCTCCGACAGTTCCTTGAAGTCGGGCTGATAACTCTCTGACGTGATTTCCCGTCCACCGATGATGCCTGACACCTTTTGCGTAGTGAATTTGGCGGACGACAGAGGGTCTATCTCGTCGGGAATATAACCGTGCACGTGGTCTATATCGAGGTTAGAGTAAAAGCCGTCGTTGCTCTTCTGCATTTTCATGTTGAGAATCGAGACCATGAAGGTGTAGTTCGGAAGATCTCTGCGCATGTCTCTTATGTAACTCTCAGTCAGAAGGTCCACATTGTCGAGGGTTGACGCGCGGCGCACGCAGAAAGCCACACGGCGCAGCTCACGCAGATAGCCGTCAGAGAACTTCTTTGAGCGAAGAAACATCTGCATCTCAAAGTCCTCTTCGGGCGTGATAAGATACTCGTGATCATAAACCAGCTCGGCATCGTCCTGCGGAATGAGTTTATAGTTGACAGCCATCTCTACCATGCCTTTTGTAACGTGCCGCCCGTGGTTGGGCATCATCTTGAACTGCCCCTCGTGTTTCATCATCTTCAGCGCCACGGCACGTATCATGGTGCGCAGTTCGGGCGGAACCACGTGTACGGAGTGTCCCGTTTTCCGAGCGTTGTACAGAAGGTCGTTGTAGCGTATCACCTTGTCGGCATACTCTTCGAGCTGCTGCTGCACCCAGCGGTAGGTTTTCCCTTTGAAGCGTCCTGTTTCTATCTCCAAGTCGAGTTTCTCTTCTTCCTTCTCCAACCACGAGCCTTTGGCCGTGAGCGATGCGTCCGAAAGAAAACGTGTTGACTTGTACAGCGGATTATGATCCGTAAAGTTGATGTCGCCCAATGGGTGCGTCTGGCCCGAAAGTGCCGGCATCAGTTCGTCCGTCACCTTCTTGTACGGAAAGAAACGGGCTTCGTCGCCTACCATGGCTGAGAAGGTGTAACTGTTAGCGCTGGCGGTCTGCGATAGCGAAATGAGTACCCAGCCCGCACCGTTGGCGAACCAAATGTAATTATCGTAGTTCTTAGGCTTGAATATACTCTCGCGGGCATGTTTGGGCGGCCGCCCCCATCCGAAGTGCACGCCCTGCGTAAAGCCGAACATGCGCTCCATAGCCGCCATAGTGCTCGGAATGGTCTTACCGAAGCCCTGCTGACGGCTTACCGCCACCCACGCTCCCAGCATACCGGGCATGGAGTTCGAAGCCATCCACACGTACGGGGCCACAAGTCCGTCGGTCTTACCCACACGGCGTGCGGCTATCACTCGTTCGTCCTTCGCCCCCATGTACAGCGACTGCTGCTGAAATTTGGTAAGGTATATGTCGTGTGCTTTTTGCATTGTAGTATAGTTTAGTCGTGTTCGTGTAGTGTTATCCTGATTTCCGTGTGTGCCTTATGTGCGCCGCTCCGTTATTTGTGCCGATGGCCTACGTGCCACTTCTGACATGTATGGCATCGGTACACGGTGTAGCCTTCGGCACGCAGCCGCGGGTTTTGTTGCAGAAACTCCCACGCCGCATCTTCCGTGTCGTACGGAGCCTTGGCTTTCCACGAGCGTTGCTTGCGTGTGTAATGTTCAGAATCCGGTTTGAATGGCGGCACCTTGTTGAAGTATTTGTGTCTGTTGTTCATGTTTTTTTTGTGCGTTTAGAATAGTGTTGTCTGTATGGCTCTGTTTCCTCGTTCTGCTTGATGCCGTGGCACGTATATTCGCTCGGTTACAAGGTTATTTGCCGTGGCGCTCAGAGTAGAGCGGTGAGCGAACTCTTCTATGCAGATAAAACGGTCGTCTGGCATACGGTACGATGAAATGAATACGGGTTCCGTCTGGCGTTCGCACCATCGGTAGAAACGTTCATAATCGAAGCCTTCCGCCTTGTCGTATACGTTTGTTCCTTCATACGGGATGTCGCAGTATATCACGCTGTCCTCGGGTATGCTGACCTCTTCGTAGTCAAGCACAGAGGAAGTGATGGGCAAAATCTCTCCCCCCCTCTCGTATATCTGGGCAGACTGTGCTGTCGTTCTCTGTACTGCAAGCGAGGCGACTGAGTTTCGTCTCTCGCAGTTGGGGAGTTCTCCGCTTCGATTTTTTTTTTTGAAAGACAGCTCTCGTTCGCCATCTTTCCATTTGCATTGAGGCAAGTCGGGCAGTGCGGTTGAATGATTCCTGCTGCATCCGTTGATTCTCCCCCCCCCCCTCAAACGATTGCTGTCGGAAGTGTCCCAACTTACTGAAGTAGTGCTTCACTGCGAGGTATCGCTTCTGCAGGTCTTGTATGGGGTCGATGAACGAGAGGTTGTGGCCGAGTTCTTTACCAAGCGAATAGTCGCCGAAGAACATGGCGTAGTGTATGGCTTTCTTTAGCGGCTCTATCTCACGCGAATAGAGATAGTCGCGCAGATTGTTGCCGAACGACCACACCACCGCGACATACGGGTCAGTGTCCTTCAGCCGGAAGAAGTCCTCTCGGCTAATCCATCGGCTTTCGTCGTTGTATTTGCCGTTCAGCGCGTCGATGAAGAGCGTGGGACACATCCAGTTAATATCGTTTATATGTATATGCTCATATTTATCCATGAGCAGTGCCGCATGGCTCACGGCACAGCCGCCGCAGAACAAATCTATGAGATGTTTTTTTCGTGGCAACAGCCGCACTATGCGCTCTGCCAGCTTGTTCTTGCTTCCCTTGTAAGGTAATCCGTATTTCATTCTTTTTTTTATGGTGTTGGTGTGTGTTTGTAGTTATGTATCATCAAGCGGCGGCATCGGGGCTAGTTAAACCACTTTACTATGGTTTCGCCTTTGTAGCCCTTCTCCCAAACGAACCATGCGTATGCCGCCGCACTGCTGCTTACGGAGCTGAAATCTCCGTTCATGGCGCATTTAAGCCGGGACGAGCTTACCCATACCCTAATGGGGGGGGGTAGTTTTGAACAGACGGCGGCGACTCTTCCCTTCAAGAAAGGTGAGTTTTAAGAACATCGCCACCTTTTTGTCCGCAGGAATGATGCTCAGTGCTTTTTCCACAAACTCTTGGGCGAATTTGTAGGGTGGGTTGGTTACGATGTTACCATCCCACGCTAAGTTGTCTATGGCGAGGAAATCTGCTACCGTGCCGTAGCCTCTGTCTATCAGGTCCCGGCTTTCCACTTCGTAGCCGTACGCTTTAAGTACCTCGCTTATGTGACCCTCGCCGCACGACGGTTCGAGTATTTTGCCTTCAAACCGCTCCAGGCGGCAGAGCCATTCGGTAGCCTTCGGTTCTGTGGCGTAGTAGTCGTCTTGCTCACGCTCACGGTCGGAGTGGTTGCTCGCCCCGAGTGTGGCGAAAACGGCGGTGCGTCCGCCCGTCCAGCATTTAGCCACGGTGCACCTCCTTTCCTTTTTGTCTGTTGCCGGAGTCGGCCGCGTGGCGCAGCTCGTCAAGCGTGGGATAGTCAGCGCACGGCATCAGAGGGTCTTCGTCGGTTATCATGAAGTGTATCTGAGTGTCACGATAACCCAATTCATGCAGCATGGCGTAAACCTCTTCCGTGCTGCGGTTCTTTGTTTCGTTGTTGGCATCGTATATAATGGAGACGGTGCCGTTGCTGTAGTCTAAGATTGATATGTACATGTGTATTCGTTTTATGTTATACTTATTGTTTTTTTTAAACAATGCCCATTGTTTGACTATAACTATGCCCATTGTTGTATGTAAACAATGCCCATTGTTTACATAAGGTTATGCCTATTACTTTGATAAGGTTATGCCTATTACCTTGGTAAGGTTATACCTATTACCTCATATTCCGTACTTTCTCAGATACTCCTCACATCTGAATCCCTTTCTCGGCGTGAAATCCTTAAAATCGGTAGTGCAGAAAATCATTCGCTTATTGCACCATTTTGCCATATCTTTCTGCCATTCGGGGATTGTGCGGTTTGGATTTGTCGGGTCGCGGTAAGGTTGAGCGTAAGCATAGACGGCTCTGCCTTCGTGACTCTTGCGAAAACTTTGCAGGCGTTCCCACCAATAATGCAGTCGATGGTAGCACTCCTTGAAATTGTTCTTGCCGCCAATCATCGTGTATAGGGAATACTCGCCACGAAATCCAGCAGCGTTGATGAGCTGCATGGCGCGTTCACATTCCGCTATCTGTGCCGTGGTATCGCAGCCGAAACGTATGCGCGAGTCTATCCATTTCACTTTGCCCAACAGTTCGGCATATTCGGGAGTAACCAACCGTGCGTCCATTGCCTGGTTGAAGTCGATATGCAGACCGAGGTCGATTATCTTCTGAAGCTGCTCCTTGGCATAGTCGCCCGCCGCAAGAATGTTGTTATCCATCAGCACAACATGCGTGCGCCCCTCGATGGCTATCTCTTCAATATCCATGTAGGGACGTATGTACCCTTCCTTCTTCGGAACGACACACCAGAAGCATTTGTTAGGGCATCCCTCGGTCAGTTTGCCTACGGCTTGATTTTTCGGTAGCCAAGGGTACATCGTGTAAAGAGGCTGTAGTTTGTCTATCTCGTCGGGCAGACGCTTGCAGATGTCGTAGCCCGTGCCGCCCTTCTCCAGCCGGTCGTAAGAAAACTGACTGAAGTCTATATCGGGCGAGAAATTAAACACCTTACTGGCATACAGTATGTCGTAATGATGTCTGTCGAACAGGTTGGCGGGTTGCGCCCACTCTACAGCATCGCCCTGCATGGCGTGCCAACGTGCAATCTTACCGAGGGCTACGTTGGGATATATCGTTGCGCCCCATTTCTTTTTGCCGTGTCGCCCGTCTACATCTAACAGTCCTATCCTCATACTCCGTCCTCCGCTCTTTCTTCGGCTTCGTCTTCTTCCGTCATGTATTCCACGTAGTCCGGCTCGTCCTCCGTGTCGGCGGCGGGAACTCCCAGCATCGATTCTTCTTCCATGTCTTGAAGGTCTTTCGTGGTGAGTCCGTACTTGCGCTTCATGCGCTCCTTCTCCTCATCGGTATAGTTCACGCGGTCGCGCTTCACTATGCTCACATCCTGCGTAATGGCAATGCGGCTCATGTCCGGCATTTCGTCCGTAGCGTCGCGCTGCTCGTCGAAATCCTTGTATACCTTAGCCAACGCCTCCATGCCCTTCGCCACGGCACGGTCGTTGTTCTGCTGTTTACCCGTGCGGATAAGCCACTCTGCCGAACCGAGGAACATAGCCTTGTGGCGCGGACTCTCGTCGGTCTGGAAGAAGCGTATCAGGTGGTTGCACACCAGCACGTCGTTGTTCAGCTCCGTTACGGTGCGCGGCATCACGTTTCCTTCCTTGTCAATGGTGATGCGCAGGGCGTGCACCATTTCCATAGCCTCGCGGTTTCCCTGTCCTGCCTGGCGGAAGAACAGCTCGTAGTCGCGTCGGGCTATGTTGCGGCACGTTACGCGCGGATCGATGTCGCGGTTCTGTAGCCATCTCTTGTAAAATTCGCTGCACATCTGCATACGGTATCGCTGCTCCGGCTTGGGGAAGGCGTGCTCTATGCCCGTCCCTAATGTGAGCCACTTGTCGATGCGTGCCAGCGTGTTTTCTGTTATTCCTGACATATATCATCTGTTTTTTGGTTCTTTGTTTCTTTTACGCCGAAGTTATGATAAAAGATTTTCTCCATACGGACATCCCTCCGTCCTCCGTATGTCCGTACCTCCCCGCGGACATTGCCTACATTTGCCTAAAACATAAAACAACATTCTTATCACTAACCAAAAAAAACACGAACAGAAATGCAGAATCCCTACAACCTCGCTCGCGCCATAGCCGCTCTACTGAGCCTTGCATGGTGCTACGTAGAACCGTCCATCAATTTTATCACGGTTTGTTTCTTTGCCCTTATCATCGACTGCTACACGGCTTGGAGGTGCAACCGCCGCATCTACGCCCGATACCGCGAAGCCATAAAGCGAAACCCCAAGTGCAGAATGGACGGTAAGTTGCGATCAAAGAAAATGGCGAAGATGGTGTGGACCTTTTCGGTACTGATAATGTGCATCTGCCTCGCTTCGGCACTCGACCGCGGCGTGCTAGGCTACATGGATACGCATCTGGCCAACCAGCTTACCGCGCTTTATTGCGGAGTGCAGTTTGTGAGCATCCTCGAAAACGAGAGCACATGCAACGGCAGCACATGGGCACGTGTATTACAGAAGATAGTGGCCGACAAGACCGAACGACACTTTAACATAAAGCTGAAAGAGCTTATGAAAGATGATGCCGAAGCCGCCGCCGCTACCGCCGAAGCCGCCACCCCCGACCCCGAAGAAGCGGACGGTAGCAAAGAGTAACGAACAAAAAAACATCAGACTATGGATATAAGCGACATCTTGGAACATTGGGCGAGCATTTACAAGCCCCTATCGCACCACCCCGACAGCGAGCGGATAGAAGACCGAAGTTTTTTCAACGTGCGGTACATAGACCTTGAGAACGTGTTCTCACGCAACGCCAACGTAATACACTCGCCCTGCCTGCTACAGAGCGTGGCGGTAACGGGCGAGGTGGTAGACGCAAAGAAGGCGGTGGTATCGCATCAGGTGTGGTTCCTGAGCAAACTTAAAGACACGCAGCAAACCTTGGGACGTTTTAGCGGCGCGCAGCTTAAACGCGCATCGAACGACCTCGTGGAGCACTGCGAGCAACTCGTGGCGTGGCTCGTAGAGATGCGCCGCACGGGAGTATGCCCCATCACGGGGCGCAGTTTCGCCAACGACCCCCGCCTCATGACGGAGCTGAAGAGCATAGACATCAGTTCATTCTCGTTCGGCGTGGTACCGGAGCTGTACAGCGGGCAGTGGCTCATAGCCGGACTCGACTGGAAATCCTTCCGTCCGCTCTACTCGTTTCAGTGCGGCATGAACGGCAAGTACATAGTGCCGGAGGATAACGGAAGTAAAGGGTAAAGAAGGAAAGGAGAGCTTCAGTCATGGGTAATTTCATTTCACCAATCCAGAATCCGTTCGCTCCGCTGTCAAGGGTCGCGCCTCTGTACCTTGACCAGACACTCATGGATCTTGAGGTAAACATGCAGGCCCAGCGCATCTATCCCACCGAGGTTTACAAAGGATATAACACCGTAAACAAGTACCGCCGTGAGCACGGCATGTGGTACAGTACGGGCGAGGGAGCGAAGTCGTTTACCGGACACATCTACCAAGCCGACGACGAGAACGGTCTGCTTACCGTAGGAATCCGTTTCAACGACTACCTGCGCTACGTAGACATCGGTGTAGGTCTTACCGGAGCGCCGTCCGACCCCGCCGCCCACATCAAGGCGAGCGATGTAGACCGCCAGCGCCCGGCACGCCATAACACCCGATACATAAGCAAGTGGGACCGACGGGCGGGTAAATCACACCGCCCCGCCATTATGCGAACCGTAAACCGTCTGCGCGAGCGATACCGCAACTATCTGGCCGACTTTTACGGCTATCAGGGAGGCGTGGAGATTATAGCCGCATTCGAGGGGATGGGAGAGCACGCGAAGTCTCAGCCGTAGCCGCCGCGAACGCGCGTTTACACAAACACACAAACACACAAACGCATAAATACACAAACCAACACATAAAACACAAACGCAGATATGGCAAACCTAAAAACAGAAGTCATACTCACCATGAACGGCAAGGCCGTGATAAACGTGCTTGAGCTGATGAAGCAGAAAGCCGCAGAAACGAAAGCCGAAATGGATCGCGTGGGAAAAGACTCGGAGCTGTACAAGCCGCTCAAAGAGCAGTACGACGCTTTCAGCAGCGCACACGAAAGCACCATCAAGAGTACCGAACGCCTTCAGCACGCCGTGCAGAACCTTTCTACCACATCGCTTCAAAACTTGCGCCGTGCGCTTGGTGCCGGGAAGCGAGACCTTCAGAAGCTGTCGGAAGCGCAGTTGGCCGAAGCTGACTCTATACGCGAAATGATGCGCATAGTAGGCAACCAGATTCGCCTGCTTGAAGGTCAGTACGTAAAGATACCCAAAGGATTGGCCGACCTTTCCTCTCAGTCCGATCAATGGCTAAGCAAAGCCATAGCCCAGCAGAAAGAGTTGCTCGAAGTTACACGCCGCGGCACTAAAGAATACATGGAGCAGGAAGGCGTAATGCGCCAGCTTACCGCCGAGAACGACCGCCGTACGGCAGCCGTGCGCGCCGAAGCCGCCGCCCGTCAGCAGGCGCAGTTCCGCACCCAGGTAGCCGAATCGCGCCGTATGCTGTCGTCCGAAGACTCCATGCGCGGTTACTCGCAGAATGAACTACGCTCGGCAATAAGCACTCTGGCGCAAGCCCGCGACGCTGCAAAGCTGGGCGGCGAAGAATGGAAGACTTTCGCGGCGGAAGTAGAAGAAGCGGAGAAACGTTTGACTTCTCTGTCCGGAAAAGTGAAAGAGGTAAAGGCGGCAATGTCGGCAGGCGAGGCAAACGCTGTGATAGCCAAAATGGACGAGCATACTGAAACCGAGATTCGAGAAGCCATTAACGCATTGCGTCAGCTTCAGAACCAAGTGAACGTGGGCGGCACAGAGTGGAGAGCTTATGCCAACGACATAGACGCGGCAGAAAGCCGTTTGGCCAAACTTACCGGAAGGGTAAAAGAGGTGAAAGCTGCCATGTCAAAACAGGAGGCCAACAACGTCATCTCCAATATGGGCGAACACACCGAAGCCGAGGTTCGCGAAGCCATATCCGCACTGCGCCAGCTTCAGAACCAAGTGAACATGGGCAGCAAGGAGTGGATGGCTTATTCGGCCGATATAGAAGCGGCGGAAAACCAATTAAGTACGCTTACCGGGCGTATCAAGAATGTCAAAACCGAGCTGAGTCAAGATACGGTAGAGTCGCGGATGGCAAATCTGGGCGCTCAGTCTGAAAACAGCCTTAAAGAAATGCTGTCTTACCTTGAAAAGATGAAAGGTTCGCTTACTCCGTATACCGACGAGTGGGAACGTCTGGCCCGACAGATAGACGAGGTAAAGCAGCGTATGGCCGATGTACAGTCATCGTCTCCATACATGCGTAACACTAACGCGGCTTTCGCAGTGGCATACAGAAACCAGTTAGAGTTTCAGAGTGGGGCTACTTACGATGTAACGCAAAGAGACCTGCAATGGGCGAAGGGACACTTGCAGAAAGAACTTTTAGATACCCCCATGCTCGATGCCCAGCGTATATCCGACATCCAGGCCGCCATCGACAAGATAGACGAGCGCATGAATATGTTCCGCACCGACACGAAAGAAGCCGCCACCGCCACGGTAAACCTGGAGCGTGTATTAGGCAACCTTAAAACCGCGTCGCTCGAAGAACTGGAAGCTGCTTCATCGTCTCTGAATAACCAGCTCAAAAAACTCGCGCCGTCGAGCGACGAAGCCAAGAAAATCAAGGAGCAACTCCGGGATATAGACAAGGAAATCCGTCAGGTGGGAGCTGACATGGTAGACGTGAACGACGTGCTGGCACGCAGCAAGCGCGGCAAAGCGTCGATAGACGAGCTGCGCAAAGCGTACAAGCAACTTGAGGAGGAACTGAATGAACTGAACACCAAAAGCACTCAGTTCGCCGAAAAGCAACGGCGGATGAAGGAGCTTAAAAAATACATAGACGATGCTACCGGAGCGGTGCAGAAGCAAGGCGACGCATGGAGTACCGCACTGAGAAACCTCACGGCATACGTGGGACTGTTTGCGGTGTTTAATCAGCTGAAGTCGATGCTTACGGGAATCATACAGAAGAACTTCGAAATGTCGGACTCTCTGGCAGACATCCGTAAAGTTTCGGGCTTGCTATCTGAGGAAATAGAAACCATGACATCCAATCTGGCGAAAATTGACACCCGTACTTCGTTGGATTCACTAAACCGTATCGCGTACGCGGGGGCTAAGCTTGGAATTGGCGAGTATGGAGCCGCGGGACTTGAGTCTTTCGTCCGTGCCAGCAACCAGGTGAACGTGGCATTAAAGGAAGATCTTGGAGACGAAGCTCTGACCGCTCTCGCTAAGATTACCGAAGTGATGGGACTTATCCCAAAGATGGGTGTGGAGCAGTCAATGCTTAAAACCGGTAGCGCCATCTTCAAGTTAGCCAGCACCACCACCGCCACATCGGGGAAGATTATCGACTTCAGTAACCGACTTCTGGCAATGGGTAAGGTGGGGGCACTGTCCACCTCCGACATCCTGGCGCTCGGTGCGGCCGTAGATGCTATGGCCATGGAGCCAGAAGTGGCGAGTACCGCCTTTAGTAAGATGATTGCTGAGATGAGAAAAGGTACCGCGTCTATCGAGAAAGACCTTGGTCTAACCGAAGGATATTTAAAGAATCTGCTTAATACGAGTAGGGGTATGGAGGCTATTCAAACCATATTTCACAAGATGCACGAAACCGGTAACGTGTTTGCGCTCGATGGGCTTTTTAAAGACCTCGGTTCCGCCGACGGTGCACGTCTTATCAAGGTAATGGTCACTATGGCCGACAAGGTAGACATGCTCGACAAAATGGTAAGAACATCTAACGCCGCATTTGTTGAAGGAACGGCAGTTACTCAGGAATACAATATCCAGCAAGAGACCGCACAGGGTATACTCGAAAGAGCCAACTCGATGTTTTCCAAAGCGTTTGTAAACCCCGACGGTGTCAATGCCGTGAAATCTCTGGCGGTAGCGTGGTACGATTTCTCAAGAGCCTTAACAACTTCGGCTTCGGCTCAGGCATCGTTCCTTACTACGGTCAAGATATTGATAGCCTCGTGCGAGACTCTTATATATCTGCTGCCCGAGATAATAGGCTTCCTTGTAGGCCGCAGTATAGCCGCAGCTATAGTTAATGTAAAACGCATGGTTGTCGCTGTACATGCGTGGGTAACAGCGCAGAAAGCTCTTAACGCTACTATGGCGGCAAACGTGTTCGGCATGATAGCATCGGCGCTTGCGCTGGTATATACGCAGCTGCGTAAAAACTCGGAAGCCGCAAAGCAGGCAGCCGACTCGATGGACCGCTTTACCAAGTCGCTCTCTGAAGCCGAAAGCGACGTGGGTAAAGCCCTGCTTGAACTTGACGGCTATAAGGATGTGATAGAAAATACAAAGAAAGGAACGAACGAGCACCGTGTTGCCATAGAGAACTTTAACAAGAAGTACGGTTCGTACCTCTCTAAACTATTGACGGAAAAATCTACTGCCGAAGATATGGCAAAGGCGTATAACGAGGTAGCGTCGGCCATAGAACGCAAGGTCATGGCGCAGGCCAAGGAGAAAGACATCGAGCAGCACGTTGCCCCTAAAGCCGGACGTGAGGCCCAGCGTCTTTATGAGTACGACCAGATGGCGCTTAAAAACGGCATTCCGCAGCGCAACGGCGAATGGCTGCGTGCGTTCGTGAACGACCGTGTGCATAAAAAGTCGCTCGAAACCACTATCGAAGAACTTATATTGAACAGCGGCGTTGGCCAGGACAAGAATGAAGCTTTTCGTGAAGGTCTGTTTGAAGCCCTGAGAAACACCAATGGTACGCCAGCCCAGTTTTACGATGTAGCATACCTTAAAAAACGTGATACCGGAGGTGAGTATATAGAACATACTATGGGTAAGTTCTCGAATAAGGAAAAGCAGGTAGCTATGGGCGTAGCCTACATCCGGCAGCGTTTCGCCCGTGAAAAGTCAATGGACGAGGTAAAGAAGAAGTTCAAGTACTATCCTGATACATTGTCAAAGGAAGACGTGGAACCCGTTACTGTAGGCGATAGCAAGGAATATAAGAGTGCGGCCGAAATAGCCAAGACACGAGCCAATGCCGTCATAGCTAACATCAAGGCGTTTTACGAAGAACAGATGCGCAAGTACCTGGTGTGGGTTACAGAGGTGAACGCCGATGGCGAGAAACTGAGCGAGGGACA